GGGACATGCCCCTATGATAAGGGATAAGTTAGAATCTGTCAACCGATGCGCGAAGAAATATTTGAGATTATATTATCGGGCGCACCATCCAGGCCGGCGACTACTATCCGGCGAGCGAAGCGAGCCGGTGGACGGACTCAGGCCGGCGCTGCGCGCCGGCCTGATAGTAGCCCCCATAAACAGCCTAGCCCCGAACGAATCGGGGCAGGGAGCGAATCCTTTTCGGCTGTTACGAGCACCACCTCGTTAGATCATGTCCCTCCGGGGCGCGATGAGAACGCCGTAGGCGATGTTGTGGATCATCTCGTACACCTCGCGCTTCGACTTGAACCCGCCGATGCCCACGACTCCGGCTTCGCAGTTGCGTTGCAGTTGCCATCCGCCGTAGGCTCCCTGGAGGCAGAAGGAGCCCTTCTCGCCCGGCTTCACGCCGAGGTGGAGGTTGAGGCAGGCGAGGGCTTCGTTGACTTGCTTGATGGTGGTGCGCTTCATGGTTGTATTGTACCGTAGGTGGTGCGTGTTGTCAAGCGACCCGGAAAGATTTAGTGGTTGATTTCCGGGGGCGCGGAGGGGATGAACGCTTCGTGGATGCTGTCCACGCGGAAGGATCGCAGCCCGCCCGCCGAGTGGTCGAAGTACAGGATGGATGCGGGGTAGGCGTTGTCCGTGGCGAGGTTCTCGATATCATCGTCCGTGCCAAAGGCCTTGACGATGGAGGGGTTGCGCGTGGCCATGCGCGTGGCGATCACGCCATCGGTCTTCCGGTACTGGAGGCAGACCCAGCCCGCGTTGAGCGCGGTGTACAGCATGGCCCGGTTGTCGGCGTAGCGCGGGTGCGAGGCGTTGAAGACGAGGGGGAGGACGATGGGGCGGGTGTCGATGGTGCTCATGCACCCATTGTAACCTATGGCCGGTGGTTTGTCAAGCGACCTGCAGAAAGAAATATTTCTTTCCGAATGGGTTGACAGGACAGCAGGTAGGCCGTATCATGGGGGCATGAGCACCCCTACCGACAACCACGAGCACGAACACTTCCCCTGCGACTGCCACCGCCCCGAGTACGCCTACACGGACAGCCTCTGCCCGATGTGCGAGGAGGAGCGCGAGCGGGAGCGCGAGAAGCGCATGGAGCAGGAGAGGCGCTGCGATGAGGCGGATCAGCAGGCGTTCGCGGATGCCTGCGGGAGCATGACGCAGGATGACTGGGATGCAGACAACGACTGGCTAGCGAGCGCGGGATGGGGCGAGATGTAAGCCCACCGCCTACCACCCAGCCCCATGCCGGCCCCGTAGGGGCCGGCATGGTCATTCGAAGAAATATAATGGGAAATGGTTGACAAACTTCCCACCTGCCCTTATCATAGGGGCATGAGCACCACCTGCAACAACGATGAAACCCCCCGCCCCGAGCCCGTGTGCCCCCGCTGCGGCTGCAGCGATGACGCGCCCAACAGCCACGACCTCTGCGAAACTTGCGTGGAGGAAATGGATGCCGGGTACGAGGCCGATGACGAATGGGCCCCGGAGGACCCCGGCATCGATGGGGACCACCCCACCGGGTACGAGGCCGATGACGAACGCCCCTACGGGTGGGATGTGCCCGAGGAGGAATACCCGGACTGGTAACCCCAGTCCTCCCAGCCCTCCGATGGCCGGCGCGAAGCGCCGGCCATCGTTGTTATTTGAAATAACAAATTTAATTGGTAGACGAGTGTCCGAGTAGTGATTTGGGTCCCATATGACGGCGCGTTATCGGACGCGCTAGCCCCACCCCCCTTCAATTTTCTCAAATTTTCTCAAATATTCTTGATGGTCTAAAAATTTTTTGGCCACCCCCATACCCCCAAACCTCAAAATACATGATATGCCAAAAAAAATTTTGGGCCCCCGAAGAGGCCCAAAAAGTTCATTTAAAAATTTTATATCTTTTTATTGGCTTATCTGTCTCTCTTCTTATTTTTTGCCAATGCGATTGCTAGATTTTTCTTTTTTGCCTTCTTGCCTCTTCCTGGTTCTGAACCACCTTTTCTTCGTCGGTCTGATCGCTCTTGGAATATCTCATCGCTTCCAACCTGCAATGCCGGTCCTTTGCCCACCATTGAAGCGTAGATTGGATTGTCTTGTACGGTTGGTCTGCCCGAGTTTGATACGATTTCCCGTGTAAGGTATTCTTGGTCACTCCCTACGTTTCGGATGGCTCCCATGCCGGGATATACGGAAAATCGTGCTGTTTTTCTGGCACCCTTGCCGAGAGGATTTCCTTGTTTGGTGACTTCTGTTCCGATAATGCGGGGGACGGGTTCGCCTGTGTAAGGATCCACGTCATCCACATCGAGGTGAACTATGCTCTTCTTCCTGTACTCCAAGAGTTGTTCTAGTTGGTTGACTTGTTCTTGAAGTTGTTCGCAAAGATTTTTGTAGTAATTTGTTAAGTAGTCCATTGAAATATTTATAAAAAAAAACCGAGATGTTTTTGGATCTCGGTTTTTTGTTTTTAGCGAATTGGTGCCGAACCTCTGCCAGGAATTGTTCCTCCACCCTTTCTTGGTGTTGGGGGTACTCCGCTGTCTCTTGGTTGAGGTGGTATTGGATTGTCTTTTTTCCATTTTGGATCCTGTTTTTGCCACCATTTAAAGTAATTATACCATTCTTTTTGATATTCTGGATCTTGGCTTCCTTTTGGATATCCTCTTGGATCCGGTTTATCAGGTTGTTGTGGGGCCGGTTGTTGTGGGGCCGGTTGTTGTGGAGGGGGTTGTTGTGGAGGGGGTTGGGGAGCTGGTGGTTGTGGCGCTGGGGGTTGTGGGGCTGGGGGTTGGGGGGGTATTTGTCCACCTCCTCCAAATCCTCCTCCAAATCCATTATTACCGACAGCATCAAATCTAGTCGGTTCATTTGGCTCTTGATCAACTCGGCTTCTGGTTGCTCCACTACGTTGCATATCACCACCATATTCAAATCTATCAGAGGGCTCTTGATCAACTCGGGTTCTGGTTCCTCCACTACGTTGCATATCACCACCATATTCAAATCTTCTATTCTTAGAATATCTGTTAAAGGCAGAGTTTAGGTCGAACGGTATGTCTTCATTTAACATTAATGATTTTTTATAAATTGCAGATTCTAAAATATTAATTTTGACCTGTAATTGTTCTGATAAATTTTTGTAATAATTTGTCAAGTAGTCCATGAATTTATTTAGATAAATATGTAAAAGGAAATTTTATGCTAACAAAAATTAAAAATTTCGTAAAGAAGGTTACTGTGCTTGAATGGGTAGTCCTCGGAATCGCCATATTGGCTCTCTGGCTTGCCGTTGCCCCAAAGCACGCTCCAGCACACAAAGGTCCTCACGGTGGCAATAAGGCCGTGGAAAAGGCCGTTGAAGTGGAAGCCGAGAAGAAGTAAGTTAAAAAATTTAACAAAAAAAAATTTGAGTCCTTTTGGGGCTCAAATTTTTTATTTAGTCTCCGGTGTAGTGTCCGAATGGTGCATTAGGATTTCTTGGTCTTCCTTTTGAATCTCTTCGACCCATTATGATGTCTGCTCTGAGGTTCTCATCTTCCACGAATTGATTGTGTTCTGGGCGTGCATTCAATTCTTTTCTAGTGAGGTCTCTGAGAACGACCAATCCCCTGGCTTGATCTTTTAGGTCCTGTGGATCGACATAGGATTGGCTGAATTGCTTCATTGCATTTTGGCGGGCTGCGCTGCTAAATTTGTATGAGGAAAGTGGACGACCTCTGTAATTGGTTCCGGAGATATGGGCTTTCAGGGCATCGGATTTTCTTGTAGACATTTCTCTATACAAATCTTCGATTGCTCTGTTCTGTCTACTTAGATTGCGGTCAATCCTAGCATATTCACGGTTCGGGTATCGTCCACCAAAACTGTCAACACGCAAATCTCCTTCTTGGTCATCTCTCATGGTTGCTGTGTTTGGTGGCGGATCTCCAGCATCATTGTATGCTGTGGTCAGTGGAATGAAATTTGGACGACCCATTTCATTCAAGGTAATTTGTTTTTCAAGAATCAACTTTGCGTTGTGCTGTAGATTATTTGTAAAATTTAAATTATCCGTTGAAAATCTCATTTTAGTTTTTCTTTCTGTGCTTCCTGGTTTTTAGAAACGAAATTGCCTGACGTAGGTCGGAGACATCTGCAACTCCCTCATTCTCAAATTCTGTTCCAAATACTTTTGCATATTTTTTCTGTGATCTTCGAATGTCAGCGTCAAGAGCTCTGATCTTGGGACTTCCTGGAACCTTTGGTCCAGAACGCTTTATGTCTCCAACGACGCGTTTGAATGATTTAACTTGTTGAGGATTGATTCCATGAGACTGTGGAGATTCAATTGCCTTTTCAAGAGCGATCAAGTCATCCATCCGCAGCATCCCTGCTTTCTGGCCTCTTAATTTTCTTCTTTCATCTGGATCATGTATCTCAGCTTCAACTAATGCGTTAAATAAAATATCATCTAATTGGGCTTCTTGAATTTGCCTTACTGCATCATGGTAATTGTTTGAAAGATTTAAATGATCTTTAAATGGATTGTAATTTTTCATTTTATAATGTGTAGGTTGTTGAGTAACGTCCGAGGGTATTTTTTGAAGTTGGTCCAGAAATTATTCTTGTATTAAAATCAGTAGAATCTGGTTCCCAATAATTTGGAAGATTTATTCCAGCAATTCCCCTTTCACGCAATTTTTTAATTTCATCGGGAGTTAGCACACCAGAAGTAGGAGACATGCCAGCAGCAATTCTAACTTTTCCGGAAAAAGTTCTACCCGATCTTTCTGCGGCTCTCATTTCTTTTCTTTTTTCTGTCTCTGCGGCAATGGCATCCAGTTCTTCTCTAGTTCGCATTCTGGAACTTCTTTCTTTTGGGGAACTGAAACCTCTAATAAAATCCGAATGAGTAACTCTACTGCCCCCTACATACGGACCACGTGAATCACCTATTCTTGTTCCAGGAATAATTTTGGCTTCCAAAATTTGTTTAGCCGCATCATATAAATTTGGAGAAAGATTTAAGTGATCGTTGAAAGGGTTGCAGTTATTCATTTTTAGAACCTATATGTTTGTGAATATTTTCCAAGAGTGCCGGATGTACCCATACTACCAAGATTTTTTTCACTTGCAGATAATATTCTTCTTCTAGAAGAATAATTATAATCATCAGCGGGATTCCATGTATCTGGAAGATCTATCTGTGGTATATTCTTTAATTCATCATTTCTTTTTTTGTCTTCTACATAATCACTAAAATCACGAGGTTTACCATAGTTAAAACCAAATGGAAAGCCAGGAGTGCCTGGTGGTACTTGTGTATTTCTTTTTTTATTTCTAGTTCTTGGATCTAATCTAGAGTCACCTGGGCGATATGGTCTTTTTCGTTTAGGAGGATCAGGAGGTCCTCCACCAAATCCACCTCCACCTTCCAATAAAGAATAAATTCTTTTTTCAAGGTCTTCGCATAGCTTTTTATAATAAAGAGCAGTATAATCCATAAAATTATTTATTATTTTTTAATTCCTGGATTTTATCAAACAATTTTTCTTTTTCAGCATCAACAGAAACCGTCAAATTTATTAAATTTAGTTTTTCAATATCGTACTCCTCAATTTTCTTTTTTCTTATCAAAGAATCTTTTGGAATATTTGGATCATAATTGCTGAATCCAGGCATCTTTAATGGACAAGTGAGGTAAGGATAATCTAATTTGGCATAGACTCCCTCTTCTCTCATTAACCATGTATGCGAGTGATCACCACAACCACATCTACCACAATAGTAAAAACTTGATTTTTCACTAGCCTTTAAATTTTGACATGGTCTGATTTCATCATTTCCATAACAAGAAATATATCGTAATTTTTTTGTTTCTGGATCTGTTTTTTTATTTGAAGTTCCACGGGAGGCTATTGCCATAGCCAACAACATCATTTTTTTTATCATGGTGTTTGATATAAAGCTATAGTTCCAGCAGGATAAACGTATTGTTCCAAGAATGGTTTATATTTACTTGGAACATTTGCCCTTACTATAAAAAATCCTGCTGAACTTGTATCTATTATAACATCATCTTGAGGTAAGTTGAGCAATGTGGTTAAAAGATATTTTATTGCTTTTGGTGAACCTTTTAAGTTAAAATAATTTGCATCAGCCTGTATTGCAAATTTTTTTATGTTGTCTAGTAAATCACGATTATCCGATGTGGATGAAAAATCGGCACCAGGAAAATATACATCTGCCAGACATTCTAAGAGAGAATTGTTTATTCTCTGTGGATCGTGAATTGTTTCCCACTCAATGTACGCACCATATCCATGCTCAACGCTAAAAAGCCATCTTAAATAAGATTTTACTATTTGTACTATTGTAACATTATCTGGATCATTTTCTGATTCTCTTATTATCCAATTAGGAAACAATGATTGTATTGTTAGATCGTCACCCTTCCAATATTCTCCCTGAATTGCATAAAAATCAGATCCATATGTGCTCTTTGCTATATTAACAAATTCATTAATCTTTCTCTCTAAGCTAACCGGAATGTGATTGAATAATAATATCATTGTGTATATACCAAATTTATTCCCGCAACTGCTCTGTCTGAAAGATATGAAATAAGGGCTGTTGAATTTTCAGATGAAAGGCCATCAACGTAAATATTTACGGTGCAGGGTGCTACAGTTGAATTTGCGACAGTTATGTCACTTGACTGTGTTATTCCGCCAATGTTGGAATTTAAAATTGCTTTTTCGTAGTCATCTAATGTGACACATCTGTGTTGTGCAGTTGCAGCAAATTGAACTTTTGCCTTTGCTGTTTCTGGAACTAGATAATCGTAACCCCCATCCGGAGTATCAGATGTCAAGAAAGTTATTCCAGTTATTGGAGAGACAGATCCCTGGTTTCCTTTTGCTCCATTTGATATGACTGCTTTGCAATAAACTGTATACGCGGTTGTTATTGAAAATGATTCTGGTAGATTTGTTGTTACCAAATATCCATTTGAAGTATTCAGAACTGTAAAATAATATTGCCCAGATGAATTTTCAGTGCTTGATTTGTCAACCTTTGTCCATTTTGTTTCTGTTCCGGAATTATCTACCATATAAAAACTTATGGTATCTGGATCTACTGTTAGAGGTAATATAATTGAATTGGAAGTATAATCCCAATTTGTATACTGTCCTATGGCTGTCCCGCAGTATAAGGTTATGGTCTGCGCAGAACTGGCTGGAACACTTTCTGTGTTAAAAAATAATATGGAACTTCCATCGGTAGCAGTTCCATTAAACGGGGTGTAGTCTGACAATGCGGTTCCAGAAGTTTGAACATTTACTGTTGTGCTAGCTGATTTTTTTACCTCCAGCAATACCGAAGCATTTGAAGCAGCTCCAACTATTGAAGGCAACAAAGATGCAGTTGATAAAAATGATTCTTTGTATCCAAATTGTGAGTATATTCCATTGTATGCGGTTGCTGTAGCTAAAATGTCAACTAACATGCTAGCAGCACTGGCATTATTGTCAAAATCGATATCCGAAAGAGTTGGTTCACTTTTCAAAAAGTTTTTTATTGATGTTACTATTGATGTGTAATCCAAAGAAGCCACATTTAAATTTTTAAATTGAAGAGTCATTGAAAGTTTACCTCTATTGTGCAAGCTGCAGCTTGTTGATCTGTATTATCTAGCAAAGAAAATAAAACATTTAATATTACTTTAGTTTCATTTGAGTATGCCACTGTAACTTTTACATTTGTTATTTCTTTTATTCCAGATTTTATGTAATTTTCCAAATTTGTTTCTAACAGTTTTTTATTGGAAGATGGGTTGAATATAAAAGAATAATAATCGGAACCCAAATTCATTGCTGATGGGATTTCTCCCTTTTGCAATTTACATATATTTTCTATTTTTTGCACATATGAATTATATTCGGAAACAACAGCAAGATCTTTTGTAGCTGTAGTAGTAGAAACTTTATTTCCGAGTATATTGAAATCTAGGGTTGGCATTACAAATATTTATACACATCAGGTAGCATGCGATGTGGCTGGACCACCCTCATATTCATCTTGCGATGTAGTTTGTTTTGGAAATATGTCAGTAACAACCAATGATGTTTCATGTGCACCGGTATTCAAATAAGTGTTTTTTGTTGAAACAACATAATATTTTTTAGATATCATCGAAGGAATTTGATTGATAGGATAACCGCTTATATTGTCTGCTTTTATTGTAATTATATCACCAGGTCTTATTGACGTATCCCCGGCTATGGTAATACTTATTTTCGAACCATATTTTACCGAATCTAAAAATTCTCTTCTCTTTGGTGGTGTTGCTTTTGGTGTGTTCCAAAAGGTAGCTACATTTAATCTAAATTTTAAATAATTTATAAAATTGTCACCAACATCCGGACAAGTACAACTAAAAGGTGATTCCGGGCTTCCCCAAAGACAGCCTAACCAGCTTTCACCAAGAGTTGCTTCTATTTTCTCACATTCTACGGAATCTTGTCCAGTCAGTGTGCTTAATATATTTGGAATTGGCGGCGATGGAACACTTGGACCTGAAAACGCTGTTGCCGGGTCAACGCCCAGTACACTGCCTATGAATGAAATATTTGGGAATCTTTCATAGCATTCACTTAAACTAATTGGAGCACTTGTTATGCCTCTTGTTATTTGTGCATTGGCGCAAGAGTATGAATCTCTTGAAGATACTGTATTTGTTGCATTAAAAGTTTTTGTAGCGCCTATTGTTTTATAATGTCCGGGGGTAGCCATAGTTTACTCCATTATGCACAGGGCCCGTCTACGACGTTTTCTGCACTGAACGAATACAAATATTTTCCTTCAAAGTTATTTAATATTGCAGTATCCGTGACTCCAGCATCTGTCAAAATTTTTATCATTGATGTTTTGTACATTCTCACTACATGTCTGGTTTCATTTGTGTTTGTGTATGGAGAAGGATTCGTAGAATTTCCATAAATTCCAATTGGACGGTATTTAAGGCTACTTAATGGACCAGATGCGCCAAGATCTTCGCTGTACCAACCGGGTCCATAGTATGCCGTATTAACACCAAATGGTGGGCTCATATTAAATCTTTCATTTAAATTTATAGCCCAAGTTGTTATATCACTACTATCACTTCCCTCTGTTTCACTTACTTCCCATTCCTCAAGAGCTCTTATCGCTGGGTTTGGGGTTGAAGGTGTTTGCCATGTTGTCGGATTGTATGTTATCTTTTTCCAAGAATAAAGATATTTCATGGCTTCATTGGATTTTCCATTTGTTGCGTATGGAGAAACCTCTGGCTTGTATCCAGTGATAACAGCAAAAAATGATTCTTGTTCTTCCTCTTGAACACAACATAATACGTATTTTACAAAATTTTGTTTTTCTATATCTCTTATAAAATTTAATTTGTCACTATCTCCATCGTATTGATCATATACCTCCCAGCGTATATTAATAACTTTTTGAAGATTTGATTTAGTCTCACTTAAATCTGTGGCTCCGGGTATGGTTGTTATTGGTTCCGGTGTTTCACCACTAGCTTGATTAAATTCATATGGATCTACTGGAGTAAAATCAAACATGTTATGCCACATTTCAGTATTATCAACGTATGGATAATGATTGTAGCTTCCCATAAAATTTGTAGCTACATACTGATCTGCTTGGCCTGGTTCCTGGCTAATTAAAGCCACTCTGGAAGAATTGTCTACAGAACCCAAATTATCATAATATCCCCAGTGATTTTTATCTATAAGTTCATCTGCACCGGGAGGAACTTTGTCTTCCACTCCCTCAGAATTTATTATTTCAATATCATATTTTTGTCCATCGTCTTGAAACTGGTATGCAAGTTCATAATATGGATATTGTATATTTATGGTATCATTTAAAACTTTTGGTGTTTTTCTTATGTAAAAATATTTTTTTGATATAAACTGATCTGCAGGGGATGTAGTTAATAAGTATATTTTTTTGTATGGTTTTTCATCATTACTTAAAAGCTGAAATGGTGTATCACTGTTATATACGGAATAATAATATCCACGATCATTCATTTTTTGTATTGCATGCAGATCATCATCTAGATTTTCATAAAAATATTTAAAATTAATTACATTGTCAAATTCTGTCCAAAACATATATCTTGGCTCTTGTGTAACATAATTGCATGCTAGAGTAGAGAGATAATACATGTACTGTAAATAATTGTCACTCGGACTTTCATTTCTGTAGTCCATCGGATTCAAAGGTCTATATAAAATATAATTTGAAGTGTAATCATTAAAATTTAATGTTGGTGCTTTTGCGTATTCGTAATCGTTTGTAACGGAATCTTGTAAATAATTGTAAACAAAATCACTGTTAAAATTATGAGTCTTATAAACTTTTGGTTTATTTGTATTCATTATTTGCAACAGTGAGTGCTGTTGAGAATGCTTGTACATCTCATTGCTAAAATTAATTGTTACAAAATTTTCTTCAGTTTCTGATGCAGCGTTGTTTAAATATGATGTTCCGGTTATAGTAAAAGTAGATTTGCTGTTATCTAAAAAAGTTAATTCAATATAGTCTATATCATAATTTTTGATATAAGTCATTATATCCGAAGTATCTCTTACTGTTAGTGCACCGTTTGGCAATAAATCAAAAATACTTTCTAAAAATTCTATTCTTTCAAATTGACAAAATCCATTTTTTTTATCTATTATTGATAATTTAAAATTTGGATCTGTTGTTGTTTTAAGAATGATATCTACTATATTAGAAGATACTGGATTATCTTGTATTCTATTTGGAGCTGGCATAATTAAGATTCGTAATCTTGTTCAATCAAGTTGAATGATTTGTATCCAACCGAATATGGACTAAAAGCTTTTATAGTTATACTACTTAATTCAGCCGAATCCATGTAAGAAACTTCAGCTGAAGTTATTCCTGTTGGTTCATAAGGAGAAGAGCCCTTTGCCAAAATTGGCAGTTCAGAATCCAATAACAAATATGTCGTATCTATTGTGTTTTGTTTGTACGATGATTCTTTTGTAATTGTGTCTTGTGCTTTTACTTCTGTTAAATTTATCCCATAAGGAGTAGCAGATATATCAGTTTCATAATAGTTGGTCGCCCCCTTCGCTATTATTTGTATATCTGATCCGGAAATTAAAGTCAATCCTTGAAGTTCTTTTAAATAAGTTCTCCTAGAGAAGCTATTGTATTCCTTTGAAAGTGCAAACCCACCAGTTAAGCTAAAATTTCCAACATAACTAAATTGCCATGGAGACCCAGCTGTTCCAGTAAATGGTGTAACTAAAGAACCTTTCGGGGCATACATGTCATATGAGCCGTTTGATCCCCATATTGTTGTTGTTGTTTCAAAATCTAAAATTTCTGCAGAAGTTGATTGTTTTGTTAAAGTAAATGGATTTATTGTTTTATTTGCTAATAAAAATAACCAAATAGAATTTGCATCTTTGTATAAGGAATAACCAGCTTCAACTAGAGTTTGAGATTTATCTACATCTAAATTTTGAGTTTGAATATTAGATTCACTTATTTCGTAATAACTTGTAAAATCCACAAGAGTAAACGAACCCAATGTGGTTTCATAACTTCTTTTTGGTAGTGAGTTAGAATAATTCATTATGGTCTAAAAGTTCCAAAGTATTTAGTTGATATTTCAGATTTTGAAAGAACCGCATTTGTGGGAGGATCATAAGTTCCAGTTTCAAATTCAGCAAAAGACAATGCCATCATTGTTATGTTAGAATTTCCATTTGGCAAATATCTTACTATTGGATCAGTCTTATCATTTTTCTTTACATATATGCTTGCCAAAACACATGGTAAAGGTTCTCCCAGCCAATTTGCTGTTAGATTTGAGGATGATAAAGATGATGAATTATTGTAACCACCGGTGACTGTCATTGCCCATATATTTTGAGGATAGGTTCTTTCTGGCAATCCTGTAGCTACTGACGGATATGAAGCTTTTCTAAAAGTTCCAACTATGTTCTCAACTTGAATACTTTCTGCTTCATTTTTTGGAACAAATATGTATTCAAAATAGTATTTTTTGCGAGCTTCGGATATTAAAGTAGCTTCAGTTACGTTGGAAAATCTTCTATAGGTAGATGTGGAATACATATATTCATCCTGAAATGCACCCCCCTGTAATAATCTATTCCACAGAGTATCAAAATTTTTAATTCCACCGCTATTGGCCAAACCAGCTTCCGATAAAACCGGTCCCACTGGATTGGTTCCTTCACCATATTCATGTTCAACTGTATAACTTGGCTCTTTTGGCATCGGTAAACTTATAGTGGCAAAATTTCTATTTATAATGCCATACCGTGTCCGATCTTCATTTATCAATGAATATTCAGCAGCGTAAAAATTTAACCATAGAGGTTGTTCTATAGCATAATTTCCTAAAGGATATTGATAATATAAAGCCATTACAAATATTTATCTTTTTTCATAAATATTTTTATGGCATACAAAACTACATTCAAACCAAAAAATGTAAAAAAGTATGTAGGTGATGTGTCAAAAATCAAATGTCGTTCTTTATGGGAACGAAATATATGCAAGTTTTGCGATGAACACGATAACGTAATTAAATGGTCTTTTGAGGAAATAGTTGTACCATACATGAGCCCCATAGACCAAAAAATTCACAATTATTTTCCAGATTTTTTGATTCAATTTAACGATAAAAATCAAATAAAATCTTGGATGGTTGAGGTAAAACCCAAAAAACAAACATATTTAAAAGAGGATGCTTCAAAAAAAGAAAAGATAACCTGGCTGATAAACAGCGCAAAATGGAAAGCAGCCGAGGCTTACTGCAAGAAGAACAACATGGAATTCAAAATAATAACGGAAAAAGAGATATTCAATAATGGCTAATCAAAATTCAATACAAACAATTAAAAATTATTTTGAAAGACACAATGGTTTGCAGTTGGCTAATAGATTCCAGGTTAACTTTTCTGGATTGCCTCTTGGAATTTGGAGAGGTCCAATAGAAATACAAGCTCAACAAATTGAGCTCCCACCCAGATCTATAAGTACTGTTCAAGATGGTTTAATAGGTTTCGGAAATGGTAGATTTGTTCCAAGAAGTCAGAATATATTGCCTGGACCGGGTGTAATAATAGCTTTTCCAATAACGAATGATAATTATCTTTTAGAATTTTTTAATAATTGGTTTAATTACATTTATACAGGTCCAAGATCAAATAACAATTATACAAATCCATTCGTAGTTCAGTACTATGATAATTCGGTATTCAATAGTACAATGTATCTTGATTATTTGGATCCAAACGGTGAAGTAAATAGCACCATGACTTTTTATGAAGTGTTCCCTGCGGAAATACAACCAATCAGATTGAGTATGACAACTCCAGATAGCTATGTTAGTTTAGTTGTTACTTTTGGTTTTAGAGATTTTGTACATAATTTTAATTAAGGTTTAATATGAATGAAATAAATGATTTAATTTTAAATTTACTTCCAGAGTATGAATGTTTACTTCCATTTTCAAACAAGAATGTGGTTTTTACCCCATTTAAAGTTAAAGATGCTAAAAATATAGCAATATTATTGGAAGAAAAAAATAAAAATTCTATAAAAAATATTTTTGTCCAAATTTTAAAAAATAATGTAAAAAATATTGATGTTATGGATTTGTGTTTAGCTGATGCTGAATATCTTTTTCTTCAAATACGAAGCAAAAGCGTTGATGAGCAATTAAATGTTAAAGTAAACGACATTCCCCAAAAGATAAACATCTCATCGATAAAAGGAAGAAATTCCTTAATAGATGAAGAAATAAAAATTTTTGATAATGTTTCTTTGCGCTTAAAAACTCCTTTACTTAAAGATTTATTAAATACGGATTTGGATGATGATAATGCCATCATACTTAAATCAATAAAATCAATAACAATTAAAAATCAAATTTATGATATTTCAAAATATCTATCATCTGAAGCAAAAGAAGTTTTAGATAATATGTCACTGAAAACTTTAAACTTAATAAAATCACATCTTTCGAAGCAGCCTGAATTGTATGCTCTTATAGAGCATGAAGGAAAAGAAAGAGAGGTATCAGGCTTTCTAACTTTTTTTATCTTTCGGTGAGTTTTTTTGATTTAAAGGATTATTATGTCACAAATTTTAATTTGATAAACAATTATAAATGGACTTTATTTGATTTGGAAAATATGTTGTTCTGGGAAAGAGAAATTTACATAAATCTTTTAGCAGACCATAATGAAAAGTTGATGAGATCTAAAAATTTTAAGCAAATAAAATAAAATGGAAAATAAAAAAGAAAAAGAATTTCAAGAAGTTCCCGATTCAATATCTTTGGATATAAATGCGGAAAAAACTACTTTCAATACTTTAATTCAGCCACCCGAAATGGGTTCTGAAGAAGATGAAGTATATGTTGAAACAGATCAAGAATCCACATCACAGCTTACAGAATTACCTTCGATAGAATCTGAAACTTTTAAAACACCTGAAATGGCCAGTGCAGATATAAATCCACCACAAAGTGCAGATTTAGTAAAAGAAGAATTTGATATATTTAAAAATAAATTTGAAAATTCTGTATTACCATTTATTTCTGATTTAACTAATTCCGTATCAAACAGCCTCTCCAGAAAAGATGGAGATAGAAATCTAGAAAAAAGAACTTCAAAAAGTGATATTATATTCGTTTTTGATGATAGGCTTATTGAAATAACCAATTATCCAAAGTGGGTATAAAAAAAGCCCCTTTCGGGGCTTTTTTCATTCATTCTCCATCTCGGAGAAGTATTGCAGTGGATCCTTTTCCTCTGCATCGTCCGACACTGAAGTTTCTTGAACATCATCTTCAATGCTCTTGTTCTCAGTAAATTGAGATCTGACATCATCTCCGATAGACTTCTTAAACCGTGCATTCAACTCATCAAAACTCTTAAATTGACTCTTGTCAATAAATGGCTTTAGAGGGTATTGCTTTTTCCAAAGTTCCTCTAGCTTCTTATCATCACCACCAAAAAGTGGAGCTGGTGCCGCAAACTCACTTCTGTCGTAATTCACATAACCACCGACATTACGAATTTTAATCTTGAAGTCAGCCCCAGTCCAAAAATTAAAAGGATCAACCGCAACTTCATCTTGAAATTCTGGATTTGCAAGACTTTGAATCTTTTGAAAAATTTTGGTTCCGTACTGATAGAGAAATACCTTACCCTTGTTTTCAGGATTTGCAGGATCTTCTACAACAAGAATATTTGAAATGTAAGTCAATTTACGTTTACGCTGACGAGCAATATTTTTGTCATCTTCAATGCCGCTGTTCCACAGCTCAGTATTTGAAGCACACACAGGGCATTTATCTCCAATAGAAGTTGGGCAGTTCTCATAAAACCATCCACCCTTTCCTTTGAAAGTATGGCTATACACTGAAACAAATGGAGTGTCTTCTCCCTCTACTTCTGGTAGAAAGCGAATTACAGCATATCCATTGCCGGCTTTATCGATGCCCGGCTTCCATAGCCTTTCATCTTTATAACCGTCCTTTGATGTCATCTTTTCGATGCGTTCGCTAAGTGATGCAATTGAGTTCTTACTCTTTTTCTTAAAGTCTGAAAAGTTTCCCATAGTTAATCCCGAGGATCTACCTCGGCCTTTCTGTTTTTAATTATACAGCAAATTCCCATATCAGTCAATAGGAAGTTTTTTAGTTTTCTTTTTTGATTTCAAAAAATTTACGTTTTTTGCTTCTTGCTCTATTTTTTCAATTATTGGTTTTGTTAAAAGTTTTCCCGCAGCAGATGGGTCTAAATCCATTTCTTCTGAAAGTTCTAGAACACAATCCATAAAGGAAAGACCAGTGCTTTGAACTCGGTGTATTACTTTATTTGAAAATTTTTCTTTTGCAGCATCATCTATATACATATTCTATCCTATCACATATAATATTTAAATCAACTATTTAACCATCTAAATATTGTAGAACTATTTATAGGAAATAACAGATGGCCAACGATATCGATGACAACATTATTATTGAAACTGCAGGTCTTACAGCTTCGGTAGCTACTGATGTGGCACAATTTAGCGGAGATACTGCCCACTTTCAAATTGTAAAAATTGCACATGGAATCGGTGGTACTGCTTCTATGGTATCGAGCACCAGCCCCCTTCCAGTAACAATTGCTGCAGGATTGACTGCCACAATTTCAGGTTTTACCGGGACAATAAATGTCCAAGGTATTGGTGGAGGTACACCACTCCCAGTAAGTGGGACGATAACTGCAACTGGTTTAACTTCAAGTCCGGTTTATGTAAAAACTTTTACCGGATCTCAGGTTGAAGTTACGGGAGGAAGACTATACACCACAGCTGATTCAATTTCCGTATACGGACCATCCGGTGCAACTTTTTTATCTGTAAAGATAGTTGGATCCACTGGTTGGAACATTGGCACCGTAGGTGATGCTCTTAAAGTAAATATATCTGGCGCTACATTTGAGGCAACAATACCCGCAACAGTTAGTGTTGTTGGAGTTTCTGGTGCAACTGCTGTAAACGTTACTGTTGGTAACACCGTTTGGATAAACAATACGGCAATCACAACTGGAATTACCGATATATATTCCCAAGTAGTTGGCCTCAGAACAGATCTTCAAGCTCTTGGCGTTGGTAGACCAACTTCATTTAAGACAGGAAAACTGGCAGCAACTTCTGCAAGTGCATCGCAAATGGATTCTTCTGGATTTACCTGCCTTGCCGGAATTAATATAAGAGCACTATCAACAAACACAGATTTTATTTATCTTGGAAATACATCTGCACTTATAGGAAGTTCTTTTGGATATGCTCTGGATCCTGGAGAAAATGTATTCCTCGATATTCAAAACACAAATAAAATTTACGCAATTTCGAATACTGGAACACAAACTATAACATACATGGCTTCATAACATGCCTTCATATGTTTTAAACGCTACTAAAAAATTTCAAAATTATGGTTTAGTTTTGTATGGATCGACATATGATCCCGCATTCACACAAGGTTACATACAATCTAAACCAAATGTTTCTGTATTGGGTTCATCTTGTTATATTGATTATTCTGGTACATATTTGACAAGTGACCTAACCTACTTAACAAAAGTATTTAAAAACACTCCATCGGCAACGGGATTTACGTTTTCTGGTGCAAATTATTACGATCAATCAGCAAATGTTTTATTGGATATAAGTGGTTATTTCACTTTAAATCAGATCACCAATAATGATAAATTAATTATTGGAAATATTGTTTCTGGATTTACTTATGCGACTAATTACAAATATTTTGATAAATCGAATTTTACATCTATTCCCCAGTTTAGCACAACATATACATCTGGTGCTACCTCTATAAATTATATTTTAAATAATTTAGTAAATAATACCAGCAAATCTTTTTTAAATTCCGGCTTTATAGGTTCGGTGTACGGAGAAGAAGAATATGTTGAATTCTCTGGGACAACATCAAACGCTGGAAAACTTGTTGTAGATTCTGCAATGGCATTAAAGGATAATAGAGAAGTATTATACGTAGGTGTAACGCTGTCAAATGAAAATTTGGCAACTCAAAATATTACTGTTACACATTATCTTAGAGGAAATGCTAATCCAGAAATAATAGCAAAAAGCCAAAAACAAATTGGATCTTATGTCATATTTGACAACCAAAATGAATTATTTGATTGCTTTGAAAATCAAAATCAATATCAAGCATTTTTAAGATCACAATCATATGATGCTGTTGGTTCCACATTAAATGCTTATTGGGTTCCATGTCTGTCCTGTGCAAGACTTACCGATAATGGTTTTGATGCCAATGATGCAGATAAATCTTTCTTAATTGATTCTACTGTTCTACTATCAGTAAATCAACAAATATCTGCAACATTAAATGGTGATGCCAGTGATTACACCTTATCGTATCTTTATACTCTACAATCAAATTATTCTCAGATAGATTCTTTGGCTGATACATCGGAAATAACTTTATCTGTGAATAATGGATTTAAACTTGATTTAAGTCATCCAACATTAAAAGGATTTGCTGTAAATGCTTACCTTGATCCAGAACAAAAAGTTCCTCTCTCATCAAATTATTATTTGATAGGAACTCCGGGATTTGATCAGGCTTCGGTGGTATACAGAAGAAGCACGTTGAGTCCTAAGAAAATTTATTTTGTTTTTAACGGGCCGGCTGAATTAAGTTTAGAATTATCACTAAATTAAAAACCCCCTTATCACTAAGGGGGTTTCAGGTAAATTATATTATCTAGTGTCAGCGACTGCGATTGCGGACAATTCGATAATATGAACGTCCATTTCGGGGCTCACGAACCACTGCGTAGTTCATATCAAAACGATCAAAAGCCTCTCTAAGATCGTGCATTGTTGCACGCATGTTTCCTACACGGAAACGCTTTCTGGCTTCACCTGCAGTTAGCGTGTTGCCACTGCGCATGTAATCAAAAACTCTCTGAATCTTAGTAGGACGGTCAACTGTAGTAATTTCCATATAAATTTCCTTTCTTATAAGAAGTTGCTATATATTAGCACCTGATACTTGACTGTCAAGCAATTCCCTAAATAATACTGACTGAGGAGGCCCTATGGCTCATAGCAATCGTCAGTTCGTAAAATTTGTGAGATCCCATCTTGCAGAATACGGTATGAAACTTATTATTGGCCGTGGAAAGCATGTAAATACAGATGGTTTCCGTTGTTCTGGTTATTTTGATGAGTACGGGAGAACAATTGCGGTTGCTAAAAAATCTAATGAATTTATGCAAGTTTTAGTGCATGAATATTGTCATTTTTTACAATATATAAACAATTCTAGAATTTATAAAAAGTGTTATGATGCGTCTTTTATCGTAGATCAATGGCTAAAAGGCAAAAATTATCCTATCAAAAAGGTAAAAAGAGCATTTTTCTTGGTAAGAGCCATGGAAAGAGACTGTGAAAGACGCGCTTTAAAAATTATTAAAGATTTTAATCTTAAAATTGACAGTAAAATGTACGCAAAACGCGCACATGTATACATTTATAGCCATTTTTTGATGGAAAAAACCAGAAAATTTGATTCTTTTAAGAGAAATCCATACTATAGCAAGTATGTTCTCAAAATTATGCCATCAAACATGGCGGTTTTAAGCCACAAATCTATTCCACCAAAAATTTATTCTATGCTAGAGTCTTTTACGATCTGAGACTTTAGATATTTTGGTGTAAATTTTACAATCTCTTCATTTCCATATGGCCATCTGTCGTGTTTTGACATGAACCCATAGTGTATCAACGCGTCTACATGTTCATCTAGCATGTCTAGAGTTACCTGATCAATATAGTGCTTGAAGTTTCCATCCAATTCTATTGGATTTAGATCCTTGCAGTTTTTGTATTCTGCAACGGCAAGATCAGAAACTTTTGCGAGATTTCCAAGGACTTCAAGAGACTTGGCGCATTGAAAAAAAAGATCCTTTTTGACAGGATCTTCTTCTTTGCGAGCCAAGTTTCTTATTTCGTAAACTAGCTCAGGGATTTTCATTCGTAACTCCTTACGTTAGCGTGAGGAGGTACTTGGTCTTTTGTACCAAACCAAGCATCTCATCTCTAATATTTAACAATGCTGTTTGGTCATTCCCTACTTCTTTTGTAACTTCATTCATCAAATATTCTTCAAGTGAATCTAAAACTTTTTGTGGTGTTGTTTTTCCTGGACCATTAAATTGCAAAGAGTTTATTTGGCTTACTTCTTGTTTTCCAAATACTCCCATATAAGTCTCAGCAAATGTGTCTAGAAGATCATCTAGGCCCTCATAAGCGCCACCCAATGCTTGATGTGCAGCATATGATTGCGTTCCCCAGTGATGAAGGCGAAGTTCGTTTTGAAAATTTAATATTTTTTGAATACAGGCCATTTTTATTCCTTGTGTAGTTGTGTTATTGCTATAAAATCCATTGGAACATCTTCTTTGTTTTTTGCTGCTCTTTTCTTTGCTCTTTTAAAGTCAGCTTCTGTCAATAGAAGAGGTGTTGCATTTCCTTTAGAATCTATATGGGCTACAAAATAATAGTAAGCACTTTCTGTTGGCTTTCTATTTTTATTTTTTTGTCTTCCCATAAAAATATTTATGTATTGTTTCCATTAATTAAAAAATCTTTTAAAGATGAGGCCATTCCAGTAATTGAATTTTTTAAATCTTTAATATTAAATCCAGTACCGTTCTCCATTCCAAATTTTCCTTTTGGACATGTTATCTTTGGCATGTAGAGTTTTTCTGATAAGGCTGCTCTAGGATTTCCAACAGAACAACCACATCCACCAGTACACCATCCAATTGAATCTTTATTATCTTTATTTTTTAAGTATTCACAAGATAGACAAATATCTTTTCTTTTTTGGAAAATAGATTCATCTACCTTTCCTTCTGTTATCTGTGATGTTTCGGCTTTTATATATGAAGTTACTTTTTCTTTTAATTTTGGTGCCTTCACCTTTTCTTCTTTTATTTCTTCAGGGTATGGAGTTCTGCTTGGACATTTTATACAATAAAATGCAGTCGGGCTCTCAGTTAAATTTAAATCGCATTTTGTTTTGCATTGATCTTTATCTATTGACCAATGCTTACAATTGAATTCCGCTATTCTTATTGTTTTTCCGGTGCAAGTAAAAGTTTTATTTGTACTAAACATGTTAAAATATATTGAAGGTAAATGAGGTCACATTGTCTTGACATACTGTTGTTGCATTTGGTAGATCAGTATCTTGACACGGTGTACAAAGTCCAGCTGGCCAGACACACCAGTTGTATGATGCACTACCATCTGTTTGGTCACAATCAATTCTAACTTTACATAGATAAGTTGGATCGGCAGTTCCAACTGTGTCGCTAACATATCCACAACGACTTATCCAAGGTCCCCAATGAGAATTTAAGTTTGAATAACTTTCTTCCCAATCCCATTGAGATATTCTTGATTCTGTATATCTTTCAGCATACGATCCAACATTTGGCAATTCCTTCGCGTCTACAAATGCCGATACAGTTTGCTTTAAATGATATCCAAGTGGAGTTACATAAAATTTTACAATTGCTGTGGGGTTATCTACTGTTCCACCCAAACTATACTCCGGAGTTGCCCAGTCAATATAATCACCACCACAGTTATAAGAGTTTTCTTTCCTTCTGCTATACCAAACTTTTGCATTTGCTTCCATTGTGAATGGAGCGCCCATTGAATTGAATGCACTGGCAATTTTTGATAATTTTAATGCTTTTGATTCATCTATTTTTACAATATATCCAGCTTCTGGAAAATTTCCATTTGTTGCACACATACTAATGTTGGTATACCCATCTGGTGTAGGATAAAAAACTGGTAAAGGTATACCTGAGGGATTTGTTATGTCAAAATTTGGTGGGAGACATTGATAAGTTATCGTAAGACCTACTTGTCTTTCATTTTCTAATAGCGCTTCTGCTTGGTAATCAGGTGGATGTGAAGACAGATTATAAGTTATATTTTTAGAACCATCTAATACTGGGTCTACAGGCAATCCCATAGGGGCACTGTACCCAAGATCGCTGAAATATGTTGTCAAGATACCAGACATAGATATGTCTTGTCTTCGGCCAGTCGGAATACATCTTCCACCAGATATTTCTGTACATGGAAAGCTATTCCACCATTCCGCAACACACGTTTCACCAGTAAAAATAAAATTTAAACAATCTGGTTCAACTATACAACATTTTTCATATACATCAGGTTCTACAATCCTTGTGCATTGGTTGGTCGTATTGCTGCACAAATCTGAAATATATTCATTCCACGTATTTACTCCATTTGGCAATTGTGTATATACCGGTTCTACACATATTTTTTTTGCATTTAAAGATTCTAGAGTGGTTCCCCATTCAAACCATCCCGGTTGAATTTTACTTATTAAATAATAATACCCCCTGTATATTCCTATATAAATATCAGGATAATCCTCTAGTTTATCCGGATCACAGCAAATAACATTTTGTGGTGCTTCATCGCATCCACATGATGCACAAAAACCAGGAACTTTACACTGTCTTGTTCCAAAAAGATAACGACAGCAGGGGGAATAAAATCCACCGATACCACCACCGTAAAGCGCATTATATGCATCACATAGAGCACCCTCTCCACCAGTACACTCTCCAAAAGGAGCCCATTTTATATCTTCTGGCATAGTGTTTGGGTCATCGCTTTTAAAAACAGATTCGCATGTTTCTGGGCATGTTCCAGGAATTAATAAGTATGATTCTCCACCCAAAGTAAAAGTAATACCATAAACACGAAAACCAGATGGATCTGGACCAGCTTGGTCTATCAAGTAATCGTATTGTGCTTGATTTAAGCATAAAAATAACGGACCTGTTGGGACATCGTTTATAGCATCTCCACATGGACACCAACGATCTATCCAATAAGCGACTACTTCACCACCCAATCCAGATGGATTCGTATTTTCTATTCCTCCTGGTTGACCATTTTGTTTTGCACCAGATTTTCTGTTTCCTCCGAATCCGGCGTATCTGGATATAAATGGATTACACATAGCCCCGGGACCATCATCGGAACCATCAAATGCATACTTTATTCTGTTTAAATTTTGAGTACTAGATCCGCCACCACCACCAGAAGAATCTCCACCGCCACCTCCACCAAACTTACCACCACCACCACCACCGCCCAAACCAAGATTAAATGGTGTTTGAGTTTGAAATGCACCTCTACCGCCCCTTGTTACATTTCCAGCAGTTGCATTTCCACCACCAGGAGCTCCTGGAGAAGTTTGTGAAGCGCCTTTGCCTCCATTTAAACCTGAACCAATTACTCCAGAGGTAATTCCTCCATGACCACCATATCCCACCACGCCTCTTCCAGAACCACCACCACCAGCCACAATCGCTCCAGAATGGCTCGTTGCGGTAGCATTGATTCCCAGTACACTTCCACCTCCACCCATCCCAGCGGTCGTATACGCAACACCACCGCCAGCATATCCTGTTGAATTTTGTCCGGTATTTCCTGCAGTACCACCTGCACCGGCTAAAATTTTATAATTTAATTGGGCATTTATTTTATATTCTGCGTATGCTGCATTACCACCTTTAGATGCAGTATTGCTGTTGGCCCCACCACCACCGCCACGAGAAATATATAAAACATCACGAGAGCTATCAAAATTACCATTTACGTTTGGTCTATTTAAAAGATTTGGAAATATGGTAGTTGAGGAATTGTTGGATATGACTATAGTTGCAAACGCCTTGCATGGAATAGCTATATAAGTTCCACCAGGCTCACAGCAACATGCTTTTTTAGTCATTCAAAATCCTCATTTTATTTATAGCACTTGAAGTCCTTCATCATTTGTGTAATAAATTTTATGAAACGCTTCATTACACCATTTTGCACAAATAGGACAGGGCTTTGAATTTCTAAATTCACCAAATCTATTAAATCTAAAATTCAATAGAATTAATTTTTCACCACGCAAGTTGTCTGGAACTTTTCTATATGCATCCAATTCAGAATGCATATCAGGAGTTCTATATCCCAACTTTATTGTGTCGGGATGAGTTTTAAAAATATTTTGACCAATGGATATAATTTTTTTCTTGTATATTACAAGAGAAATATGCTTTTTTTGCCTTTCCATGGCCATAGAAAGTGGCTTGGCAATTGGCAAATAATTTTCAATAACGGATTCTATTTTCATTAGTCACTAAGCTTCAACTTAGACGTTGAATCGAGCTTCTTTGTTGGAGTCACAAGACCACTATTCAAACTTGAATCATATTGTTCTTTTAGTTCATCCAAAGCCTCAACTGAGAAAGCAATGAATGTTTTTGGAATTTGAACTCCCTTGGATACTTTAGTGTATATCATCCAAGGCATAAGTCCAATTTGTCCCTGTCGCATTGGAACTAAAATTGCAGGATCTTTTAGAATTACATGAGTGTCCGTTTCTTCAAATCTTGATAAGATCTCTTCACCAGAATTTAATCTAAATATTTTTACATTCATAATAGTTCCTTTGTTTCAAAGAATATAATACACTTTTTAATAATAGCAAGAATTAATACCATGAAATCATTTAAACAATTTTTAATAGAACAATCTCAAAATCAGCAGATTAAATGTGATATAAATGGTATATGTAAGATTATTAGACAATATGAATCGGGTGGTAATGAAACAAAAATACTTTCAAGATATCTTGACAGTAAAGATCTTCCAACAATAGGACATGGACATTTAATTACTCCAGAATCTGAACAAATTTTTTCTGACGTTTTTCCGGCAGAACACCAATCAGATCCTGATTTTGGCAAAAAAGTTCTTTCAGGACAAGCATCACTAACTCCAGCTCAAGTTGAGACATTATTTGCCAGAGATGTTCAAGTTCGTCTTCCCAGTGTTGTAAAAATAATTCCAAATTTTAATTCAATGACTTCTGAACTACAAGGAGAACTTGTATCAGAATACTTTAGAGGTATGTTAGGCAAATCACCAAAAGCAGTAGAATTAATAAATCAAAATAAATTTGATGAAGCTGCTACAGAATACATAAATGCATCGGAATACCGTGAAGCCAAAAAAGAAAAATCAAAAAATCGCGGAATAGGAATTCGCATGGATAATTTGGCAAATGCCCTTAAAACGGAATTGCAACGTCGCAAGGAACGTCAGCAGTCTTCGCAACCCACCAATCAGGCTCCTCCGAATAACTCCACTTCGCAAAACGCACCTTCTCGTTAAGGTAATACTTTCTATACGCAACAACAGCGTTGCTATCTTTATATTGATCTGGCATTGCTTGAGCAAAGGGAGTCAAGGACCCCTTTGGGATATTAACAGGAATATCATAAAGTTCATCCAAAAGCATTTGCTCCATAACATGAACTTTATTGTATCTACGGGTATACTCTTTGCAAAGAGCATATGCATGTCTCCAAAGCCACATGTAATTGGCCTTTGTCTCTCTGGCCCAAATAGTGCATGGGTGATTAACCATCGTAGCCTTGCAGATATTTTTCTTCGTACAAATAAATGTCTTGTATTTTCTCTTACCAGTATTGACCTCAAGAGGATCGCCATCCAAAACATGGTGTGCGGTAGAAAGCAACTGGCAAGATTCAAGAATCATCTTGACGACATGTTTATCGCACATCATTCGGGCAGAAGTTGCAGCGTCACTGTCAAGTACAAAAATATTCATATTTCATTGCTCTCAAATACGTTGTTAATGGTTCTGTTGACTCTTATCAGTCTACCACGATTATAGAGATCTGGCAAGTCAAAAGCACCAACATATGAACAAGCAGATCTAATCCCACCAAAAATTTCTTGAATGGTCTTTTTTACAGATCCCTTATAAGGAACCTCAACTGTTCTTCCTTCAGAGGCTCTGTAATCAGAAAGACCACCATTGTATTTTTCATTTGCTGTTTTACTACTCATTCCGTAATGGAGCATTTTTAGCTCTCCATGTTCTCCATGTCTTATTTCACCGCCACACTCATCGTGACCGGCAAAGATACCACCAGCCATCACAAATGCAGCACCAGCAACAAATGATTTTGCAAAATCACCTGGATGAATTATACCACCATCAGCAACGATCCCAATACCTAACGCATTTGCGGTTTCCACACACTCTAGCACCGCTGAGAGCTGTGGGTACCCCACTCCGGCTATTCTCCTGGTCAAACACATTGATCCCGATCCTATTCCCACTTTTACCAGATCTGCACCAGCCTCTGACAATGCCACGACCCCCTCTGGGGTTACTATATTTCCTGCAATCAATATCGATTTCGGCCATTTTTGTCTAACCTTTCTTGTAAAATTATGAAATTCTTTCATGTAGCCATTAGCTACATCTACGCAAACAAATGTAGGGTCACTTATACTTGATGTGTCTACAAACAATTTACTATCAGAATCCAATCCAAGAGTTAAAGTTACATATTTTTCTCTATCAGGATAGCTTGTAGCAAAGTTAGAATAATAGTCTCCACCTTTTCTCAGACACGTAACAACTTTATATTCTGAAAGAGCCAAGGCCATATTGTGTGTTCCTATTGTTGACATATTTGCCGCCATAATAGGAACTCCAGACCAAGTTGATCCTGAATTTAAAACAGTATCCACTTCAAGGGATACATCTTTTCTAGATTTTACATCACTTATTCCCGGTACAATCAGAACATCATTATAATCTAATTTAGTGTCGTTTATTGTCATTGACTATATAATGGCACAATATCTTTGAGTGTCAATTAATATTTTCTTCTTCAATTTTTTTTATTATATCCCTGAGAGATATCATCTTTTGGGCAAGTTCTTTTGAAGACAATTTTTCTTTTAAATAGTTCTCGTAATTGGATATTACTAATTTTGCTTCTCTGAAGAGCAAAGCATAAAGATGATCTTTTTTTGTGTTTGGTGTATCCACAAAAATATTTATTCAATTTCACTTGAATCGTCGCGGACGAAACGAATTAAAGTTTCCAAATAAAAAGAAGACCAGTCTCCTTTTATTAAATTCCACACCAAAATTCTTCTTCCGGCCAAACCCGAAAATGCATCATATCTAACATCTGATTGAGATTGTGGAACAAGTTCTTCTGAAAGAGTACATATTAATCTATCCGCTCTTCCATCTATTCTTACAAATTCTACGGTACATATACCGCTCAAAAGTTCGAATAGGAGCTCTGTTTGAGATATATAGCTTGCTTTGAAGTATTTTTCTTTTGTTGTTATTACAATTTCTGCCAATTGATCTACTGAGGGATCGTATGTTTTATTTTCTGCCAAAGCTGTAGTAAATTTTATAAAATTTTCAGAAGAACCAAAATATCCTTTTAAAAAGTCATTAAAAAGTTTGTCTTTTGTTGATATAGTTTTGTATAAAGATGATCTGTAATCTGATTCAAAATAATCTTCTACTTGTTTATCTTCGATATAGGAAGGATCGGCCACTTCAGAATCTAAAAAAGAATCTTCTATGTCTTTTTGCTGTTTATTATATGTTTCGGGATCATATACCAAATGTGAAAAAAGAACATCATTTTTTACAGGATTTTTATAAATGTTTTCTCCTATGGGAGGTACATTTGGTAACAACAAATCTGGTGTTTTATCTTCTTCTTCTGCCATTAAAATTCAAATATTGTTTTATTTTTATCTGAATTGTAAGATTTTAATTTTTCTTTTTTTGTTTCTAGATATTGCAAAAATACATTTTCAAGTTGTTTTGGAAGTTCTACAAAGTATTTTGTAAAGGGTTTTCTTTTTTCCTTTTCAATATCCAATAATATGTTTTCAAAATCCCTTATTAAAGATGTTTTATTTTCCGGGGATATTTTTGATAAAACAAACTTTAAATTTTCTTCTTTTTTTATCATTGATCAAAAGGCATTCCAAAGCTTTTTCGCTGTGGTTTAAAATCTTGTAAAAGTTTCTGTCTATAGTCTTCATGGTTTATTTTTGGCTGTGGAATGTAGTTAACGGAAGAATTGGATCTTTTGTACTCTTCAGATAAAGGTGAAACCTTATTTTTATGTTTTTTGTGCAATTCTGCTATTGTTTCTTCCAAAGATTTTTTATTATTTTGTGAGTTCAACATAAAAATTATTCCTCTAGTTATTTATCATAAATATTCATATGGTACCAGTAACACGCCAAGAATTCATAGATTATTGCTATAGATCTTTAGGAGCTCCAGTAGTTCAAATAAATGTAGATCCTTTGCAGGCAGAAGATAGATTGGATGAGGCTTTGGAGTATATGTATGAGCGTCATTTTGATTTCAATCAAAGGGCGCTATATCTTTATCAAATCACTCAAAACGATATTAACAACAAATATTTTGACACAACCCAATTCGGTCCAGCTTTGGGCGCGACAGGATCATGGCCTCTGGCCACAGACATTAGAACAATAACAAAAGTGTATAGACCATCAGACGTTTCTGGTGACTACATGTTTGATCTAAGATATCAATTGACATTATTCGATTTCTTTGGTTTGTATTTTAACCAGGGTGGAATGCAGACTGGACCCATGGCAAGTTACATGGAATCGATGAGTTACTTGAAATTAATAAATGATGTTTTTAATTATCCAGTATCATATACATTTACAAAAACAACCAATAGATTGTTTTTGGATACGCAATATTCAGCTCTAGTTCCTGGAAGTTATCTTTTGGTTGAAGCTTATGTTCAAATTAACCCATCTGAATATCCAAAAGTTTGGGCAGATCGTGTATTTAAAAAATATTACACAGCATTATTGAAAAAACAATGGGCACAAAATTTAATGAAATTTGCAGGAGTGCCTTTACCGGGTGGGGCACAGCTTAATGCCGGTGCCCTAATGGCTGAAGCAACCAATGAATTGGCTGCAATAGAAGAAAAACTGATAAAAACGCAAGAATTGCCTCCAGACCCATTAATAGGATAATATGCCAACAAACCCATACTTTTCCAATTATCAAGGAGAACAGGATTTAGTAGAAGGTATCACGATAGAAGTGATACAAGCTACTGGCGTGGATTGTATTTACATACCTAGAGAATATTTGTCAATTGATAAAATTTTTGGAGAAGACCCTGGTTCATATTTTAATAATGCATATAAATTGGAGATGTACTTACAAAGTTATAAAGGTTTTGAAGGTACCGACATTGTTACGCAATTTGGCCTTGAAATACGAGATAAAGTTTACTTGGTATTTGCAAGAAAAAGATTTAAACAAGAAGTTACAGATAAAAATTCTAATATTAAAAGACCCAGAGAAGGTGATTTAATTTATTTTCCACCTTCAAAATCTTTATTTGAGATAAACTTTGTAGAACATGAAAATCCATTTTATCCTCTTGGAAGACTGTATTCTTATTTCATAACCGCAGAGTTGTTCACTTATAGCTATGAAAAAGTACAAACACCGATTGATCAAATCAATAAGGTCATGTCAGAAACAAGACAAACAAATTATGAAAACATGTTTGTATTAAATAATGGAACGGGATCGTTTAATCCCGGAGATACGGTTCAATTATATACATCAACTATACCATTTCCAAATACATTTAACTTTAATGAGATCACATAACTATGGGATACTTATGGAATAGATCATCTAGGCAACCAATACCCTACACCCATATAATGGGTTGGGGTAAGGTTGGAAATATTTTAAGTTACGGCACCAAGACATCTTTAAATGACTTTGCCGGAACAATTTCCTTTATAGAAGCAAGACCAACAGCATTTGGATTTAGTTATGAAGATGCGAATGTTTCCATGGAAAATGCTGTATTTTCTGGAAATATTGGTTGGGGAATATTTACAAAAAATGATGGTACAAAAATAACTAAAGGTGAAATGCAAGTAAATAATAATTCCATTCCATTAGATGTTCTCAGACCATGGTCATATTTAATAAGTGGTGCATCTGCTTACAATATAAATTTGGTAAATTCAAATATCATTTGCGCTGGTAGCAATTATTTTTTGGCTGCTTATGGAAACACTTTAATTGGTTTTGGTGGAAATTCGTATGGACAATGCAACCCACCAATTACTTCTACTGCAAATTTAATTCAAGTTTCAGCTGGATTTGGTCATTCGGTTGCTCTCTATAATGATGGGACAATATCTTCATGGGGGTTAAATAATAAAAACCAAACATCTGTTCCAGTTGGTTTAACGGCGAGTCAAATAGCATCTGGTTATTATCATAATATTGCACTTAAGGGAGATAAAACTGTAGTATGCTGGGGTTCAAACGATGAAGGGCAGTGCAATGTCCCAGCGGGATTAAGTGGAATATCTTTTATTGCTGCTGGATTCAGACACAGTTTGGCAATAAGAGAAAATGGAACTGTTGTTTGTTGGGGTGACAATTCCAGCGGCCAATGTAACGTTCCAGCTGGTGCAACTGGAGCTGCACAGATTGCCGGGGGTTCGGCACACACAGCTTTGTTGAAAGCCGATGGAAGTGTACTGTGTTGGGGTGGGACTGGATTCAGACAATCCATTTTACCTGTTTTTCCGGATACAGCGTCAGATCCAGCAACACAATATGCAATATTTAAAAATCGACTTTATTCTCCTCTTGGTATAACTGGTGCGGCAACAAAAGTATTTTGTACCGAAAACGCAACTTTTGCTTTATGTACTGGAAAAAGAGATAGAGGAAATTATATGTGGGCGGCTGTACCAGGTACACTCGGATTAACTGGATTGGTTGCGGTTTATGCAACGCAATTCTTAATGGGCCCAACAGGTGCAAGCGCTATGAGTGGAATGTCTTTCTATACAAAGTTAGAAGGATATGATCCTACAAGACATGATTACTATACTTACCCCAGTCAACCATCATACGGTCAATCTGTGTGGCCAAATGGAATTAATACTGCTTGGTGGAGTAATCAAAAATTAGACAAATGTTGGGTATCTGGATATCAACCAAATGGTATTTACAAGATATATGATTCATATTTTTCACCACCTGATCTTAGTGGATGTTCTATTAGACCAAGGCAATGGGGTGCTCCTTGGATAGAAAGTTCTTTAGATGCTATGCACAATATTTTGGGTTATATTAGAAAAAATACAACCGAATATGGTTGGAACAATTTTAATTCAGGATATTGGCCAAACATAATAATCACCAAAAAACACACAGTGTGCATCGGCCACTATGCAGGAAATAATACAAATCTTTATGGCGTAAGATGGTTGAGGCGAGATGGCACCGTTATAACAAGAGATTTGACAAGAATTTCTAATCTGTATTTTCAAAGTGTTGGTGTGAATCCAGATTTATACTTATACGAAATGAATACTGAATTAACTCAGGATGATTTAAATAATATTTCAGTATATAATGTATGGCCTAAATTTTCTGGATTTACTGGTTCTAAAACGATTGATACTTATGCATGGGTATGGAAAGGTTTAACTTACATAGATTACAACAGTATTGAAATGATGTCACAGGTAGGTCGTCGTCTATGGTATTTGGATGGGCAAGATAGAGTTTATTCTAAGAGAGTGTTGGGTACATATGCAAATCCACAAACAAATTATAGACCTACTATGTTAAAAACAATATCGGGCAAACCCCACAAATATGAACCGGATGATATTGAGTGCACCACTTTTCCTGGGGACAGTGGCACTCCTGTTTTTATAACAGCAGCAAGACAAACAGGATACACTGAACCGTTGGAAGCCGCATATTTTGCGGGGCAGGGGATAACGGTAGGAAGAACTTTATTCTGTGGTACATTTGACTATGGAACCGGAGAATATGGATCTACATTTGTTAATGAAATTAATTCTATTTTGATAAGCAGGGGTTTAACTGGAAATGAATTGATCAAACAAATAGATGTGGACTCTGTCGGTAAATCTCTACCATGGACTGCTCCTGTGACCGGATTTGACGAATACGCTTTGAATTCTAGTTCACCAAATTATTCAGGTGTTGTATCTGCAGCATTAGGAGGCCCAGAAACAAATACAGTCACCTTAATAGGTGAAGGTGTCGTAGATTCTTGGGATTCAACAAATAATATTTTGACGTTATCTGGTATAAGTGGTTCATTCCATACGCCAGGTTTAACATACTATTCTATAATACAAAATTTAAATGATTCTACTGTAAATTATTCGAAAATAAATCCATATATTATTCCAATAAATAATGGTTTGGGGACAACGGCTGGATCTAACAACATATTAGAATCTGAAGCAGCAGGATATACTTTTGATCCTAACAATCCATTTGGAGATGAATAATGTTTCCCAATGAATACTATAATAATAGAAGTTTAAGAAAATTGGTAGTAGGTTTTGGATCTCTATTCAGTGATATAAACATTCATCATACTATGAAATCTGGTAATGCGAGTGAAGATATACAGATCAAAGTACCAATAACCTACGCACCACAAGAAAAATTTATTAGAAGATTGTTGGAACCATCATCAATTTCAGATGGAACAAGAATAGAAACTCAACTTCCAAAAATGAGTTATATAATGAGCTCCGTCAATCCCGATCCTTCTAGAAGAATAAACAAATTAACTTCTCTTCAAGCTACTACCGGGTCTGCTGGAGATTGTAGTAACACTGGATATGAAGTAACAGAAAGAATTCCGGTAAACGTAGCTTTTGTCTTGTATCTATATACAAGACATATAGATGATACTCTTCAAATAGTAGAACAAATTTTGCCTTATTTTAATCCAGATCACATAATTTCCATGGACATGAATAATGCACAAACCGATGTACGAATTCCAATTACATTAGTTTCAAATAACATAAATGAAAAATTTGATGGTGATTTTGGTGGTAGACGTGTAAACATATCATCATTATCTTTTGTTGCAAAATCATTTATATACGGAAAAGTAAAAGAACTTACAAAAATAGACACGTTTGACATAAATATTGATAGTCTTTAATTATGAATATTAATAAAAATTTAGCTTCTTTTTTTAATGTGCCTCAAAATAATGTAGACAAAAAACCATCATCCGGTGGAACTTTTGACAGTGCAAATTTTCAAAAAGATTATGAGATGGTTCAATCCAATCTCAAAGATCTTATTGGAAATGGAAACATAGCACTTGAAAGTGCTCTTAAAGTTGCAACAGAATCAGATTCTCCAAGAGCATTTGAAGTTGTTGCTATATTATTAAAAACAATGGCAGATTTAAATAACAACGTTTTGGATGTACATAAAAAGGCAAAAGACACAACAGCTCCTCTAAAAACTGAGGTAAAGCAAACAAACAATTCTGTATTTATTGGGTCTACCAAAGATCTTCAAAATCTGTTAAATAAAGAAAGAAGTACTGAAAAAGATATTGTGGAAGCAGAAATTGTAAATGAGCAACAGCCAAAATAAAGAAGGTTATAGAAACAATTCTAAACTAAAACTTCCAGGAGTTGAACTTAATTACACAGAAGATCAGCTCAAGGAGTATGTTAAATGCGCAAAAGATCCTGTTTATTTTTGTGAAAAATACATAAAAGTAAAAACTCTTGATAAAGGAATTGTTCCATTCAATCTTTATCAGTACCAAAAAAACTTTGTAAATGCAATTAATGATAATCGATTTGTAATTTCAAAATGGCCCCGCCAATGTGGTAAATCAACGTGTGTTACAAGTTATATTTGTCATTATATTAATTTTAATCAAAGCGTAAATGTAGCAATTCTTGCAAACAGATTGAAAACTGCTAAAGAAGAATTATTTTCAAAACTTCAATTGGCTTATGAAAACCTTCCACATTTTCTTCAACAAGGCGTGGTTGAATGGAATAAAACTTCTTTTAAACTAGAAAATGGTTCTAGAGTTATGTGCGATGCCACCTCGTCTTCAGCAATTCGTGGTGGTTCATATAACTTGCTTCTTCTTGATGAGTATGCGTTCTTGCCCCCCCATGTTGCTGAAGAATTTTATACATCAACATATCCGACAATTTCTGCCGGTACAACAACAAAGCTTATAATAGTATCTACACCCAATGGTATGAATCATTTTCATAAACTTTGGGTTGATGCAAATAGACCTTCTGGACACAAATTAAAAAATAAATTTGTTCCTCTTGAGGTTTCATGGAGAGAAACACCAATAAGTCCTGGAAAACCAGATCTGAGAAATGATAAATGGGCAGAAGAACAAATAGCCAATACAAGTCCAGAGCAATTTGAACAGGAATATGGGTGTAGTTTTCTTGGATCCTCAAATACATTAATTTCAACAACCAAATTGAGCGTACTTGCTCCCGAGGATTGTTTATCAGAAGATTCAGAAGGATTAAAAATTTTTGAAAAAGCAGATAAAGACAAAGTCTATTTTTTGATGGCTGATGTCTCTAGAGGTCAGGGTTCAGATTACTCCGCTTTTGTAGTTGTAGAGGGATCAAAGAGTCCATATAAAGTTGTGGCAACTTTTAGAAATAATACAATAAGTCCATTTGCATTTCCTAATGTGATTAAAAAGGTTGCAGAACAATATAACAATGCATATGTTTTGGTCGAGACAAATGACATAGGTGGTCAGGTTTCTGCTATCCTATACAATGACTTGAGTTATGAAAATGTACTGATGACACGGATGATGGGAAGAAAGGGACAAGTTCTTTCCCAGGGATTTGCAAGTGGCAAGAGCGAATTTGGTCTCAGAACAACAGCTCAAACAAAAAAATTGGGCTGTGCAATATTAAAAAGATTGGTGGAAGAGGATAAAATTTTACTAAATGATGAAAGAATAATACAGGAATTGATGTCTTTCGTCTCAAAATCCAACACCTTCAAAGCAGAAGAAGGTCAGCACGATGATTTGGTAATGTCCTTGGTATTTTTTGCCTGGTTATGTCGCCAAGAATATTTTGCAGATTTAATTGAATCTGCATATTTAAATTATGAAGAGGCAAAAAAACCAGAAGAAGAAAACACGTTGTTTATGTTAAGTAACACAAATGACGATGATGAAAAATTCAGTGACGGTACCGCTGTTTGGTATCCCGCTTAAAATTATAAATATTTTTATAATTTAGGGAAAACCATGACAACAATACCCCCAACCTTTAATTCTTTTGTGACCCCATCAGTATATTCGACACAAAATACAACAAATGATTTGTATGTAGGTTTTGTAGCTGGAAATACTTATGTTGTACCTACCTTTGGAAATGCGGGTGCTTGCGCTACCACGGTTGATCCCGGTGGTCTATTCGGATGGTTAATATATTCAAGAACAAGTATTGCCAACCCTGCAAAAGGTTTAACGAGTGACCAATATCTTTTATATTCTACTCCAACAGATTTCTTGAATGACTTAAATGCACTAAAAGGTGTGACACAGTGTGTTTTGTCTTTGGCTAATTCGGGTGGGACCTATTCCTTCTTTACAAGAAATGCGGCAACCTCTAGTAATGTAGGTTCAACAATAACACCAACAACTATAGGTGCTGACTTTTTACATGCTTTGCATGCTCTTGCATATGGTGTAAATTTGGTAATAACCGGAACAACCGGTGGTTTAGAAAATTTTGATTTAATAAATTCAAGTAATATAGAAGTTTTGATGGGACAAACTGCAAATGCATCTCTGTCTAGTTATTTGTTAGACAATCCATATGTTGTTGGAATATTCCCTTCTAATGGTTATACTGCAGCAAATTTTGATTTATTTATTCCCAGTGGCGTAACAAATGCAGATTTTACTGATAGAATTTTCAATATTTACGGTAATGTAAACTACAACATTTCAACATCAACATTATACGCAAATTCTACGATGAATTATACTACGACACCAGTAGCCCATGTTGTAGGTGCATTTGCAAATTCTAAAAATCAAAATCAATACTATTTAACAGTTGCCGGTGACAATCTTTCAGTACCGTTAAATGGAAAAATCTCCAATCCAATATCATGGTACACAACTACAAAGAAAGACATATTTAAAAAGAACAGAGTAAATTTTTATACTTATGTTTCCACTCCTTTCTTGGGTTCAGACTTAGTCGGTGCCACTGCCGGAACAAGCACTTCTTATACATCCGATGAAAGAATTGGTGTTGCAAATCTAAAGAATACAATAGAAAAATCAGTCAATGATATTTTGTTGACATATTTATTCAATGTAAATAACTCGATTACCAGGGCTTCTATAACCACTCAAGTTGAACTTTATATTGAATCTATAAATGAATATTTGGTTCCCTCCGCAACAATAATAACTTGTGATGGAACCAATAACACAGATAATTCTTCCACACTCACTGTCGATATAACAGTAAAACCAATACAATCTGCATCTGAGCTAGTGATCAGGGTTTCGGTTTCTGACGTAGCATAAAATAAAACATGCCAACAGTAAGCAATTCCAATTCAATACAAGCATTTAAACAAAATTTTAACGGTGGAACCCGTTCAAACAGATTTGAAGTAATATCATCTTCTGGATGGCCTAGTGGCGTTCAATACAATGCATTGAATAGTAAATTTAAAATTTATTCTACTTCTATGCCAAAAGCAGAAGTCGGAACAATAACTGTTGGATACCGTGGCAGACCTTTTAATCTTGCAGGAGATAGATCATATCCAACATGGCAGCTAAATGTTTATGATGATAGAGATACAAAAAATTTGTGGAAATCTTTTCAACAATGGAAAGAATTGATGGATGGGCATGTAAACCATAAAGTATATAATGCTGATTTTCCTTATAAAAATTTACAAAAAACTTGGGTTTTAAATCAATTAGATTTAAACGAAAATATACTTAGAACAATAACTTTAAAAAATTGCTGGCCTAGCCAAGTTGGAGGCTTGCTTTTTGATTCAACATCATCAAGCCAGTCCAGTTTTTCTGTAACCATGGTATTTGATTGGTACGAAATCACGAAAGGCATTTAAATGGCGAAGATATCAATAGCCGATTTCAAATCAAATTTTCAAGGTGGTACCAGAGAAAATAGATTTAGAGTAAGTGGTATAATTCCAGGAAACGGAGAATTCAGTACTTTTCATATAAGAACTACTCAAATACCAACATTTTCAACAACTACTATTGAATATGGTTATTTTGGAAGAAAAGCTTTTTATCCTGGAGAAAAACAATATCAACCTTGGTCAGTAAGAATAATTGATGATACAGGACAGATACAGGATCTTTGGAAAAAATTTAATAGATGGCAAAATAAAATTAATGATCATAAAACTAATAATTCTCAACTTTTAACCAATCAAACCAGTTACAAAGGATATGGTTGGAGAGTAGATCATTTAGATCTCAATGGCGATCTTGGTACCGGAAATATAGAAAAATCATTCTATATGCATGGATGTTGGCCAAAAGTTGTAGATTCTATACTTTTGAGTATGACAAATCCAAATGCTTTAAATGAATTTAATGTAATATTCTTATATGATTGGATTGAATTGGGTTCCAAAGGAACAAAAATTACAAGATCAGTAGGGTCCTCTTAATTCAGTATAACTATAATAGAACACTATGGAAATTGATATTTTTGGTTTTGAATTCGGAAAAAAGGTACCCACAAAGCAAGAAAAACAAGATATTGCTTTGCAGAAGTTTACTGCCCCAGAAACATTTGATGGTACTGTAACAGTAGAGGCTGGCGGCTATTATAGTTCATCTATTGATTATACTGGAACACTAAAAGACGAAAATAGTTCTGTAATACAATACAGAAACATGTCTGTGTATCCAGAGGTCGATAATGCCATCGAAGAGATAGTAAACGCTAGCATTGTCAAAGGAGTGGATGGTAAACCATTAAAACTTGATTTAAAAAATCTACCAGTTTCTGAACCTATTAAAATTAAAATTTACAAAGAATTTGATACTTTAGTAAAACTTTTAGATTTTAATCATAAATCCTATGAAATTTTTAGAAGATGGTACATTGATTCTAAATTATTTTATAATTTAATAATTGATAAAGATAGACCTCAAGATGGTATTAAAGATATTCTTCCAATAGATCCTTTAAAAATAAAAAAGGTAAGAAAAGTAAAAAAAGAACAAGAACGAACAAAACATAGTTCTGTTTCTTTGATTAAAGAAATTGAAGAATATTATCTTTATACAGATTCCGATAAAGAATCATTTTTATTGACTGGTCCACAGGGCCTTCATTTGTCCCTGGATAGCGTCGTATATGTACCATCCGGTGTGGTTGATTTAAACAGCAAACGCGTCCTGGGGTATTTACACAAGGCTGTAAGACCTTTGAACATGTTAAGGCAACTAGAAGATTCTCTTCTAGTTTACCGGGTAGCAAGAGCACCAGAACGTAGAGTATTTTACGTTGACGTAGGTCAGCTGCCAAAACAAAAAGCCGAGCAATACATGCGGGATATGATGAGTAGATTCCGTAACAGGGTTGTTTATAATCAAAATACCGGAGAGGTAAGAGATGAAAGAAATCATCTCTCAATATTGGAAGATTATTGGATTCCAAGAAGAGAAGGATCTCAGGGAACACAAATCACAACTCTTCCCGGCGGAAACGCCATGTCACAAATAGAGGATGTTGATTACTTTAAAAAGAAGCTTTATAATTCTTTGAATGTTCCTCTAAACAGACTTGCAGCAGATCAATCTGGGTTCAATATGGGTCGTTCGGTAGAAATTACCAGAGAAGAAGTTAAATTTTACAAATTTGTTGATAGACTTAGACATCATTTTTCTAAACTTTTCTTAGATATGTTGAGAGTGCAGCTTCTTTTACGTGGGATAATAACAGAAGAAGATTGGAAAGTATTAAAGCAGGAAATAGTGTTTGTTTACAATACAGACAATTATTTCTGGGATCTAAAGGAAGCAGAAATTTTGGCAGAAAGAATTAAAATGATTTCTTATGTCGAACCCTATGTTGGTAAATATTTTTCTACAGATTACATAAAGAGAAAAATATTGCATCAAACTGAAAATGATATTGCTGAGATTGATAAACAAATGAAAGAAGACAAGATAAAAATGCAGCAAGAACAACTTGCTATGATGGCACAGCAACAAGCCATGCAGATGCAGGGAATGGCACCTCCAGAGGAGCAGCAGCAATGAAAAACTTAACAAGCAATATAATCGCCAATGGCATTAGATCTTTATTGCAGGAAAATGATGATGCATTTAAGAAAAGTCTTATAAATTGTTTGTCTTTAAAACTTAATGAATCTATAAAAGAGTCAGAAAAAGAATTTGCAATTAATTTATTAAAGTCAAAAAATCAATTGCCAGAATCAACAGACTTAAAGTATTTTATAGAATTTGTTGAAAATTATGACGATGTTTTAAATAATAAATTAAAATTAAAAAATCAAACTGTCATAAATATTAATGAATCAGATTTAAATGATCTAAAAGATTTGTTTGATTGTTTAAATTCAAAAAATCGTAAAATAATGATTTCAGAAATATTAGAATCACCACAAAAATTAAAACAAAATTTAAATTTTTATAGGAAGGCCCGAGGAATACTAAAATGAAACAAAATGTAAGACAGATTCTTAAAAGTGTAATTGAAGAAAATGCTGTAAATTTTAAAAACCAAACAAATAAAATTTTATATTCCAAGGTTGGAGATAAATTAAAACAAGAATATGTGAATGTTTCTAGAAAATTATTTAATAATAAAGGCCAATAAATGAAACTTATCACAGAACTAACAGAAGACATAAAATATGTAAAGGAAAACGTGGGTAATGGCGATAAAAATTATTACATTGAGGGCATATTCATGCAATCAGATGTTAAAAATCGCAATGGCCGCATATATCCTAAAAATACTTTGGCCAAAGAAACAAGCAGATACATCAACGAATATGTCAATAAGGGTCGTGCCCTCGGTGAATTAAACCATCCAACTGGACCAACTGTAAATCTTGATAGAGTATCACACATTGTCAAAGAACTTCAAGAAGATGGAAAAAACATCTATGGTAAGGCTAAAGTTCTTGATACCCCAATGGGTAAGATTGTAAAAAATTTAATTGATGAAGGAGCTCAACTTGGAGTTTCAACTCGTGGTATGGGTTCTTTAAAATCAAGAAATGGATACCAAGAAGTTCAAGAAGATTTCATGTTAGCTGCAATTGATATTGTTGCAGATCCATCTGCTCCAAATGCTTTTGTAAATGGAATCATGGAAGGTAGAGAATGGATGTTTGAGAATGGAATTTGGTCGGAAAGACAGTACCAAGGTGCTCGCAAATTAATTTCCAACTCTTCTTCAAGAAATTTAGAAAAAAATATAGTAAAAGTATTCAAAAACTACTTTAGGAATATTTAATGGCGATTATAGATGACCATACCACAAGATTACTTTTGGAGGCTGTTAATAAACCAACAACCAGACAAAAGAAATTGAAGAAAAAGGCTACAGGAAAAAGCACAATTTCTGGTGGTTATGGCACGGGTGCCCCAAAGAGAGATGATGTTTCTCCTTTAAAGGCAAGTCCTGAACAAATATGGTTTGGAGCACAAACTAAAACACCACCCGGAACAGATCTTCCCACGCAAGCAATGTGGGGATATCATAAAAATTGGGTAAACAGAGCTTTGGAAGGTGTTACAGCTGGTAGTCTATACAGTATGGTAGATTCTTTAGCGCAAGGAGTCGGTGCTGGTGTTGGTTCTCTATTTGGTTTAGACCCAAATAAAAGTGCATATTGGACTGGAAAATTAATAAACAACCCTTTAGTTAAAAATCCAGCATCAGCTGCTGTCATTGAATTTGGTGTAAAACAAGCAGTTAGAACAAAAATAGCTCAAGAATATTTGGGTGGAACTCCAACAGGATTTTTTCAGCCAGGGACAGCTGAAGCTGAAATGGCTGATTTTTTCGTAGATGTAATAAGTGCAAAAGATAAACCAATTGCTGGAAAAAATAGATTTGGTAGACTTGGTCAAGCAGTAGCAGCAAAATTGCCCGAAATAGCTGCCATGGGCATTGATCCATTAGATTTTGCTACCGAATTGTTTGGTGCAAATGCTGCACTAAAGGCATACTCAAATATTGCAGGTAAAAGTGCTGCAGATGCAGCTGGTGCTGGTGGGTATTTACAAAAGGGTCGTTCTAAAGGAATTTATTAAAAATTATAAATAATTAAAGTTCAAGGATCTATTGACATGAATAAAAGAAACAACAAAAAAGATTTACAAGAAGTAATGAATGCTATGCAAGCTAACGGTGTAGCATTTACTCCAGATGGTCGTGGAGAAATAATCCCACAACCAATCGTAACCGCTAATAATTTAGCAAAAGCCCAGGTTCCTACTCCAGCTGCTGCTATGGCCGGAGCTTTTCCTGCTATGGGTGCTCCAGCTCCAATGCAACAATCTGCTCCGGAGCCTGAAGAAGAGGAAGAAGAAGAGGAAGAGGATGAAGACGAAGTAACAGAAGTAGAGGAAGCTGCCCGCATTCAATTCCGTTCAGCTCTAATTGAACTTCTTGGTGAAAATGTTTCAGAATCTCTAGTTTCTCAACTTGAGGGAATTTTCGAAGCTGCTGTTCAAGAAAGAGTCAATGCTCATTTGAATGAAACTTTAGAAAATGTAGATGGTAATGTAAAAAATTACCTAAATCAAGTAACAGAGAGCTTGGTTGAAAAAGTTGACGACTATCTAGATTATGTCGTAGAAGAATGGATGCAAGAAAATACAGTTGCAGTTGAACAAGGCATCAAGACTCAAATTGCTGAAAATTTTATCGGCGGTCTAAAGAACTTGTTTGAAAATCATTACATCGACGTTCCAAATGATAAGTATAATGCTTTAGATGAGCTTTATGCCCAAAATATTTCATTGCAACATACATTAAACAATGCCATCAATGAGAATCTAAATCTTCGCAAAGAAATCAATCTAACTGAGTGTGCTGGTGTCTTTGTTTCCGAAACAAGAGATCTTGCCGATACTCAAATTGCCAGATTGCAATCTTTGATGGAAAACGTTACCTTTAATACAACTGATGAATACCGTGAAAAATTGGTAGCAATAAAGGACAACTATTTGCAATCGCAAAATTTTGTTCGTCCAGTTGTTCAACCAATTCCACAACCAACAATTATTACAGAAGAAATGACATTTTCGCCAGTCAGAAATACTGAATCATCCACAGTCGATCAGTATGCTGATGTAATTGGAAAACTCAACAGAAAAGTTTAATTTTACAAAATTATAAATAATTTTAACTCACAGGAGATATTACTAAAATGAATTTTCAAGACAATACGCCATATGATATTTTAACAGAGAAGTGGAATCCCGTGCTCGATCACGGCGCTCTTCCAACTATCGCTGATGATTACCGTAAGAAGGTCACTGCTGTCCTTCTTGAAAACCAAGAGCAATCAATTCGTGCTCAACACCTAACAGAAGACATGAGCTCCAATAACTTGGGAATGCCATCAAGCTTCACCAACAATGGTAGCGTTGCTGGATATGATCCAGTACTCATTTCGTTGGTTCGTCGCGCTATGCCAAATTTGATGGCATACGACATCTGTGGTGTTCAGCCAATGACCGCCCCAACTGGCCTCATTTTCGCAATGCGTGCCAACTATGGTGGTTTCAGCTATGGTGCTACAGCTGGTTATGCTGAAGCAATGTTCCAAGAAGCCCAACCAAACTACGGTGGTTCTGGTTATACTATAGGATTGGATTACCGTGGATTTACAGCAGGCTACGGTCTCTGTGGTTCTTGCGGTCCAACCTCCGGTAACCCAACTACTAATGGAATTAGATCCTATACCGCAGCACAATTCAGTGCTTTCCGTGGCATGTTGACCTCAACAGGTGAAGCTCTTGGTTCACCAACAGTTTTCAATCAAATGGCTTTCTCAATTGACCGTGTTGCCGTACAAGCTCGTACACGCGCTCTAAGCAGCAACTACACAATTGAATTAGCACAAGATTTGAAAGCCGTTCACGGTCTTGATGCTGAAGCCGAACTCGCCAACCTACTCAGCACTGAAATTCTTGCTGAAATCAACCGCGAGATCGTCCGCACCATCTACTACGTTGCTCGTAAGGGTTCTGTCCAATCAGATTTGACTGTTACAGGTGAATATGATTTGAATTCAGATTCTGATGGTCGTTGGTCAGCTGAAAGATTCCGTGGTCTCACTTTCCAAATTGAGCGTGAGTGCAACGCAATCTCCAAGGAAACCCGTCGTGGTAAGGGCAACTTCATCATCTGCGATAGCGATACCGCAGCTGCCCTCGCCATGTCTGGCTTCATGAGCCTAAGCCCAGGAATCGCTCCACAACTCAATGTTGATGATACCCAAGGAACTTTTGCTGGTATCCTAAGTGGAAAGATTCGTGTTTATATCGATCCTTACACCCCACTCGGTGTAAACTTCTTCTGCGCCGGCTATAAGGGCGAGTCACCATATGATGCAGGTTTGTTCTACTGCCCATACGTTCCTCTCCAAATGGTTCGTGCAGTTGATCCAAATACCTTCCAGCCAAGAATTGCCTTCAAGACCCGTTATGGTGTCGTAGCCAACCCTTACGTCCTAAACGGAACTGCTCCAGATGGCGAAGCTTTAACTCAAGGTATCAATCAATACTACCGCTTGACTCAAGTCAAGAACCTACACGGTATGACACTCTGATAGTGTAAAATAAGTTAATAGAGAACCTCCCGAGAAATCGGGAGGTTTTTCTTTTAGGATAAATATTTTTATGGCAGAAAACATTTGTCAAGATAACGTAAATCCACTTTACAATAATTACTTTCAATTTGTAATTAATCGTGGAACACGGCGTCTTGAGTTTATGGTGCAGAAAGTAAACTTACCAGGAATAACCGTTCCAGATCAAAGGCAACCTACAATTTTTGGTACAACTGTTCCCGTACCAACATTAGTTGCAGATTTTGATCCTCTAAACATAGAGTTCATGGTAGATGCAGATATGGTAAATTGGTTATCCTTATATTCTTGGATAAAGAATATTACAAATATTCAAGATGCAACCACGGATAATTTAAATGAATATCAAAAATGGCATTGGACAGCTTCTTTAATAATACCAAGTCCAATTGTAAATAACAGTACAAACGATAGAGCAATAACAAAAACAAATCCACTTGTTGTAAATTTTACAAATATTATTCCAATCAAATTGTCTGGACTTATATTCAGATCAGACGCTCAAGATGCTCAACAATTGCAATCTTCATGTACCTTTAAGTATTCTTACTATACAATAGATAATAAACACAACCCACCGTCAAATTTGACAAACACAACAAGAACCCAACCTTACATATAATCTTCTGGATTGTCTGACCAAGCTTCTGCACTATTTGGGTTGGCCTGTGGATCGTATGGTAGTTTAGAGGACTCTCTTTTGCCTTTAGAGCGCTTCTTCTTCTTCTTTTGCTCTTCGGGCTTCGGTTTTATTTCTTCGTCTCTAAAGCCATCCTGGAGCTCTTCTTCTGTTATTATTTCTATGCCCTCGTAGGTTTCAATCAAGTCATTTACAAAATTTACAAATTCATCATTATTGAAAAGATTATTTAAAAGTTCCAATCCTGGTTGTACGTCTGTCAATTCTTCGCTGCCGGCAGATACCACAGATTTTGGATCACTTTGCATGGCAACAAAGAATATTTCGTACATTTTTTCCAGTTCTATATTTGGTTGACCTATGTATATCACAGAAGATCGAAATATTGATATTTCGGATCCTTTAATATTTGCAAGGTAATTTGTTAATTTAACATAATCAAGAAGATTCCCATTTTGATCTTTTGATGTATATGTTTCCAACTTAGCTGGTAATTTTATTGTAATTTTATCAGGGCTTGATTCATTTACTAAACCAACTAGTTCTTCACCTGAAACTAATTTTAAAACTCTCAGTATTCCTGAGATTGGATCTTCGGGAAGTGACTCGGACATCTGCATGTCCTCCCTTCCTTATTATTTATCTTTTGGTAGCTCCATTGAGACTATCTTGTAGTCAAACTTTTCTTTTTTGTATATCTTTACACGCTCTTCAAAATGTTTGAGCACATGGTTTTTCTGTGACTTCCACGAAAGATCATCAACAATATCAAAAACCTTTAGAGTTTTTTTCTTTTCTGATACTCTAAGTCCTCTTCCTATGCTTTGCAGCAAACGAATTACCGATTTAGTAGGAGAGGCAAAAATAATATTATCAAGGTTGACAATGTTGATGCCAGCAGAAGTAGTACCAAAAGACGCAACCAAAATGGCATCTTTTTCACGATCCACGACTCTGCGGATGTATTCTCTTGTCTCAGCTTCTGTCTTTCCAGATATAAAATATACTTTTCTATCGCATCCATCTGCCTGTATGAGATCCGCGAGTGGCTTTCCATGGATCTCAACGTAGTTGAAGAGTATGAGTGTGTTTCCTTTTGTTTTGAGGGCAAGGTCTCTGATGAATTGATTTCTTTTTTCATTGGTTACAATCCACTTAATTTCATCTGGATACTTCTGCTTTTTTAGCAGTTGCTTCTCTTCCTCTGTATATTTAAGAATTATGCAATCTATACCAAGAGTTGCAAGCAACCCTTTTGTCATAAGACCTTTGGTTTGTATGAACTGAACAGCTGGCCCTAAAATACCTTCTATGCTCAACCTATGTGCTTGTGTTTGTTGGAGGGTTCCGGTTGTGCCGATCCTAAACCAAGCTTTTGATAATTTTTGTCCAATAAAATTTATTGATTCGGCCTTTGCTTGATGGCATTCATCAAAGAAAACTGCATCAAACTGTTGAAACCATTCTTTAGGTAGCTTGTATATTGATTGCCAAGTTGAAACAACAATTTGTTTGTTGGTATCTTTATCTTCTCCAGCAAATATTTTATGTATGTATTTTTTACAAGACCAAGATTTGTCTTGAGAGCAATAATCAAAAAAATCAGATTCCATCTGATTTACCAATCCTACCGTGGGAACTAATATTAAAATTTTACGATCTGTACCGATAACCTTTTGCAGATATCGAACCAAGACGTATATTATCAAACTTTTTCCAGATCCTGTCGGAGATATTATAACCGATCTGTGATTGTTCAGGCCATGAAGTATTGCCTGTTCCTGGTGAACATGCATCTGCACATCTTTTTTTCGGACAGATACTTTCAGAGATTTGTAGAATTCCGAAAGTTCTTCCTTTGTTATGCATAAAGGGTTTTTTGTCTCTTTAATATTTATGGTGTATTTTCTATCTTCACAAAATTTTTGAAGATATGTTTTTAACCCTCTTGGGAGTGTGGATGACAGAATATCATATAAACGAATCTTTCCATCCCACAGCCTACGTTTAAACATAGGCATATATTGCGCTCCGGGAACCATAAATGAAAAATAGTCCCTAAGTTCTTTCTTTAATGCTTGTTCTGTTTTGATGTAGTAGCGAACTTCATCAATAGATTCAACTTCAATATCCACATAATATTTATGATATTCCGTTCATCATTTTATTCCATTCGATGGCAGATTTAATCATAAAATTTCTGTTATTTAATGATTTAATAAACTCTTCAACCATCTTGAGTTTTACTTCAGTCACAGCCAATTTTGATTTTAGTTCTATTACTTTTACATCTGCTTCAACAAATTGCTCAACATCGCTTTTTAGCAAAGTAAGATCCGAAGGCTCTTCCCCCCAGGCTTCCAATTCTTCTTTGGAGGCTTTACCGGTATAAATTTTCCATTTCCTCAATTTTAAAACAGCCAAGTCGTTTTGGTGTTTTGTCAAAAGTAATTTGACATCTGCAAGTATTGTTAAATACTTGGAGTGTATTTGAGGTATCTTAAGAGACTCTATACCTAACTCTGTAGAGTCTATTTGAGAGTCTTTAGTAATAAGTTCTTTAAGGTTATCTAGATTCATCTTTAATACTCTTTTTTAGAGTTATTCTAAAGTACCTTTAGATAAAGTCAAATAAATATTCTTGACAATTATATAAAGTAATCTATAATTTATTTGAGGACTATACATGCAGATCGACTTACGTGAAATTCCAGTTGTTTGGATAAATCTGGATTCGGCAAAAAAGAATGCTGAAACCATGGAAGAAAGATTTAAAAAGTTTGGATTTAAAAATACACATAGAAAATCCGGACTAATAATTCCACCTCCACCCAATACAGATAAAAGCATTGCTCATTTTAGGGGATGTGGACAATCACATATAGACATTTTAGATGATGAAAATTATTCAACACCACTTCTTGTTTTGGAGGATGATGTTGAGTTTATTGAAAATTTTAATCCTGTAATAGATATACCAGAAGAATCTGATGGAATTTATCTTGGTGTATCAAGTGGAAATCTTTTTTACAAATCATGTAGGAAAGATCAAAATTACCTTCGAATAGCAGGAATATTGGCTGCACATGCCATATTGTATGTAACCCCTAGATTCAGAGCAGCGATGTCTGAAGCTGGTAAATATTGTTTATATGAAATAAATCAACCATGGGATGTTGGAACTGCAGCTATACAAGTAAATTATAACGTGTATACACCCAATATACCACAAATATTTCAATGTGATGATAGAGAAAATGCCAATAAATGGCAAAGACTCACGGATAAACCTCTGGAAGATAGAAAGTTTATTTTTCCATGATAACATTTAATTCACTGGGCAGATTCGGAAAACTTGGAAACCAGATGTTTCAGTACGCAGCATTAATTGGTCTAGCAGAAAAAAATGGATATGAGTACGGAATTCCATATTCCAACAGGGAATGGGGAATTAGTGCATGGTATGATTGTAAATTATTTTTACCGGATTTATTTAACATTACTGCCAAAGACTCAAGCTCAATTGACAACAAACACAAATTTAGATATGATCAATTAATTTATAATGAGAAGTTTTTTTCATTGCCGGATAATATAGATATTTTAGGGTATTATCAAAGTGAAAAATATTTTACACACTGCAAAGATAAAATTTTAAAAGAGTTTTCTTTTAAAAATGATGATTTGGTAAACAAAACAAAAGAAGAATTTGATAACAAAAAATTTATAGGTCTTCACATTAGACGTGGTGATTATTTAAAAATACCGCACATACATAAAACATGTAATCAAGAATATTACATTAAATCAATAAATAAAATTTTAGATAATGTAAAAGATGAACATTTTTTATATGTTTTTAGTGATGACATAGAATGGTGTAAACACAATTTAAATTTTAATATTAAAACTTTTTTTGATGATTCTCCAGAATCTGAAGAAAAATACTATACAAACCAGGAAAAAACTTTAATAAAAATGAGTTTATGCAATCATTTTATTTGCGGTAATAGTTCTTTTAGTTGGTGGGGATCTTATCTTATCAAAAATTCAAATAAAATTGTCTGCATGCCAAATCAATGGTTTGGAGAAGGTATAAAAGAATCTTGGTCTGACATTTATTATGATGGGGTTTCAATAATATGAATAAGCTTCACATCATAACAGATGCATTTAACAACAGTTCTTGCTTAAATTATCTTCCAAAAACTTTTAAATGGGTATTCAATACATATCCTTCTGACAATGGTCCAGTTGTATATTTTGATTCTTCAATATTTACTAAAATAAATGATGAATATTCTGGAACAAGATATGGTTGGTTAGGAGAATCTTCAGAAATTATTGCACCATTGATAATGGGAGTTACATCAAATAAAGATGTATTAAAATTAAGATATAAAAAAATTTTTACAAATGACAGAAGAATTGTCAGTATAGATCCAACTTTTTTTGTTTATAATCCCCCAGCATCAAACATGCCGTGGGTAAAAGAAAGAGAAGTATTTACAAAAACAAAATTGTGTTCATACATCACAAGCTTCAAGCAATTCACGTCAGGTCACATTAAAAGAATGGAATTGTTTGAAAAATTAAAAGATAATCCAAAATTCAAAGATCATATATTTGGAAGAGATTATAGATTTATTGAAAACAAAATTGATGGGCTTAAGGATTATATGTTTTCTATAGTTGTAGAAAATAGTATCTATCCAAAGTATTATACAGAAAAAATTACTGATTGTTTTGCCACAGGAACAATACCAATATATTATGGGGATGAGTCTATATGTGAAGATTTTGATAGATCTGGAATTATATTTTTAAATGAACTTGAATCATTTGATGATTTAAATGAAGAGTTATATAAAAATAAATTAAGTAGTGCAAAAAATAATTTAATAAAATTAAACTCCATGAAATCAGCTGATGATTACATTTACGAAAACATATTAAATGATTAAATTACATATATCAAATTTTTGGCCATCGTTTGATTACACTAATAATTTTTTTGTAGAATTATTTAAAGATATTTACACACAAGATATAATTTTTACAAATATCAACGATTGCAATTTATGTTTGATTGCGGATTGCAATATTCCACCAGAATTAGATAAAACAAAAACAAAAACCATTTGTTTTACCGGAGAACCAAAAAAAATAGATTTTTCTTTATGTGATTATTATCTTACTTTTGATCCCGATTCCGACAATAATATAAGACTGCCTTTATGGTATATTTACATTAATTTTTATAATTTAAATAATCAAAAAAATCCTATTCCAGCAGTAAAACCAAGTGAGATTGACGATAATATCTGGCTAAATAAATTAAAAAATAATTTTTGTATAGCTCCTTTTTCTGTTGCTACTAAAGCTAGAATTGAATTTTATAATTTATTAAATTACTATAAACCAACATATGGATTTGGCCTACCTTTTGGTAACGGAGATCAAGATAGAAATGAATTAAAAAAATATGACGTAATTTCTAATTTTAAATTTTGCATGACTTTTGAAAATACTTGCAAACAGGGATATGTTACTGAAAAAATTTTACAAGCTAAAACAGCCGGATGTATCCCAATATATTGGGGAGATGAATATGTTACAAAAGATTTTAATCCAAATAGTTTTATATATGTAAATAAATTTAAATCTTTTAATGAATGCTTAGAGTATGTAAAATACGTAGATAACAATTTTGAAGAATACAATAAATATTGTAAAGAACCATTATTTTTAAATGATATTGAAACAAATTTAAATATAATAAAAACAAAAATTAAAAATAAATTAGCCGATAAGATAGGAAAATAATTATTATGGAACATTTTTATAAAAATTTGGGAGAAGATTGGTTTTCATATTCTGAATTATACAATAATATTGTAAAAACACACGGAAGTGGAAGTCATTTTGTTGAAGTTGGATCTTGGAAGGGGAGAAGTTCTGCTTATATGGCAGTAGAAATTAATAATTCTGGTAAAAATATTAAATTTGATTGTGTTGATATTTGGGAAAAATCAGAAGAATACAGTGAAGAAAATTTATATGAACAGTTTTTAACAAATATTAAACCAGTAAAACATATTATAAATCCAATTAAAATGAAATCAGTGGATGCTTCTAAATTATATGAAGATAACAGTTTAGATTTTGTTTTTATTGATGCTTGTCATTTTTATGAATGTGTAAAAGAGGATTTAGAAGCTTGGTATCCAAAAGTAAAATTAAATGGAATTATTGCTGGTCACGATTTTCATTCAGAAAATATTAGAAAAGCAGTAGAAGAACAATTTCCAGAATTTTATTTTAGTCAACAACAAAATATTTGGTTGAAAACAAAAAAATAAAAAATTATGTCTTAAATAATATGATTAAAACAAAAATTTTAAGTATACCAAATTCAAATAGAAAAGACGATATAAAAAAACAAATGGAAAAAAACCATATTTGTTTTGATTTTTTTGATGCAATTACTCCAAAAGATTTTTATTTAACACAAGAAAAAAATATTACAAAAATAATATTAAAAGACTCAATATATTTTATAAATTCTGAAGTTGTAAATCCAATTATAAAAAGAAATTACATGAGAGTTGGAGAGGTTGCATGTGCAATATCACATATTAAAATATGTGAAAACCTTTTAAATAATGAAGAAGATGATTATTATCTAGTATTAGAAGACGATACAGTATGTTTAAAAGATATTGAAAAACTTTATTTACTTAAAAATTACATTAAAAATAATATTAATAAACAAGATTTAATCTATCTTTTAAATTATTCTCCATCTTTTCAACAAAGAAAACCCTGGTATTATGATTTATGTGAAAAAATAGAAGATCATTTTTATGTTTTAAAAAACAATCCAAGTATCTTTTTAGAAGCAACTAATGCATTTATTATTAATAAAAATTTTTGTAAAAAATATTTAGAAATAGTGAAAAATATCGGACTGATTGGTCCAGCAGATAGCGCGTTAATACATATGTTTGCCAATAAACATATATCTGTTTCAATAACAGATTTAGATTATTTTTCTCCCATATTTGAAAATAATCCAAGTTTTGTACATCAAACAGAAAAAATATCAATATAATATTTGATTTATTTAAAATATTATTAATAATTCATCTTCAATGAAGAACATACATTTTTATAATTTATTTCATAATGGTGATTTACATTATTCTAGAGAATTTGTAAAAGATATTATTAATAAAGTAAAAAATAAATATAAAATTGGTTATTATATTAAAAAATTAGAATCATCATCATTAAATGATATTGATATTGAATTTAAAAATGTAGATAAAAATAATATTTTGTCTACATTTTTAATTTCAAATTGCCAAAAAATTATAAAAGAAGAACAAAATGATATTTTTGTAAATACATGGATAGGTACAAATAATGCCAAATATGTAAGCAAACATAAATGTTCTTTAAAAAGTAATTATTTGCTTTATAAAGATATTTTTGCTTTTTTAGATATACCAATAGATTCAATTTCAAATTATATACCATCTATAGATTATTCAAAATTTAAAATAGAATCTATAGATAAATTTTTTAATAACAATAAACAAAATTTTTATTGCCTAATATCAAATGGACCGGTACACTCTGGTCAAGCTAATTGTTTTGATTTATCAAATATTATAAACATTCTTAGTAAAAAATATTTAAATATTGGTTTTATTTTAACCCATAAAACAAATTTGGAACATTCATCAAATATTTTTTATACAAATGATATAATAGGTTTACAAAAAGATTTAAATGAAATTTCATATTTATCACTAAAATGTAAAATTATTTTTGGTAGGGCTAGTGGGCCTTATTGCTTCTCACATGTTAAAGAGAACATGTTTGATATAGATAAAACAATAATAGCCAATTCAAATTTTATAGAAGAGGGTCTATGGGCAATGGAAGATGATTTTGAAAACAAAAAACATTGTAAACAAATTTGGTTGAATACAGCTTCTGATGAAGAATTAATGAATATAATTCAAAATGAAATAGATGTTAAATTGGAAAGTAAAATATGAGCATATCAAATAATATTGAACAAATAATAAAAGAAACAGTCTCTAAAACCTTAGAGAAAAAAAACATACCCGAAAATCCATCTGATTATTATTTTACAGACAATATAGCTGAGACTATCGAAAAACTCTGCATACTTCATATAAGAACATGGTTTTTAGAGGACATGGCTGGAGTTTGTAAAACAGATTCTGAGTTAGCAGATATAAAAAGAAAAGTAGACATTTGCTTCAAACAAAAAAGGCCAGCTTTAATTCAAGCAATAAATAGAATGGTAGATGCTGCTATATTAGATGGAAAAAGTTTAAAAGAAGATTCTGTAAAAATTTATAAGGGATTTGTTAATGATTCAGCTACCAATTAAACTAGTTAAAGATACGATTTCATCGTCAGAAATAGATTTATTGTGTGACTGGTTAAAAACCTATCCACAATTAACTAAAGGCAAATTAACTGAACAATTTGAAGCAGAGTTTGCAAATTGGACTGGTACAAAATATTCTGTTTTTGTTAATTCAGGATCATCAGCAAACTTAGCTATGATCTATGCATTAAAAGTATCAAATAAACTAAAAAATGAAAAAATTGTTGTCCCATGTGTTTCTTGGGTTACCACGGTAAGTCCAATTATTCAATTTGGAATGAAACCAATTTTATGTGAAACAGATAAAGATAGTTTGGGCATTGACATAAATCATTTTGAAAAAATTTGTAAAGAAGAATCTCCCGCCTGTTTGTGCCTAGTACATGTTTTAGGATTTCCAAACAAGATGAAAGAGATTAAAGAAATTTGTAAAAAATACGATGTAATACTATTAGAAGATTCTTGTGAAAGTGTTGGTACAGAATATGAAGGAAAAAAAACGGGTACCTTTGGGCTGATGTCTTCTTTTTCAACATATTTTGGTCATCATTTTTCTACAATAGAAGGTGGTTTTATTTGCACTGATGACTTTGAATTATATGAAGTATTAAAATCAATCAGATCGCATGGTTGGAGTAGAGATCTATCTGAACAAACTAAAAACCGCCTGCAGTCAGAGCATCAAATTGATGATTTCAGAAACCTATACACTTTTTATTTTCCCGGTTTTAATTTAAGAGCAACAGATGTTCAAGCTTTTTTGGGATTGAATCAATTAAAGTCTTTGAATGAAAAAAATAATAAAAGATATAAAAATTTATTGACATATCACTCAAATATAAAAAATAGTTATTGGAAAATTAAGTTTAATAATTATGTAAGTAATTTTGCTTATCCAATAATACACCCATTAAAGAATAAAATTGTAGAAAAATTAAAAGAAAATCAAATAGAGTGCAGACCATTAATTTGTGGTAGTATGTCCAGACAACCATTTTTTTATCAAAGGTATGGTATTGTTGAACACAATTTTTCAGATATAATTCATGATTATGGATTATATTTACCCAATAATCCAGATATGACCGAAGAAGAAGTATTGTATATTTCAAATACAGTTAACTCAATAACAAAAAATATAAATGAATAAAAACTCTAAAATATTTGTTGCGGGACATAAAGGACTTGTTGGTTCTGCTTTGATGAGAAAACTCCATGAAAATGGATTTACAAACTTAATAACAAAAACTAAAGATGAATTGGATTTGAGAAATCAAATTGACGTTAAGTATTTCTTCGATAAAGAGAGGCCAGATTACGTATTTCTAAGTGCCGCAAAGGTCGGAGGAATTGGCTGGAATAAGAATTGTCCAGCAGAATTTATATACGATAATTTGCAAATACAAAACAATATAATTCACAGCGCGTATTTAAATGGAGTCAAAAAACTTTTGTTTCTTGGATCGGCGTGCATTTATCCCAAGATTACACCTCAACCAATTAAAGAAGAATATTTGATGACGGATCAGCTTGAACCAACAAATGAAGGATATGCTTTATCAAAAATTGTTGGTTTAAAAATGTGTCAATACTACACAAAACAATATGGATTCAATGCCATATCATTGATGCCAGCTAATTTGTATGGAATCAATGATAATTTTAATGTAGAAAAATGCCACGTTATACCAGCATTGATACGTAAATTTATTGATGCAAAAGAAAATAATGAATCATCTGTGGTGTGTTTTGGTGATGGTACTCCGACACGAGAATTTTTGTTTTCTGACGATCTTGCTGATGCATGTTTATTCTTAATGAAAAATTATAATTCTCCAGAAATAATTAACGTTGGTTCAGGTATGGATGTAACCATAAAAGAACTAGCGGAAACAATAAAAAGTAAAATAGGATTTAATGGAGAAATTATTTGGGATACATCAAAACCAAATGGAACTTCACTGAGAAAAATATGTAATAAAAAAATAAATTCTATGGGCTGGAACGCCACAACCAAACTAGAAGATGGAATATCGAAAACAATAGATTGGTATTTGTCAAATAGAAAAAATTATTATAGAAATTAATTGAATACTTTAAAATATAAAATATACTACTAATATGAATAAAAAAGCTTTAATTATTGGTGCAAACGGCCAAGATGCGTCATATTTGGCTGAATTATTAATTGAAAAACAATATGTAGTTCACGGTACAATCAGAAGAAATTCTGTACCAGAATCTCAGACAACCAGAATTCAACATTTGCACGATAATAATTTAATTACCCTGCATTATGCAGATCTTACGGACCCAATTAGCATTGAAAGCGTAATTCAAAAAATACAACCAGATGAAATATATCATTTAGCTGCACAGTCTCATGTTCAAATTTCTTTTGATTTACCTCACTATACTTTAGAAGTAAATGGTTGTGGAACGCTGTCTGTATTAGAAGCAGTCAGGCGGTTTTCACCACATTCTAAAGTTTACCATGCAGCAACATCTGAGATGTTTGGAAATTCAAAAGACCCAGATGGTTACCAGAGAGAAACTACACCAATGGTTCCGGTGAGCCCATATGGATGCGCTAAACTATATGCACATACTTTATGCAGAAATTATAGCCAGGCTTATAATATTTTTGCTTGCTCTGGAATTCTTTTTAATCACGAATCTCCAAGAAGAGGGATAAACTTTGTTACAAATAAAGTAGCAAATCAAGCAGTTAAAATTAAATTAGGTTTGGCGGACAAATTAGTTCTTGGGAATCTTGAAGCCAAACGTGATTGGGGGCATGCAAAGGATTATGTAGAAGCAATGTGGCTTATGTTACAAAAACCAACTCCAGAAAGTTATGTTATTGCTACTGGAGAAACTAGAACTGTAAGAGAAATGACACTGTACATTTTTAATAAATTAAATTTAAATTTTGACAAATATGTGTCTACAGATGAAAAATATTGTAGACCAGAGGAATTACACTATTTAAAAGGTGATGCAACAAAAGCTTATACAGAATTAGGATGGAAACCAAAAATAAAATTTGAAACTATGATGGATGAAATGGTAGATTTTTGGATAAAAAATTATAAAAAATAATTAATAACTATGAATATTAAACAATTTATATTTGACAATTCACCAATAAATAAATGTGGGCAAAGATGTCCAATTATTTTAGAAGCTGGAACAGCTCATGGGTTTGATACGGTTGAATTTGCTAAAACATATCCAGATGGTGTAATTTATGGAATTGAACCTATTACAGCGATGTATGATCATACATACATGTTAACAAAATCTTTTAATAATGTAAAACTATTTAAAAAAGCATTATCCGATAAAAATGGCAGCGCGGAAATGTATGTTTCATATTATTATGGTAGCCCAACAGGTTCTAGTTCGATACTGGAACCAAAAGACCATGTACATTTACATCCGGAAATAACATTTAACAATAAAGAAATTGTTGAAACAATTACGCTCGATGATTTTGTGGAAGAACAAAACATATCACATATTGATTTTATGTGGTTAGATTTGCAGGGATATGAACCAATTGTATTAAATAAATCAATAAAAACTCTTAAAAAGAGTAGGTATTTACACTGCGAAGTTACTATGATTGAATATTATAAAGATAATATAAAATATCCAGAGTTTAAAAAATTTTTAAATGATAATAATTTTGAAGTTTTAGATGAAAGTGAAATTTTTACTCCAAATGGAATTAAAAAAGCTGGAAATGTTTTGTTTAAAAATAAATCATATAATTAAGGTAAAATAAAATGTATTATTCTCAGTATAATCAAGATAAAATTTTAAATACTAGAATTTTTAAAAATAAAAAAAATGGATTTTTTATAGATATAGGTGCACATGATGGAATAACATATTCCAATTCATATTTTTTTGAAAAAGAATTGGAATGGACAGGTATATGTGTGGAACCAAATCCATCCGTATTTAAACAATTACAAAAAAATAGAAAATGTACTTTAATAAACAAACCTGCTTGGATAGAAAATAAAAAAGAAGTATTTTTTACAATTACAGGACATTCTGAAATGTTGAGTGGATTATACGACACATATCATCCAAAACATCTAAAAAGAATAAAGTCGGAAATAGATGATTTAAATCAAAAATTTGAAATCACTGAAGTTGAATGTTTTGATTTAAATGAATATTTAATAAAAAATTCTATAAATAATATTGATTTTATTAGTTTAGACACCGAAGGAAGTGAATTTAAAATTTTAAAAAATATTGATTTTTCTCAAATTTCTATAAAAGTTATTGTAATAGAAATACCATATGATCAAAATGAAGTAATAAATTTTTTAGAAAATAAAAATTTTTATCTATATGCATATGCTCAAAATTCAGATTTAATTTTTGTTAATAACAGCTATAAATTTTAATTAAAAAATTAAAAATATTCTTTATTATTGACAATTAATTTTTTTGTGTTAAAATATAAATGTGAAAAAACCAAAGAAAAAAAAATCTAAACCGTCTGATGCTGATTATGTAGACAATCAGGCGTTATATGATGCTTTGGTAGAATTTAAAAAGAAGATAAGAGAATCTGAAAACAGCGGAAAGAAAAAACCAAAACTTCCCGATTTTATAGGCGAGTGCATACTAAAAATTGCATCTCGCCTTTCTTATCGACCAAATTTTGCCAACTATCCTTATAGAGAAGAAATGGTATCTGACGCAGTTTTAAATTGTATTACTTATATTGAAAATTTTGATCCAAAACTCTCAACCAGTCCATTTGGTTATCTAACGCAAATATGTTGGTTTTCATTCGTTAGGATTATAAACAAAGAGAAAAAAGAAAAATATGTTCAATACAAGTTTGCAGAACAAAAAAATAATAAAGATTTTCAAAATTGGTTTAATGAAGTATATGCTGGTATTGACATTGGAAGAAAAGATTTCTTTGGTTTGACCGATTCGGATATGGAACGGTTTGATAAAATGACTGAACCTAAGGTAAAGAAGAAAAGAAAAAGAAAAGTAAAAGAAGACATGTTTGAACTATGAAAGCCGTAATATTGAATGACACCCATTTTGGATACAAAGCAGATTCTCCGATAGTTTTAGAATACTTTCTATCCTTCTTTGAAAGGCAGTTGTTTCCTTACCTAAAAGAAAACAAAATTACAACAATATTTCACCTAGGTGATGTATTTGACCGAAGAAAATACATCAACTTCAAAACCCTAAATGAAGTAAGAACCAGGTTCTTTGAACCTTTGCGTGATATGGGAATAAAGGTTATTGCAATTTGTGGTAACCATGATACGTATTACAGAAACAACAATAGAGTAAATTCACTGGATGAACTTATTTCTTATTATGGTAACTGGGAAATTTATTCTGAGCCAACAGAAATAAAAACTAGTTCGGGGTGTGTTGCCCTGGTTCCTTGGATAAATCCTGAAAATCAAGAAAAATCTGCTGACTTTATAATAAACACAACCTGTCCGGTTTTATTTGGTCATTTGGAATTATTGGGATTTCAAACTATTCGTGGTACATTTGTGGATCAAGGTTATGACCCAAGATATTTTAACAAATTTGAATGTGTTCTTTCTGGGCATTATCACATCAAGTCTAGTCGTGACAATATCCATTATTTGGGCACGCAATATCAGATGGCTTTCTCGGACGTTTGGGAGTCAAAGGGGTTCCACGTATTTGACTTCAAGGATCGTACTTTATCGTTTATTGAAAATCCAAGGAAGCTTTTCCACACGTTTGATTATAATGAAGACAACCCGGAAAAGATCGATTATCAGAACTTCAAAGATTGTTATGTCAAAATTTTTATCAAGAAGCGCACTAAGGCTGCAGCTTTTGAAAAGTACATTGATAAATTCTATGAAGCAGGTGTGGCAGAATTGGCAATAACGGACGAGGTATCGACAAATCCAGAATTGGTGGCAGTAGATGTGCACAAGGATACATTGCAGCTTCTTCATGAAGAAATTGAAACAATAAACGACAAATCTGTTGATAAAAAAATACTTGCAAAGATCATAGATGAGGCTTATAATTCTGCATTGTCAAAGGATGAAGAGTGATTGAATTTTTAAAAGTCAGATTTAAAAACTTTGGTTCGTTTGGAAACAACTTTTCAGAAATTGATTTAAATAGCAGAAAGACAACGTTGGTCACGGGAACCAATGGTCATGGTAAATCTTTTGCTTTGTTGGATTCTCTTTGTTTTGGTTTGTTTGGCAAGCCATTCCGACCAATAAATATACCACAGTTGATAAATACAGTTAATGGAAAAAACTGTTTAGTTGAAATTGAATTTAACAGATCTAACTCTCATTATTTGGTTCGTCGTGGATTGGCTCCCAAAATTTTTGAAATTCATAAGGATGGTAAGCTTTTAGATCAAAATGCCAAGTCCAAAGATTATCAAGAAATGTTTGAGGAACAGATCCTGGGATTTGATTATTCTGCCTTTAAACAGGTCGTAATCCTCGGCAAATCCAACTTCATACCATTCATGCAGCTGACTCCCATGGAGCGCAGGAAGATCATAGAAGGACTCCTAGAGCTCGATATACTGGCTGACATGAATGTATATGTAAAGGGGCAGTTGGGTTCTTTGAAAGTCGATATTGCTGAACAGAACAGCCTTTTAAAGATATCCCATGAAAAGATAAAATCCCAAAAAGAATTTATAGAACAAGTGAAAACTAGTAATGCTGGAGATATAAAAATTCTTGAGGGAAGAATTAAAGAATACAAAGATCAAATTGGTGAAGACAATAGAACACTAAAAACTTTACTTGAGGATCATTCCGATAAATCCACGCAGATCTCAGATTTAAAAAAGAAAATTGCATCTCTTAAAGATGTTCCTGGTATGCTAATCAAATTGGAAACATTAAAAATTTCATTGCTTGATGACATAAAGGCACTGGAAGAGAATGCAACTTGTAAGTGTTGCTTACAGGTTCTTCCAGTTGAACAAAAGCAAAAGCACATTCAAGAAAAAAGAACAAAGTCAAAAGAATGTTTTGATGCTTTAAAGGTTGCGACAAAGAAGAATCAAGATTTAGAGCAGTACAATAAAAATTTGGAAAAAATGTCGCAAGAAGCGGAAATATTAGTAAATGACATTAATGGCATCAAATATAGAATTGGAAATGGTGAATCCAATATCAAAGTTTTGGAGAAAGACATAAAGGAAAAACAAGCAGCCAACAACCTGACTACTTTACTAGCCAGTTTGGCTGATTCGGAAAGTAAAAAAGATGAAATTGCAAAACAAGTTGAAAAACTCATTCAAGAACAAATTCATCACGATGTTGTATATGATATCCTCAAAGATGGCGGGCTCAAGAGCCGCATTATCAAACATTATGTTCCCATCATCAATGGACTCGTCAACAAGTTCCTCGGAAAACTTAATCTCTATGTTGATTTCACCATCGATGAGGAATTCAAGGAAACAATCAAGTCTCGATATAGAGATGCATTCTCATATTCCTCTTTCTCTGAGGGAGAGAAACAGCGTATCGATTTGGCCATACTGCTGACTTGGCGTGAAGTGGCCAAGATGAAGAATAGCCTAAACTGCAATCTATTGATTTTTGATGAGATATTGGATTCGTCTTTGGATTCTTCGGGAACCGAGTCTTTTTTGAAGATATTGAATAAAATGAAAAATAAGTGTTCTATATTCATTATAAGCCATAAGGCAGATTCTTTAGTCGATAAATTTGATCAATCATTACAATTTGAAAAGAAAAACAACTTTTCAAAGATAAAAGTAAACATATAAATATTTTAAATGTTCAAGGGAACTTACAAGGCAAAAGATTCATATGGTAACCCCATTTACTACACAAATGGTGATGTTGTCCTCGATCAAGGAAGGGCATATAGATGCCTATCAAATACCATATACGGACCTTTACAGAGCCCTGACAATTGGTATGTTACTGGATTAACGGAGCCTTATAGAGGAACCACTGCACCGATAAACCCAATAGAAAATCAAATATGGGTAACTGATTCGGGAACCAAATACATTTGGTTCAAAGATACAAATGGATTTCAGTGGATTGAAATTTGATTTGCAGAATAAAGAGGATATAATAAAGATATGAACGAAGACAGTTTTGAGAAATTTACTAATCGCCGCAAGAATAAGCCATCTGTTTTTGGCAAAAAGCAACAGAACAGAAACAAGAGAGGCAATAGGCACGAACAGAAGCAAAAGCTCAATGACACTCTATACAAGAAAGAAGTAGAGTAAAGGAATTATATATGACAACTGTGACTAAAATGCGTCTCTCAAAAGAGACTTTGACTATACTTAAAAACTTTTCCTCCATCAATTCTAATATCTTGATTAATCCGGGAAGCATTATCAAGACAAAATCTGCAAGCAGCAACATATATGCAGAAGCAAAAATTGAGGAAGAATTTGATGTATCGGTTCCCATCTGGGATCTAAATAAGTTTTTGGCAGTGGTTAGCATGTTTGCAAACCCAGATCTTGAATTTACTGACAAGTATGTTGACATCTCAAATGGTAGATCATATGTCAGATACCATTATTCAAATCCAAAATTGCTATCGGTTCCAACCAGAGAAATAAAGATACCAGATGCAATAATAAAATTTGACCTAAATGAAGAAAATCTCAACGAAATGCTGAGAGCTGCAAGCATTCTTCAGGTTGGCGATATTCAGATAACAGCAAAAGATGGTGTTTTGAGCATTGTTGTCGATGATTCTGGAAACAGCAGTTCAAATAGCTTTTCAATGATATTGGATGATAACTACAGCGGTCCAGATTACAGCGGTTCTTTCAACATCAATCACATCAAGTTTGTCCCTGGATCATATAAAGTACACCTTACGAATACCGTTGTCGCAAAGTTTGAACATGAATCTGGCAATTTGTTTTACTACATTGCAATAAACAAGGGATAAAATGACAGAAATAAACAATTTGATTTGGGTCGAAAAATATCGACCCAAGACTCTGTCTGATTGCATTCTTTCTACGGATTTGACCATCATATTCAACGGTATGGTCAAAGATGGCAAAATTCCCAACATGTTATTCTATGGCAAACCTGGAACAGGCAAAACCACTGTGGCAAAGGCGCTTGCCAATGATCTGGGTTTAGATTGCATGATGATTAACTGCTCCGAGGAGAATGGTATTGATACCCTCAGAGTCAAGATAAGAGAATATGCATCCACGGTTTCTCTCACGGGAAATGGCAAAGTCATTATTTTGGATGAATTTGATTATGCTACAAAAGGCATTCAAACAGGTTTGCGTGGAGCTATAGAGGAGTTTGCAGATAATTGCAGATTTATAATCACATGCAATTATAAAAACAGGGTGATAGACCCATTGCACTCAAGATGCACTGGAGTAGATTTTAGCATACCCAATTCAGAAAAGGCTGCGATTGCCACCAGGATTCTGCAAAGGATAGAATCTATACTTAATTTTGAAAATGTTCCATATGAAAAACAAGTTTTGGCAAATGTGGTTAAAAAATATTTTCCAGATATTCGCAGAATCATCAATGAACTTCAAAAGTATTCTTCTTCTGGAAAGATTGATGTTGGCGTATTGGGACAAAACAGTTCAGATTCATTCAAAGAACTATTGGGGTACATGAAAACAAAGGATTTTGCATCCTGCAGAAAATGGGTTATTCAAAATATAGATCTCAATACAAGCGAGTTTTTTAAACGTCTATACAATGAGCTTTATACAGCTCTTAAACCAAGTTCAATTCCTGCAGCAATTTTGATTATAGCCGAGTATCAGTACAAATCTGCATTTGCAGCGGATCATGAAATCAATACTATGGCCATGTTGGTACAGATAATGATGGATTGTGAGTTTGCCTAATGGAACTATTTGATTTTATCAACAACATCAATTACCATAAAAAGCCAGTCCTAGATGAGGACGAAAAGGCAGATAAATTTTATCTGCCTTTTATGGTAAATAAATATTATTCTTTTTTTGCAGATACCATATTTTATGCAAATGAGATGAATTGCAACTGGGAGTTAGATAAAAAACTTCAACATGATTTTTATTTGAATGGAATAAGGAAAAAGAAAAGATTTAATGCTTGGGTTAAGAAAGATACCGAAGACGATATTGAAACTATAAAAAAAGCATATAATTACACAGAGTCTAAAGCTCAAGAAGTGCTAAATATACTTGGACCCGATGGTGTGAAAAAGTTAAAACTTTTTATGCTTAAAGGTGGAACTAATAGTAAAGAGTGAGTGATATGTCGGAAACATCAGATAAAATTTTTAATAATGTTGGCGTTCATATAAAACTTTTGGATCCAGAAGATTTTATGGTTGTCAGGGAAACCCTATCGAGAATAGGGGTATCACCCAAAGGAAAAAAAGTTTTATATCAATCCTGCCATTTAATACATAAAAATGAAGTTTATATCATAGCCCATTTTAAGGAATTGTTTTCCTTGGATGGGCTTCCTTCCAATGTATCCGAAGAAGATTTAAAAAGAAGAAATGCAATCATATCTCTATTAGAGGAGTGGGAACTCTTAGATGTTGTTGACAAAGAAAAAATTAAAGATAAGATGCAAATCAGCGGTCTTAAAATTATAAAACATGAAGAAAAGAATGACTGGCAATTAATACCAAAATTTAATCCAGGCACTCTACGTAAATTTTTTAATAGTTGAGGAAATAATGTACAATCTAACTCTTAGCATGATCGTAAAAAACGAGGCACCAAATATTCTACGGTGCTTGGAATCTGTAGCCCCATTTATTGATTATTATGTAATATGTGATACTGGGTCAACAGACAATACCAAAGAGATAATTAAAAATTTCTTTGACAGTAAAAACATACCAGGTGAAATATTGGACCATGAATGGAAACACTTTGGTCATAATAGAACAGAGGCACTTAAAGCTTGTTATGGAAAAACTAAATGGGCCATGATGATTGATGCGGATGATTACCTATCCGGAAAGTTACCAGTAGAAAAATTTGATGATAATTTGGATGGATATGTTGTAAAAATTACAAGAGGGCCATTTGAGTGGTATAGGGCACAATTGTTTAATTTAGGAAAGAAAAATTGGTGGTATGAAGAACCACTTCATGAATATGCTATATGTGAACAACCTATAAATGTCGTTAGACTTGAAGGTGATTACAGCTGGGAAGTAAGAACAGAAGGATGCAGATCTAGAGAATCCGGTGGGGACGATAGAGAAAAATACAGAAAAGATTATTATTTCCTTAAAAAATATCTTGAGGACCATCCAGATAATGTAAGAACCCAGTTTTATCTTGCACAATCTGCATTTGATGCTCATATGTTTGATGTAGCTGAAATAGAATATGAAAAAAGAGCAAAAATGGGAGGATGGGTTGAAGAGGTATTCTATTCTTGGATGAGAGTTGGAATATCCCGGGAATTGCAGAACAAACCTCTCCCAGAAGTTATAGACGCATTCTTATTAGCACATGAAACTCTGCCAGTAAGAGCGGAACCATTCTGGCAAATGTCGTGCATCTATAGAAAACACAATAGACCAAGAAATGCATATGTAATGGCATCTCATGCACTGCAAATACCAATACCACAAGACAATATTCTTTTCGTGGACAAGGGAAATTATACTTGGGGAATTTTGGACGAAATTGCAACAACGGCAGCACAGGTAGGAAAATTCCATGTTGGCCTTGCTGCATGTGATAAACTTCTTTCGGAATCACATTTGCCACCGGATCAGAGAGAAAGAGTTATGAGTAACAGAAATCTATATGTTGATGTTGTTTCTAAAATGAATGCTGAATTGATAAAGCAACAGCAAGAAATTTTAGAAAAACAGCAAAAGGCTATGGAATCGGCTGAAAAAAGATCAAAGCAAACTACTCTTAACATAGATTTATCAAAGCCACCCATTACGTTATAATAATCTCTAAATAATTAATAATGCATTAAAACATTATTAATGGAGATTTTTATGGCCGAAAACTACGACATAATTGTTGTAAAAGGCGATACAGCTAGATGGTCTTCCTTCTTTTATAGCCTAACAGGAGGAAATACCTTCGATTTTAGTGGATGTACCATGTACATGCAAGTAAGATCTGGATATTATGCTGAACCCCTTTTGGCCGGCTACACACAATACATTTCCGCAGGAGCCTCTTTAGATTATCCTAAAGGATTAACCGGAGGAATATCTGCAGGTGCTACTGGAGGAACTGTATATTTTTGCATAGGTTCTTCTCAGTCAAATCAACTCACAGCAGATAGAATGTGCAAATATGATGTAAAAGTAGAACATCCCAGTTTAATGGACAAATACACAATCATTAGAGGAAATGTTCAAGTATTGGGCAACGTAACTAACATATAATGTTCTTCGGAAAGAACAAAACATCTTTAAAATTGTCTAAACCATTCCCTGGATTGGCCGAAGGTTGTGAATATTTTATAGTGGAGAGTGCAACAAATCCAAAAAAAATAAAAATTGGAAATGGTCTCACTCAATTATACTTGAGAGACAGTGATGGTGAAAGTTATTTGATTGAGGGAAATTCAACAAAAATAAAAAACATATTTACACCAATAAAAAATTATGATTCATTGGATGGAAAAATTTACAAATTAAAAAGATCCTTTGGTTCTTTTGATCAAAATGAACTTGTAAAATTCATAGATCCAACTAATTATGATGAAAAAATACAATTTGGGATTGGAGTCACCGAACAATACATAATCAAAAAGAGCAATGATAAAGTAATAAAGGTTTATGGAAATTCAAATCAAATAAAAAGTTTATTCGAAGAAGTTCAAATAAATAAACCTCAAATATCAAAAGTAACAGTACCACAAAAACCAGTTAAAATAATAGAAAAAGTTATAGTAAAAGAATCTATACCTGTCATAGGTGAACAAGGTTTGCGAGGAGAGCGTGGTGAAATTGGTAATGAAGGTCCGCCGGGACCACAGGGTCCGGTTGGACCTAGAGGACCACAGGGAATACAGGGAGAGCGCGGTGAAATAGGTCCAAAAGGTGAACAAGGAATTCCCGGTCCAAAAGGAAATGTTGGTCCACAGGGAGAGCGGGGACCAAAAGGTGATAAAGGAGACAGCGGAGCCAAAGGTGATAAAGGTGATGTTGGGCCACAAGGAAACCCCGGTCTAAAGGGGGATAAAGGAGATATAGGACCCAAAGGAGATACCGGAGAACCTGGGTTTGATGGAAGAGATGGTCTTCCGGGTCCACAGGGGGAACAAGGAATACAAGGTCCTGTTGGACCTCAAGGTCCCAAAGGTCCACAAGGAATACGGGGACCAGTTGGTCCAGAGGGTCCAATGGGCCCACAAGGAATCGCTGGAAAAGATGGACAGTCTTCTTTTACTGAAGTAGAACACCCTTTGGTGTTGGAAGACAATATATTAAAATTTGATTCCAAGCACATAGCAACACTTTTAAGTAAAAGTGGTGGTGGTGATGTAAAAAGTATTTTAGATAAATTGTCATTACTTTATACGAGTGGTGGTGGTGCCGTAGGAATTAAATTTAATGGAAATTATCTTTTAAAATCTGTAAGTGACGTAAATTTTACTGGAGCCGGTGTAATTGTAACACGTCAGGGTAAAAATGTAACAGTAAACATACCAGGGTCAGAAGGAACAGTAACTTCTTTAACTGCTGGTGCCGGAATAACATTGAGCCCATCATCTGGAATAGGCAATGTTACCATAACAAATCTATTAAGCGTAAAGGGACTTGATGGAACGATTCAATTATCAAATGATGGTGCAACGGATTTAAAATCTGATAATGCATTTCGTCTGGATCCAATTACAGCTAATTTAGAAATACCAAACGGACTTAAAATTTTACCTAGTGGCTCAAATGATTATATTGAATTTAAAAATGGATCCACACAAGGAACCGCACCAAATAAATTTTATTATCAAACAACATATCCTTCCGGCGTAACTCAAGGTGACCGTTGGATGGATTCCGATAATGGTATTGAATATGTTTATATTTACGATGGAAATACCAACCAGTGGGTTCAACCAACTAATACAGGCGGATCTAGCAGCACTACAATTTCTGTTCTTGCAACCACCACAGTTATCGGAGCAACTTATGCGGCTCTCCCCACAGACTATTACATCGGTGTAAGTTATGCTGGTCCAGTAACAGTAACACTCCCAGTAAATCCAGAAACTGGAAGAGAAATTGTAGTAAAAGATGAATCTGGAAATGCAGGCAATGGAGTCAATCGTCAGATCACGATTGTCGGAGCCACTGCATCACATAAAATCGACAATCAAAGTTCAGCGATAATAAACCTAGACAATGCCGGTCTCCATTTTATCTACAGATCCGGCTGGAGAATAATATAATGTCATACCTATACAACGATCTGGTTGGATTTAAAGAAAATTCAGTTGATGCTTTCAACCGTTTAAAAGTCAGCCAACCATTCACTTTATTTGATAGCCAGCATCGTTATCAGGTAAATGATAAATGGAATTATATTGGTGCAACGGGAGGCACGTATTCTTACAATATAACAGAAAGCACGGTATCTCTTACTACAGGAACAACGGTGGGGTCCAAATTATATTGTGAAACCAAAAGAGTGTTTTCATACCAGCCCGGAAAATCTTTATTGGTCGTTTTAACTTCGGCTTTTAATCAACCAAAATCTGGTTTAAGGCAAAGAGTTGGATATTTTGGAGTAACTGGTGGATTTACGGGTGCAACACCATATAATGGAATTTATTTGGAACAAGACGGTTTAACTTTATCAATTTGCATGGCATCGGCATCACTTGGAACAACCACGGTCGTTAACCAAAGCAATTGGAATGGTGATAAGTTTGATGGGACTGGTGAGTCCGGAAGAATTTTGGATGTCACAAAAGCAAATATTTTTTGGCAAGATATTGAATGGCTTGGTGTTGGTGATGTAAGAACTGGATTTTTTGTTGATGGTAAACCAGTTGTGGCTCACACATTTCATAATGATAACATAAATTCAACAACTTATATGACAACTGCATGTTTGCCGATGCGGTATGAAATTGAAAATACTGCAGGACAAACTGGAAGTAGTACCATGCGCCAAATTTGCGCAACTGTGATGTCTGAGGGAGGATATGAGGGATTTACACGAAGATTTAATGTATCCAAAAATGGATCAAATGCAACAGCATTAACTACTCAGGACGTGCAATATCCAATGATAGCTTTGCGTTTAAATTCAAATCGCTTGGATAGCATAATTGTTCCTTCAAATATTAGTGTTGTTGCCGAACCAGGAATAAACAATAAACCAACCACGGTTCAATACAGAATATTGCTTAATCCAACTCTAACAGGCAATACTTGGACAACGCATTATAATGGAAATGTCGATTATAATATCACGGCAACAGCTGTAACTGGAGGGACCGATATTATCGGTGGATACGTTAGCAGCAGTGGATCATTGGACATTTCTAGCATAAATGATTTTAATTTTCAACTTGGAAGAACACAATTGGGGGTCAGCGACACATTTGTGTTAACAATGACAGGAATAGAAGATGGAACCAACGTTTATTGCGATCTTTCATGGTTCGAAATCATATAAATATTAAGACATGCCACTAGATTTTCCTCCATCTCCCGCAGTAAACGAAATTTACACCTTTGGTGGCCGTTATTGGATATGGAACGGCACAGCGTGGGATTCTTACAGTCCAGTTACAACAATCACAACTTTAAATGGTTTAACTGGTACGGTAGGAATCACCGCAGGAAGTGGAATGGGTGTTACTGTTTCCGGACAGAACATTGTATTGAACAATACCGGAGTTTTAAGTTTTAATGGTTTGACTGGAGCCGTTACTGGAGTAACTACAGGAACTGCAAATACATTTGGACCAGTTCAAAGTTTCAATGGTGGGATAGTTGCATCTGGTGCGACTTTGACCGGAAATGTTTATATCACTGGATTGACTACCCCATCAGTAGACTCTCAGGCTGCAAATAAAGCATATGTTGATTCTGTTGCAAGCGTAGGAATTCATTATCATACCGGAGTAACTTTAGCCTCCACAGATTCCGAGACTTTTAATACTGGTGTAACATATGACAATGGGGCATCGGGAGTAGGTGCTACATTAAGAAAGACCGCATCCTTTGCAAGAATAAACATCGACTCAACAGATGGTTCAACTGGCGACAGAATTCTAATAAGATCCGCAGCAACGCAACAGTGGAATGGTGTTTACAGCGTAACAAATCAAGGAAGTGGATCTACCGGATGGATTCTCACCAGAACCACGGATGCCGATAATTACCATCCATACGAAAATGATGGTTTGGGTGGCAATGATTATTTCTTTGTCACTGGTGGCAGTAGCCTAAAGAACAATGCATACATTTGTTCGAATGTCGGTGGAATTACTTTTGGCACAACTGCAATAACATTTGCAATATTCAGCACACCACCTGTATACACAGCAGGAACTGGATTGGCTCTGAATTCCCTGCAGTTCAGCAATACGGGTGTTCTTAGCTTTAACGGTTCTACTGGATCTATAACAGGTGTTTCTAGTGTTCGCGGTCTCACTGGTGCAATAGGAATCACCAACGGCAGCGGAATCGGTCTAAGTGTTTCCGGTCAAACAATGACCTTCAGCAACACTGGAGTTTTGAGTATTGACGGGGGAACTGGTGCCATTACGAATGTTGCTAGGACTAATGTAACTAATAATTTTTCAACATCACAAAATGTAAATGGATCTATAGTAGCCTCTAACCCAATTTTTAGTGTAACTGTAAGTCCAACAAAAATTACTTTTTATGAAGACAGTCTCGGGTTTTCAACAGATTTATATACTGGTCAATATATAAATCAATCCATTTATTTACCTAGTTACACCACCACTTTAGCAGGACTTTCTGGGGATCCTCAAACCTTTACAGGTACAAATATATTCAATTCCATTGCATACTTTAATGGTGGTATCAGTGCTGCTGGAGCAACATTCAGTTCACTTGCAAGATTCAATGCAGGAATCTCTGCTGCTGGTGGTACATTCTCTGCTCTTACAAGATTCACCGCAGGAATCTCTGCTGCTGGTGGTACATTCTCGGGCACTCAAACATTCGTTAATGGCGCAACTTTTCAAGGAAACATAAATGCACCAAATATTGTTACGAGTTTCAATGGACTGACAGGTGCTGTTACAGGAGTTACCACAGGATCTGCAAATACCTTTACGGCACTGCAAACTTTCAACTCTGGTATTAGTGCTGCTGGTGGTGTTACATTTGCAGGAACTGTTGCATCCGATACAGGTTATAGAATTACTTCAAATGCAATAAATGCACAGACAGGAACTACATATACATTCTTGGCTACAGACAATGGAAAAGTTGTGACATTTAACAATGGTTCTGCAATAACTGTAACAATTCCTACAGGACTTCCTGTTGGCTTCAACTGCACGGGAATTCAATTGGGTGCAGGGCAAGTAGGATTCACTGCAGCATCGGGAGTAACTTTGAATGCATATTCAAGTGCATACAAGATTGCTGGACAACATGGAGCTGCTTCTCTTGTGTCATATACAACAAATATCTACAATCTTTCAGGTTCTCTAAATCCATGAGATCAATTCCTTCTGGCAGAGGTTTTTCGGTTGCTTCCCAGATGCTTACTGTTGTCAAGGACAGCAGCCTTCTTCTCAATCTGGACGCAGGAGACACAAATAGTTATTCTGGATCTGGAACCACTTGGACGGATCGCAGCACACAGGCTGGAAGCGTTACCTTGACAAACGGTCCATCATACAATACCACAACATCTCCAAATATTTTGTTTGACGGTGTTGATGATTATGCTGTTGATGGAGGAAACTCTGCAATCAAAGCAATATCAAATGGTGGGAGTTACACCATTGATGCATGGATGAAATTAAATTCTTTGACTACTAGCCAGTATCTTTGTGGAAATCAAAATGCTACAGTTGGCTCATATGGGTTTGGGTTGCTATTGGTGCCATCATTAAACAGCGTAAGATTTTTTTATACTTCAGCCACATCTATTAATGTATTAACTTTAAGTGGTATTACTTTTAATACAACTTGGATGCATTTTAATGCATCATTTCAATACAATAATGGTTCGTCACCAGCACAGAGTGTATACACAATATACATCAATTCTGTTCAACAAATAACAAGTACAAACAGTCAGCCTACAGGAACTTTGGCTAATTCTGCAAATTCTTTTTACATAGGAAGAAGACCCAATGCAACACTTCCGGCTAGTATGAATTTAGCAACTTTTAAACTTTATAACAGAGTATTGAGTTCAACCGAAGTCACACAAAATTATAATTCCGGAAAAGGAAGATTTGGATTATGAATACAACTTATATCATAATAAATGTCTCAGAACTTCCTTTGGTGCATTTTGATGATGTATTGGAAAACTCTACAAATACTTTAAGGTATTCTTTGGATGGAACTAAGACAATTGTTAAATGGCAAGGTTCAGATCCAGATTTTTTAAAAGACTTGACAACGGTTGAAGGACCTTACACTTTCCAAGAAATTTTACCGATACTTGGAGGAACTGAGTGGACAGAACCGGAGATATGAGTATAATATACTTATATGATCCTTCAATATTTTAAACACTCACCAGATGTCGTAGACCCAAATTTTCAGACTCGTATGGCAGCATGCTTTGACTTGGCTGCATATATCCCAACAAACGAGAAAATTAAAATTTATCAGGGCAAAAGTTTCACGGAAGTCTTTCCGGAATATGATTCTTCCAATGAAAAGAACTTCATTGCCCTGATGCCCGGAGAAAGGGCTTTAATCCGCACAGGATTGACTTTTAACGTGCCCGAGCAGTATTCCCTCCGTCTGCACCCCCGTTCAGGGATGGCCCTTAAATACGGTTTAACGCTGGCTAATTGCGAAGGTATTGTGGACGAGGACTATACTCTGGAGACCAAAATTATCATCCTTAACACCAATACTACCGATGCTATCAAAATTTATGACAGGGACAGGGTGGCTCAGGCTGAAGTGGTTGAATACGAACAGTGCTATTTTCAGGAAATTTATAAAGAACCTGATCAAAAATCAAACAGAATCGGTGGGTTTGGAAGCACCGGAGTCGCTTGATTTTTTGCTAGGCCACTTAACAGATTTAAATTCTCTCCAAGCTGTCCAAGCAACTATTGCCAAAACGATTATATACCAAAAGCTCCATTCAGATGCTTGATTTGGTGTACTGAAGAATGGATTTGGTGTTGTTGTATGGATTGGATTTCCAGCCTTGTCTTTCATGTAGACAAACTGTGGAGATGTGCAGGATGATAGAATCAAAAATATAGGAATTAGGTATTTCATGCTTTATCTCCAGATACCGAAGTTCCAAAGTAAAACCCAACAACCGCCAACAGAACTTGTCGATTTTCTTGAGCCAAGAAGTATCCCGGGATCTCCACAAAATATCTTCTAGTGGTTTCGGGAATCATTCCAAAAATACTTTCGGGTTGTTTTTGCTCAAATTCAGTGAATGTTGGAATCCCAAAGAATGGAAGTACAAAAGGAGCAGCAACCACGGCAAACAAGCATGTTAAAACAATAAGTCTTCTTACATTTCTACCAACATCCAAAGGAACTCGTTGGGCTGCTTTGTCTTGGTTGTTTGTTGTCTGTTGGTTGGACTTAATAAGGCGTTCAAACATTTCTTTTTGGTCTTGAGCCCGTTGAGCCCAATACTTGAACAGAAATCCTGTCACGCCCCCACCAATCAAAGATAAAAGTTCTACGCTCATAATTACCTCAGTTCTTTTGATATGAAAGTTGTATTTCTACCGAATCACGGATACTTTCAAAATAGTCTGTAACGGATTGTGCATTTTCCATGTCAGGTGGAAAATCAAAATGCCATTGAAGCAAAATAAAACCAATGTTTACATTTTTGTTTCTAATTGGCAGGCAGGCATAATGAGAAATATTTTCATCCTCAAAGAAATGCTTTGCATAAGAATTGGACATTGCCTCAACATGATGCACAATTACTTTGTTATCAAGTACTGCGTGGAGCAGAGGAATAAACAGAGAACAGAGAACATTCTTGAATTTTAAAGATTGTGAAATATAACCTTTGTGCGACGATTCGTGTGTGATTGAAAACTTACGCATGGAAATTCCATCCATGAAGTATTCACCATTATGAAATTGCAAAACACTTACACGCATCGCCTTGCTGTTTATTCTGAGTTCTGTTAATAATTCATGAATTTCTGTGTGTATGGCAATAAAGTTGTCTGATTTTGGACGAGATTGTATAAATTTTACTACCCCCCATCCTATTCCCAAAATTCCAAAAACTGCTATGGAAATAACTTCGATAAGTTTAGAAAAATCTGGGATTAGTGCCAACATCTTGTGAAATTCTCCGTGTCTTAATATTTAGACTTGACGACCCCTATAACTAGTGTATATTGAACTACCATGACTAGAAGAGAAGATTTATTTAAACTACATCAAGATATGTGTTCTGAAGCATTAGAATTGATGAAAAAGAAAAACAATGACTATGCTTCCGGCGTTGATCCATTTATGAATTTTAGACGAGCAGAATATTTGGGTTTTGCAACGGCAGAACTCGGGGTTCTTATCAGAATGACAGATAAAATGTCAAGAATCTCTACTTTCTTGAACAAGGGAGATCTTTCTCTTGCAAACGAAAGCGTCTATGATGCAATTGTTGATATGATCAACTACAGTGTTCTGCTTGCTGGACTGTTGAAGGACAAAGACCAAAAGAACAACCAATGAAGTTTTATACTGCCTGTACACTCAAAGGCAATAAAATTTTGGTTCGTGGATACAACAAGGGCAAGAGGTTTACGGACTCCGTGACCTTTAAGCCATCGTTGTACATTCGTTCAGAAAAAGAATCCAACTACAGAAGTCTCAAGAACATACCCGTCAAGAGAATGATATTCGATTCTCTCTATGACTGCAGAGAATTCTTGGATCAATACAGAGACATACCGGACTGCCCAATCTATGGAAACACTGATTTCATTACTCAATACCTCATGGAGACTTATTCGGCTGAGGTGGAATACGATCTTTCCCAAATCAAGGTAGCATATCTTGACTTGGAGTGCGAATCTGAAGGAGGTTTCCCAGATCTAGATTCACCCAACGAAAGAATCAATCTGATAACCATAAGAATCAACGGTACAACCTATGTAATAAGTTTTACTCCAGTTACCTTGCCAGATTGCAAGGTGATCATGGTTGCATCCGAAAAAGAATTGATCAAAAAGATCTTTGAGGTTCTGGCCAAAGAGGATGTTGACATCATAACCGGATGGAACATCAAGCTCTTTGATATGCCCTATATAATAGGTAGGGCATTGCTTTTTTACGAACCGGAAGATATACAGAGTTGGTTGCCTTTTGGTTTGATGAAGATGCGTGAGACTGATATAGGCGGAAAGAACTATAAAATTTATGAGTTCCCCGGCTATACGATTCTGGATTACATGGATCTGTATAAAAAGTTTTCCGGTACCAGCCAAGAAAGCTATGCACTGCAAAACATAGCAAAGGTGGAACTCGATGCGCAAAAACTGGATTATAGCGAGTATGGCTCACTGCGTGAGTTTTACAAAAAGAACTTTCAAAAGTTTGCAGAATATAACGTCCAAGACGCTGTCCTGGTTGAACGACTTGACGATAAACTGAAACTTATCGATCTTGCTGTTTCTATTGCATATGAGGCAAAGATTACTTATGATACTGTATTCTTTGCTACCCGTATATGGGAAAGCATATGCTGTGATTATTTGCTAAAGCAAAATATAATTACTCACCTTAAGAAAAAATACGACAAAGATGATCAGTTTGTTGGTGCTTATGTTAAAGACATAGTTCCCGGATTCTACAACAATGTTGTAAGTTTTGACGCGACCAGTCTGTATCCATCGATTATAATGCAATGGAATATTTCGCCGGATACCTGTGTAAATGATGATTCATCATTGAATGCAGATTACTTTTTACAAGAAAATAAAAAAGAACTCCCGGATCTTTTGGAAGATGCCGAGTCCCGAAATGCATGCCTCGCATGCAATGGTTCGATGTTCACCAGAGATATAAAAGGATTTATTCCAATTCTCATTGAGAGAACATTCAATCAGCGCAAGGAAGCCAAGAACAAGATGATTGAACTGGAAAAAGAATATGAACAGACAAAAAATGAAAAACTATTGCCGAGAATCGCGGCACTCAAAGTTCGGCAATCGGTTAAGAAGATTCTCGCAAACAGCCTGTACGGTTGTCTTGGCAATCCCGCTTTTGTGTACTCATCTCCTGCACTCGCTACTGCGGTTACCGTCACGGGACAGGTAATTATTCGCAAAGCAGAGAATTGCATGAATCAGTACATACAGAAGGTAACCAAGACCGATAAAGATTACGTCATTGCCGTTGATACTGATTCCGTATATCTGCATCTAGACGCAATCGTAAAGCAGATTTCCAGTAAAACAAAGATAGATGATGTTACTGATTTCATCGACCAAGTTTGTGAACAGAAGATTCAACCAGAGTTCAAGAAAGAGATGGAATTGATTGCACATACTCTGGGCTGCACCGAGAACAAGATATTCTTCAAGAGAGAGGCAATTGCATCTGCAGGTATATTCATTGCGAAGAAAAGATATGCACTGTATCTCCAGGATCTGGAAGGAATCAGGTTCAAGGAACCAAAGCTCAAGATCATGGGTCTTGAGACTGCGCGCAGCAGCACTCCGGTAGTCGTTAGAAACAAACTAAAAGATTGCATAAAGATTATCCTTACAAAAACCCCAGAGGAGCTGCGAGTTTATGTGGATGAATTCTATGATGAGTTTATTAAAATGCCTATTGAGGATATCGCAGCTCCTCGGGGTGTAAAGGGCATTGCTAAGTACGGAGACGGCATTAAAATTTATAAAACTGGAACACCAATTGCAACAAAAGCAGCTCTACTGCACAATGAATATCTTAGAAAAATGGAACTCACCAAGGACATTCAGATAATCAAAGAGAATGACAAAATGAAGTTTGTCTTTGTAAAAATTCCAAATCCTTATGGGATAGGTGGCAGGGATGCTGTGATGGGTTTTATCAACAAACCTCCCAAGGAATTTGAATTGGAAACTTACATTGACCGAAACAAGCAGTTTGAAAAAACTTTCAAAGAGCCTTTGGACAATGTTCTTCAGGCTATTGGTTGGTCGATAAGTAATGAAGTAACACTTGAATCGTTTTTTGTTTGAGGTATAATAAAACCATGACTTGGAAATATAGTACAGATGTTATGAATGGTAGATACACCATTCATTGGAGTCCCAGTACGTATGGAAACCCATATGTCAATTCAATACAACAAATTGATTTGGGCGATATTTCTTTTCAAGATGTGACTTTTGTTTATGATATTAATAAACACTCGGGTTATATTTGTGCTGTCATAAAAGATAAACAATCGTCGCAAACCTATGACATTCCTACATTTATGGTAACTGGTGCATTTTTGAATGATATGGGTTTGAACTGCGAAGATAAAACACCAAAAGACGATAAATTTATTGAAAAAGTAATTTTGATTTTGAACGAAACTGGATTTTGGAATAGCGCATCAACTAAGCAGAAAATGACGAAAAAGCCTACTAAAACTTATACCATAAAAAATTTGGAATATGATCCTAATTTGTTTTATGAGAAAAAACCAACTCAAGTAGATGACAGTTCTAAACTCAAGTATGAAATAAAACAAAAAGATGCATTGATTGCCGAATTGAAAGAGCAGATTCAGGAACTAAAAGAAGACATTGAAATGCTAAAAGCAGTAAATCAGGAGTATTAAGAAATGGTAAAGAAACTTAAATCTAGATATGGTGATGAACGAATTATTACGCTTCTTGAAGATGGACGTTACCGAATCGAAGGCAGGTCTCTTTATACTCGCCACGGCACTGGTCTATTTGACTTTGAAGGCGGTCCATGCTATATCATTGGTGATAGACTTCTTGATGTTGAAGACACCCCTGTAATAACCAATATAGAAATTGATGAAAGCAACCTTGCAGATAACTATGCAAGTGTTATACTTTCCGTTAAGAAAGCAAAAAATGTCAAAGTATCTAAAAAATCTAATAAGCAAAATCGATAATCCTGACGCAACTCTTGTATCGGAAGGTATCGATGGGGCGGATGTATCCGGCTTCATTGACACTGGTTCATATGCATTGAATGCATTGCTGTCTGGATCCATCTTCGGGGGTTTACCAAACAACAAGATCTCCTGCTTGGCAGGAGATCCGGCAACGGGAAAGACCTTCTATGCCATTGGCATCGCAGGCCAGTTCCTAAAGGATCACAAAGACGGTGTTGTGATTTATTTTGATACCGAGCAAGCAGTGACATCTGACATGTTCACTGCAAGGGGAGTTGATCCTGAGCGTGTAGCAGTCATTCCCGTTGCCACAATCGAAGAGTTCAAGACACAGGCACTTAAGATTGTCAATGACATTCTTGAGCAGCCCGAAGAGGATCGCAAGCCGGTCTTCATGATTCTTGACTCACTTGGCATGTTGTCTACTCGTAAGGAGATGACTGATTCTGCTGAAGGCAAGGATGTTCGTGACATGACCAAGGCTCAGCAGACCAAGGCAACATTCAGGGTTCTTACTCTGAAGCTTGGCAAGGCCAAGATTCCCATGCTCCTTACCAACCACACATATCAGGTAATTGGAGCATATGTACCCACAAAAGAACTTGGTGGTGGCATTGGACTGAAATATGCTGCTAGCAATATTCTTACTTTGTCCAAGAGCAAAGACAAAACAGATGAGGGTGTTGTTGGAAACTTTATTAAGTGCACCAACTACAAGAATCGTTTTGTCAAGGAGAACATGCAGGTTGAGACCCGGTTAAACTATACATCTGGTTTGAGCAGATACTATGGTTTGACAGATCTTGCTATAAAATATGGAATCTTTAAAAAGGTTTCTACTAGAATTGAATTGCCAGATGGATCAAAGGTGTTTGAAAAAAACATTGACGACGAACCAGAAAAATATTTTACCTTGGATATTCTAAATAAACTCGATATAGCAGTTCAAAAGGATTTTAAATATGGACAAAATTCCTGAATATAAATTTTTAGAATTACTTTGTGAAGAAAACGACACATGCCCAATACAAATTTTAAGCGGGCAGTTTAAAGATATAGTTTACAAATATGGTAAAATTTCTTTGCAAGAATTGCCTAATGATGAATTGTCTGTAAACATGGATATTACAGTTATAACTTGTCCAGAGAGTTTTGATCAACAAAACAAAGAATTTACTCAAACTGTCGGAGAAATTTTTGTAAATATAATTGAAAATAATTTGGCAGAAACAAAAACAAAAGAAGAGCCTATTGATTTGGAAGACGATGTGCATTCTGATTAATGCTGGACTTTTTTGAAAAAAGCGATACAATAAAAACATGGAATCAGTAATTCTAAAGAACTTGGTCCTCAATGAGGACTATGCTCGCAAAGTTGTACCTTTTCTGCACGAAGAATATTTTCACGACAAGTGTGAAAAGACTATCTTTGGCATTGTAGGTAAGTTTATATTAAAATATAACAATATTCCCACCAAAGATGCAATTGTTATTACTTTGGAGAATGAAAAAACTCTTGGAGAAGTTGAATTCAAGAAGTGTGTCTCTATATGCGATGAGATGTACAAAGAGGGAGAAAAGTCGGATACAACTTGGCTTGTAGAGAATACAGAAAAATTTTGCAAAGAAAAGGCAATTTACAATGGTATCATGGAATCCATCGGTATCATTGAAGGCAAAGACAAGGAAAAAACTCAAAATGCTATTCCTGAAATCATGTCTAAGGCTTTGTCTGTTTCTTTTGACACTAAGGTTGGGCACGACTTTCTTGAGGACGTAGATCAACGATATGACTATTACCATAGAGTTGAGGAAAAAGTCCCGTTTGATCTAGACATGTTTAATACCATAACAAGAGGCGGCACAAGGAAGAAAACACTTAACGTTGTCATGGCAGCTTCTGGTGTTGGCAAGAGTGCATTTCTTTGCCATCATGCAGCCGCATGCCTATCACAGAACCTAAATGTTCTTTACATAACTCTTGAGATGGCAGAAGAAGAAATTGCCAAGAGAATTGATGCAAATCTTCTTGATACGGACATGCACGATCTTGAAAAAATGCCACTTACCCAATATGAAGGTAAAGTTGAAAACCTGAAGAGGACTTGCCGTGGACGATTGATCATCAAGGAATATCCTACAGCAGCAGCAAACGTAACTCATTTCAAAAATCTAATCGAAGAACTCAAGATCAAGAAAAAGTTTACTCCAGATGTAATTTTTGTTGATTACTTGAACATTTGCTCATGCGCAAGGTTTAAACTTGGAAACGGCATGAACAGCTATACCTATGTAAAAGGAATCGCAGAAGAACTCAGGGGTATGGCAAAGCAGTTTAATGTTCCTCTCTGGACGGCAACCCAGGTTAACAGAGAAGGCGCAAAGAGCAGTGATATGGAAATGACCGATACTTCTGAAAGTTTTGGTTTGCCACAAACTGCAGATTTCTTCTTTGCTTTGATAGAGAATGAAGAACTCGCTGCATCTGGTCAGATCATGGTAAAACAATTGAAGAACCGTGGAAATGACCTCACCAAGAATAGAAAGTTCCTTGTTGGTGTTAATAAGTCGAAGATGAAATTCTATGATGTGGACAACACAAACAATAATTTGGTAAACTCCAACAACAACGATGATGAAGATCTTGGATCTGGATTTGATGGAAAAGCATTCAACCCACAATTTGGTAAGAAGAAGAACAAAGCCTTGAACTGGACCTTTGAAGGCGCTAAATAATGTTGTATATTGATAAAAAGTATGTGAATCTTCTTTCTGGTTCGTTGCAAAAGTTTAAGTGGAAAAAAGATTCGTTAGCCACATGCAGGTGTTTCAAGTGTGGCGACTCAAAGAAAAACAAATCCAAGACAAGGGGATATTTTTTTGAGCATAAAGGCCATTATGTTTACAAATGCCACAATTGCGGGTTTTCTTGTAATCTTTATTCTGTACTTGAAAGTATCAGCCCATCTCTCTGCAAAGAATACTCGTTTGAACTCTACAAAGAAAAAAATCCAGAACCAAAGAGAGAAATTGAATCCAAAAAGCGTCAACCTGTGTTTAGTGAACTCGGCACAAGGCTTGACCTACTCAATCCAGAGCATAAGGCAATAAAATATGTTGAATCTAGAAGAATACCGAAAGAAAAGTATAGCAATTTTTATTACACTTCAGATTTTGGTAAGATCATGGATTCCTTTGATCGTGAAGGAAAAGCAGAAGAAAGATTGGTCATTCCTTTCTACAATGAGGCCGGAGAGCTTATTGGTGTGCAGGGACGAGCGTTCGGTGAGAATGCAATACGCTATATTACGCTCAAACAAGAAGGTTGCGAACGCCTTTGGTATAATCTAGACAAGGTAGATCCGCGCTCGACTGTTTATGTGACAGAGGGACCCATAGATTCTATGTTTATACCAAATGGAATCGCAATGCAGGGTGCCGGATGGTTGGCGGAACTTCCAGAGAAGATAAAAAACTCAAAAGTAATTTTTATTTTTGACAATGAGCCTAGAAACCATGAAATAGTCCAGTTGATTGGTAAGTATATTGATTGCGGAAGAGAAGTAGTAATCTGGCCCGAAGAGATAAATAAAAAAGATATAAATGATATGGTTTTGGCTTATGGATCACAACAGACAATCAAGCTCATAATCAATAATGTTTATTCTGGACTTAAGGCAAAAATGAAATACACTTATTGGAAGAAGGTTTAATATGGACGAAAACGAAGACTTATCAGAGGAAGACATTTTAAAGGCCAGCGAAGCTTATTTAATGTTCGTCCATAGATTTAGTGAATATGTAAAAGAAATGGACCCAAAGCTCTGGGAAAGAGCCAGAGAATATGCAGCTGATTTTACAAAAATACCAGGTGTAAAGATTGAACTTGTAGATGAGGATATTAATGATGACACAGACGGAAACCACAAAAACGGATCAGACTAATAAAGTTTTAGTTTTGGATCACGGCCACGTTGATTTGATTGATTGGATGGGTTCAGATCTTAGTGTGGTCAATGCAGCCAGAGTTTCTTTCAATAAGGAAAGTTCCTGGGATTATGCAGATAGCCATGTTCCAATCAAGTCTTTGCCAGAAAAAGATGCTAAACTAATAAAGTATCTTGCAAAGCATGATCACTTTACTCCATTTTGTCACCCTCAGATTAGTATAAGGGTCAAGTGTCCAATTTTTGTTCGTGCTCAACTAGGCAAACACCAGATTGGTCTTGTTATGAATGAGGTTAGCCGGCGCTATGTAACATTTGAACCTGAAATTTATACTCCTCTCTGGCGGAATGCACCAACTGACGGAGCCAAGCAGGGAAGCAGTGGTGCAATCGAAGATATGGATACTTGCATTCGTATGCGGCAGGAGTATGATGCCGTTGCAAAAGAATGTCTGGATCTTTATAGTAAACTTATTCAAGATGGTGTTGCACCCGAACAAGCAAGATCCATTCTTCCCCAAGGAACTTATACGGAATTTGTGTGGACTGGTTCTCTCTACGCATTTGCCCGCATTTATAACCTGAGAATCGATGCTCACGCACAATGGGAAATTCAGCAATATGCAAAAGCAATTGACAAATTAATTGCTCCCCTTTTCCCAGTTTCGTGGCAAACTCTAACAACTAAATAAAGACACCACTACAGGAGTCTCAAATATGGCAGAAATTTTATCACCGTTTCAATCGTTTATTTTCATCTCACGCTACTCCAGATGGCTTCCCGATTACAATCGCAGAGAAAGTTGGGAGGAGTGCGTAGAGCGTTGGTGGAATTACTTTACGAACAAGGTCCCTCAACTTGCAGAACGCCCTGATGTAAAGGATGCAATTCTGAATCTTGAGGTTCTTCCATCTATGCGTAGTCTGATGACTGCTGGACCAGCATTAGACCACGACAATACTTGTTTGTACAACTGCTCTTATTTGCCAATTGATTCTCTTGAATCATTTGCTGAGTTGTTTGTCGTTCTCATGAATGGAACTGGCGTTGGTTATTCTGTTGAGCGTCAATACACAGACAAACTCCCAACAGTTTCAAGCAAGATTGAGAAGCACTTCAACGTGACTTACGTTGTTGAAGATTCAAAGGAAGGCTGGGGCAATGCAGTCAAGTTCTTGATGGATCATCTATATGCAGGTCGCCACATCAAGTGGGACTTGAGCAAGATTCGTCCTGCTGGTGCAAGACTCAAGACATTTGGTGGTCGTGCCAGTGGCCCAGCACCACTTGACAATTTGTTTAAATTCCTTGTCAAGGTTTTCTACAACGCACAAGGACGCAAGTTGACTGCTCTTGAATGCCATGATATTTGCTGCGCCATTGCCAATGCTGTGATCGTTGGTGGTGTTCGTCGTTCTGCCATGATTTCTCTCAGCGATTTGTCTGATCGTGAGATGGCTCACTGCAAGAGTGGTGCATGGTGGGAGCAGGCTGGTTTCCGCTCATACGCAAACAACTCTGCGGTATATCGTGGTCGCCCACCGATGGGTCAGTTCCTTGAGGAGTGGACATCACTGTACAACAGTCACAGCGGTGAGCGTGGAATGATTAACCGCAGAGCCTTGCAGGAACAAGCAGCCAAGTGGGGCCGCGACGAAAACTGTGAATATGGAACAAACCCGTGCTCAGAGATTATTCTCAAGCCATTTGAGTTCTGCAATCTTTCAACTGTTGTCGTTCGTCCCGATGATACTGCAGCAACTTTGAAGAAGAAGATTGAGATTGCCACGATCATAGGAACTGTTCAATCTACTTTCACGAACTTCCCATATCTTCGTCCAGAGTGGAAGAAGAATTGTGAAGATGAAAGATTGCTCGGTGTAAGCATGACAGGGATTTATGACAACAAACTTACCAGTGGTCTTGAAGGTAAGCCAAAGTTGATCCGTCTACTTGAAACCCTTCGTGATCATGCAACAGCAACAAATCTCAAGTGGGCAGAGAAGCTTGGTATCAACCCAAGCAAGTCAATCACTTGCGTCAAGCCAGAGGGAACAACTTCTTGCTTGGTGGATTCTGCATCAGGGCTACACCCAAGATATGCGGATTATTATTATCGTAGAATTCGCATCGACAAGAAGGATCCAATCTACAATCTCATGAAGGATCAAGGCGTTCCTTGTGAAAATGATGTTATCAACCCAGGAAACACAGCGGTCTTCACCTTTGCGATGAAGGCCCCCAAGGGAACAATCACCACGGAAGATCTCCGTGCATTGGATCATTTGGATCTGTGGAAGACATATCAGGAACACTATTGCCACCACAAGCCATCTATTACCGTGAACTACAGGGACTCTGAGTTCCTTGAGGTCGGCCAGTGGCTGTGGGAAAACTTTGATGTGGCAACAGGAATTTCGTTCCTTCCTGGTGGTGATAGCCATACATATGCTCAGGCTCCATTTGAGCAAATTGATTCTGCTACATATTCGGCACATCCAAAGGTTAAGGTTAACTTCAAGGATCTGTCTAAATATGAAGCAGAAGACAATACTGAGGCAGCAAAGGAATATGCGTGCAGCGCTGGCGGTTGTCAGATAGTCTGATCCTCAATCCTCGGTAGCTCAGCTGGTAGAAGCGGGAAGCTGTTAACTTCCATGTCGCTGGTTCGATCCCAGCCCGAGGAGCATAAAAAAATCCTTCCCTTGCGGGAAGGATTTTTCATAAATATTTTTGTCAGCGGCGGTGGGATATTTCCACGCATTCCTTTTGGGCCAGTCTAAGTATAAACCCATCGTAATGCTAAGGAACCACCGCTGCTGGCCAAGGTATAAATATATATGTTCTTTATGCTCGTAGGGATTGACTATTCTATAACCAGCCCAGCCATCTGCCTTTTTGATGAAAAGCGGGAATTCTGCTTTCAAAATTGCTCATTCTATTTTTTGACCAATACTAAAAAATTTGCAACAAAAATTGCGCCAAATATTAATGGTGAAGGTTTTGAAGAATATGCCCACGATACAGAAAGATTTGACACAATTTCTGAGTGGGCAACAAATTTATGTGTTGGTGCTGCTGATGTTGCTATAGAAGGTTATTCATATGGATCTCATGGGAGAATTTTTAATTTAGCTGAAAATTGTGGTATACTCAAGTATAAGCTCCATAAGCTCGCCGTTCCAGTAACCGTCGTGGAGCCATCCAGAGTGAAGAAACTCGCCACAGGTAAAGGAAACGCTGATAAACAGGCAATGTACGAAGCCTTCCTAAAAGAGACAAAGACCGATTTGATTTCGGTCTTTGAGCAAAAATCTTTGACTAACCCAGTTACTGATATTATCGACAGTTATTATATTCTTAAGTATCTGTTTCAGACAAGAAATAATCAGAATAGTTAAAAGTTTTAAATTCGTATAATGGTTTAAAATCGGGTGTTGGAGTTAATACCACATTTACAGTTTTAATATCATCCAAAATTAAATAATTTCCCTCAAATCCAAAAGATTCAGCCAAGGGTATTATTGGTATATCTGAGGTTTGAACTAGAAGATTTGAATCTGGACTTTCAAGTACGTGTCCAAGAATATTCCCTTCATGGAGAATATTATATACAGTGCAATTTTTCATTATAATCTTTTGAAGTTCGTAGCTCATAAAATTATTTAGTGTCTTTCAAATCGACCTGCATTGAAAGTTCTGGATTGTTCTAATCTATCCTGCATGCTCTGAGGAGCTACCTTTTTTACTCTATTGATAACATCATTCCATGCATTGCCATATACCTTTAATGGGGTGAGTGTGGTATCGTAGGCAACGCTATTAGCCTGTTCCGACCAATCCTTCACTACCTTTTTCTTTTTGCAACTTGGGCATGGTTCCCCTATGGGTTTACTGTTTTCCGCCATCTTCAAAAATAATTCAAATTTATGATCGCAAGCTTCGCATTTAAATGAATAGTTAGGCATTTTTGTCTTTCTTGAATGTTATTAGCATATCATCAAATAAGAATCCATAAGAAGGTTCTTTTGGTTTTGATTTTAGTTCCATTTTAGCTTCTTTTGGGGTTCTGTTTCCCTTAAACAAATTGCAATCTTTGCAGGCTGCTACCATGTTTGTCCATGTAGACCCACCACCTTTCGACCTGGGTATCATATGGTCAACTGTGGCGGTTTTATCGCAAAGATCAATACCACAATACTGACATGCATATTTATCACGTTTAAATATGTTTTTTCGTGAGGGAGCCACTTTTTTAAATGGCAATTTTACATAATACTTCAAAATCAATACTTTAGGTATTTTAATAATTTTTGATACGGATACAACTTCGTAATATTCCCCTATGGAATCATCAGCCCACACTTTATCTTTTGTAAGTAATTTAAAAGCCTTTGAAATCGTAATGATATTCAGGGGTGTACTGTCTTGATTCAACAGGAGAACCTGTTTCTTCATACTTCTTAAGTATTTATGTAAATCTAAATATTTTACAGCCATGGATAACAAGAATAATAGACAATTTTTTTGGGAAGTCAAGCAATTTTTTAATAAACCTCAGTTGAACGAGTCTGCTACTCCAAAACCGGATTTACTCAATACAGTAAAAAGTATAATGAGTTCCGACAGAGGGATAGACGGTGGAACTGAATTTAAAGTGCGAGAAGGAATTATAAATTCTGGAAGAGATTTGAAACAAAAAACTGCTGATCTTTTAGACAGCTACAGTCATAAAAAATATACACAGACACCTTTGTCTTCAGGAAAAGGTCAAAACAGAACCGGTAATTTGTTTAACATAAATGAACAAAATATAGATGTAAAAAAACCAAAAGTAACTACTGAAAAAATTCTTGGGTTGGCTGCACAAAAACAAGATAATGAAGCCATGAATTATAGTTTCAATGCAACAGCTCCCGGAATGCAAAAGGTAAATTTTCCACAAAATCAAAAATATGCTGTTCAAGGAACAAATAGAAAAAGTGGAATAAAGTCTGATGTTTATTCTATGGCCAAGGAAAGATTAGCTCTTCAAAAAATGTATAGCAAAATTGCAACTCCTAGACAAATAAAAACAACAGGTAACGAAGGAAATGTTGGAGTCAATGTAACTTCCAAGTTGAGCAGTCAAGCTCCAGTAAATAAAACTGATCCGAGCCAATTAAACGCACAAGAACTATTATAATGATTCCTCCAGTATTACATAAAATACTACATGAAAAATATGTTCAAACGAAGTTTGGTACACTTCGTGATGAAGATGACCAATTAAAAGGTTGGCAAAGAGGTGAATATGGATCATTTGTATATCCAGGGCAATTAAGTAGAGGTGGGGATTTTGGGCAGTTTCCTCCAGAATCTGGCTTACCACCAACAGAACCGCCCCAAACACCTCCTGGAGGAGGACCGGAGGGACCACGAGGTGGAAAACCAAAACAACCTTCAGGAGATCGCCCTCCAAGTAGAGCTTCTGAAATGGGAAGAAGATTTAGAGGAGCTCCAGAAAAACCTTCTTATGGTGGTATCCCATCAAGAGAAGGTGTGAGATTATCACCATACTTCTTTGATGATATGGGGGGAGAAAACGTAAAATATTTTCAAGATTTGGTAAATAAATATAATCCACCCCCACCACCACAACCACCAAAATCAAAATTTTCTATTTCTCCTGAAGTAACAGGACTAGGAAAATTTGCAACTTCCATGGCAGCAGGAAGTGCAGCAGGGTATTATCCTGCAAAATGGACACAAGAATTAACACAACCTTATCTGGGTGATATAGGCTCTTATTATGCAGGAACAGTGGCTGGAACTGCGGCTGGAATTCCAGCAGCAGAGATTGCGGTTACTGGAATCCCAGCGCTAATGGCAGGTGAAGGTATTGGTGGGGCAGCTTCATTGACAGCAGCTGCAGCCGGAAGCCAATTATTAAATCCTCTTACTTGGGTAACTGCCTTAGGTTTGGCAACCATTTATCCAGCAGAAATTATAAAAGCAGAACAGCAGGCTAAAGTGTTGGAAAGAATAGAAAAAGAAGAAAGACTTAGAGAAAATAAAAGAAAAACCAATGAAATATTGGGAATTAAAGAAGAAGATGATAATTGGTGGGAAGAATTTAAATATGATTTTAAAAGAGCAATGGCAGTTGGTGGGGCAGATGCAATAATGTCAGGAGGAAGAATGTAATGAAAAAATTAAAACCAGTTCTACAAAATATATTATTTAAAAGATATGTAAATTCATTGTTAAATGAACAATCTATTGCACCTCCACCAATCAGACTTCCATCGGCTGGATATGCACCATGGAAATTACCTACCCCGAATGCAATTAGACCTACTTTTGAATTACCAGTTACGCCAACAGAAGTTTCTCCTGGCACAACTACAATTTTTGCAAATCCCAATGTGCCTCCAGGCTCAGGCGCAGAACAAACTAAGAAAAAGTTAAGCTTTGATGATGCTCAAACCGTAATAAAAAATGAAATAGAATCAGGATTGTCAAAAACAAAAAATCAAAAAGAACTAGTAGATTATGTTTTTGATAAACAAACAGAACTTTTATCAGATTCTGAATATGGAGATCAATTGTCAATCTATGCCGGAAATGAAATAAAAAATAGATTGGGATTGGCTAAAACAGAAACACTACCAACACCGATTGAACCAAAACCTTTTAAATTTCCAACACAAAATCCGAAAGAAGTAATAAAACCGTCACCATTAACTACGACCCCTTCCACCGCCCCTGTTGAAGAACCAGAATTTAATTATTCTCCAAAAGAAAAATCTGTGACACCCACTCTGAGTGCATTGTTTCCTTCCATGGTTCCCATTAGGTATTCTAAATTAAGAGCCTCACCAGATGAAGAATTGGAACTTCAAACAAAGTCTGAGTTTAAAGGACCAGAAAAATTTAAAACAGCAGTTGGTAGTGACGAATTAGAAATACGTCGAAAAGATGGAATGGGAACATTTCCCGGTATGGAACCATCTGAACAAGATGAAATAGAGCCATACGAAGGTTCTATGTATGATGTTGATGCAGATTTGTTATTAAAGAACATTTTAGGAAAATATTCTGGAACTTATAGAATTGAGTGATATAATAAATGGAAGTGTGTGAATTTAAAAAATTTAATCATCTTGTAAATCCAATAAAATGTGAATTAAAGGAAGTTACAAAAAACGGAAAACGTTTTTATGCAACTCCGGTTGGAGAATTCCCAAGCGTAACTACAGTTGTTGGTTTTAAGAAACAGCAATTTTTTGCTGAATGGAGACAAAAAAATCCAGAAGAAAGCAAAAGAGTAACGACTAGAGGAACAAAATTTCATAAAATAATAGAACAGTATTTGAATAATGAAGTCTTGGATCTAGATTCTATAGGATCTGGAAACAAGGCTTTGTTCCTTTTATTGAAACCAGAGCTCGACAAGATAGATAACATCATAGCACTTGAAACTCCCCTGTGGTCAAAAACAATAGGTCTTGCGGGTAGAACAGACTGTATAGCAGAATATGATGGCAAGCTTTCAATAATAGATTTTAAAGCCAGCACAAAAGAAAAAAGAAAAAGCGATATTGAAAATTATTTTCTCCAGGCATGTGCATATGCTTTGATGTATCAAGAACAAACTGGGCAGATAATAGACAATTTTTCCATCTTAATAGCATGTGAAGATGGTTTACGCCAAGTATTTGAAGACAAACCAATAAAATACGTAAGAGAACTAAAAAATATAATAACAGAATATAAGGAACGGTATGGAAATTCGTGAATTAAAAAATATGGAAGATTTTGTTAATAGAAGAGGTTCCAAGTATTGGATTATGATGAATGACAGCTCAAAGGCCAAACTACACAGAGAAGCTCATATTAAAAAATATGGTGGATTTTTTGAAAAACAGGATAGATTTTTTATTTGGAGATCGCCAGTAGAAGAAAAAAATGGTTATTGGCTGAAAAATATTCATACTAACGAAAAAACTTTCTTCAGCAATATGAAAGAATTTGGGGAAAAGAATGGCCTTACTGCTGTAAAAATATGTGAACTTTTAAATGGAAAAAGAAAAACATATAAAGGATGGACTGCGGTAGAGATAAGAGAAGTCAAGGATGGAGTTGGTTCCAATATAAAAGCCAAAAATGAACCAAAAAAGAAAATAAAGGTTTTTGAAGGTGCAACTTTCCAAAATATGGAAACAAAGCAAGTGTTCTTTGTTGATAATATAAGTGAGTACGCAAAAGCAAATAATATCAATGGCGGAAATTTATATAAAGTCGCCAGGGGTAAGATGAAAAGCTACAAAGGTTTGAAACTTTATAACCCACTAGAACCTTAAAATTATGATAAATAATTTAGATGAACTTCAAAGATTTATTAAAATTAACAGAAGAAAGCCGCACCAAGGCAGATTCTTTCCGTACAACTGGTGAAGCAACTCAAAAAGAGCGAGCAAAGTCTAGCGCTCCAGATGCAAAAGCCAAAGATGCCGCAAGAAAGCGTGTAGAAAGATCTAAAAAACTTCCAAGGGATAGAATGCCAAAGGAGCAACTCATCCGAGAAGTTATCGCAGTAAGAACAGCCTCTGGTAGAGTACAATTAATCTTTAAAGATTCTTTCAATAAAAATGTACATACTAAAATAAATCGTGGCGACACTCTTACCATGGAGGAAGCCAGATCTTTCACCCAGGAGGATGGGTTTGAACAAACAGGTGCTTCAAAACTTTTGTTTGGAGATGTCAAAACAAAAGAACCAACGGATAAAAGAGTAGCAAAAAAGGGGGAAGAGGGAGAAGAAAAGGAAGCTGAAGCCGAGGCAGAGCCTGAGCCCCTTGAAAAACCAGAGAAAAGAGCAAAAAGACTGTCTCCAGAAGAAATATTTGATTTGATGAGCCAAATGGGTCCAGAACAATTGGCTCAAATGCCATTTGAGGTCAGACAGCAATATTTTAAACAAGTAAGAAATCCACCTTCAAATGTTGATTTTGATAACGCATCATTTGAAACTTTAAGCACAAAATTTGGTATCAATCCAATATCATCGGTTCCATACAATCAACAAGTTTTAAATGCATTGGTATTCTTGGCTAAGATAAAATCTGGTGCCAGCGAACAGGAGCTGGGTACATATACAGCATTAGCCCCAAGTGCACTGGAGTTTACAAAAAATGCATTCCTGCAGGCAAAGAAAATATTGTCACAAATAGGTGAACAATGCATTCAAAACTTAATATCAACAATTGAAAATGGAAGCAAGAGCACCTTCAGTGAGGGTGGCGTTGATATGGAATGTGGAAATTATAAATTTAAAATGTCCGTTGGTGGTGAAGTCTCTTTGACCACAGATAAGTTTAATCAAGAAGGAAAAGGAATAAGAGGAATTATTGCCACCGCTATAAATCAAACTCTAAACAATCCTGAAACCATGAATGACCCAAAAGTGAAGGAATTTATATCAACTTCAGGACAAGTTGGATCAAAATTTGGCCAAAAATTAATAAATCAACAAACATTTTCATCTTTAAAGAATTCACCAGATGTTATAGAACAATTGAAGCAAACAATGGTCTTTGGAGAAAATGGACAAGCATTGGGACCTTATGTTGATTCAAAAGGAAATCTTAATAAATTTGCATCTTTTGAGAATTATGAAAAAGAAATAACCAAAGATGCTTCATCTTTGTTTAAATCCTCTAAAGATAAACCAAATGGTTTTGCATCAAATTTTGTAAAAACTGTTTTGAAAATGTTTTACAGGGGTGATGGAATAAAACAACCAGAATTTGCGCCAACACACATGATAACACAAAATGGGGTATTTCCCATGACGGATGCCTATTTTGATGAAATATCAAAAACTGCAGTTTTAACAATGAACAATGTTAAGCCACTGATCAGTGCTGCAAACATAGAATCGGGAAAGAAAAAACCATCTGAAAGATTGGCTCAATTTGCAACCGTAGTCGAAGAAACACAAAAGCAAAAAGAACCAGATATTTTTATTGATAGATCAAATATAAATCCATTGCAATTAGCAATGGCTTCTATATCACAAAGCATGGAATTTGATATCAATGCCAGTCTTTTACCTGGATTCTCTCCAAAAGACCTTAATGCTATACAATATAATATAGTAAGAATCGGTAAAAAGACTGTAAGAATCCCAGTTGAGAGAAATGACACAGTTACAAATGAGATAATGGCAGAGAGTCATATACTGGTAAATGATATTTTAGTTGAATCTTTGACAAATAATTTTGTTTTGAATACATTGCTAGCATCAAGATTGATGACTAAAGATGAAGCAATATCAATTACTTCTGAAAACTTTTTGCTGGAAAGTGCAAATCCGATAAGATCAATATATGAAAGAGTATTGACCAGAGTTAACAAAAATCCAGAGATGTTGATTGCAGTATTGAACAAATACAATTCTTATCTCTATGAAAAATATGTCCGTGATTACAAAATGGAATACCGAAATTATCATGGAAAAGCAAAACAGAGAAAAGAAAGAGCAAAAAGAACAGCAGCTAGAGAAAATCTCATTAAAAAGGGAAGAGTAAAAAAGGGAGATGGTAAAGATATTGACCATAAAAAACCACTAAGAAGTGGTGGTTCAAATGGTATAAATAATTTACGAATCAGAAATAAATCTGAAAATAGAGCTGATAACGGCCACAAAAAAGGTGAAAAACAAAACAAGGATTGGAAATGAAAGTCAAGAAACTTCTTGAAAAAGTTTATGCTAACTCTGGTTTAGGAAAATGGTTCAATAAAGAATCTGGTGGTGGTGGTCCGGGATGGGATCGCTATAACACAAAAGGAGATAGAGTGGGCAAATGCGGAGATAGCGATGAGGGTGAACCATATGCAGCTTGCTTAAGCAAGCAAAAAGCAAAGAAGTTGGGAAAAGGTGGCGTTGGTTCTTTTGTAAGAAGAAAAAGAGCTGCCCAAAAGAAGGCTGGCAAGGGAACTAAAGGTTCAGTGAAAGGTAAAGGGAAAAAACCTGTATTTGTAAAAACTGGAGTCACCGAAGTCAAAGAATCATATGATATATTTTTAGTTGAGGGCGCATCTTCTGTTTTCACTATGCAATTTTCACCTATAGAAGCGTGGGAATTGCTGCCATGTGATTTGATAATAAATGAATCGGGTGAAATTTTTGATGTGGATTATATTGAAGAAAAGGATGGAATCTTAATTGTTGAGATGACCGACGAAATTGGAAATGAAATAACGGAATATTTTAATAAAAACACTGTAATGGGATTTTTGGATAATTTGGAAGAAACTTCAAGTAATGAGTTTGGAGATAAGATTGAAGTTTATGAGAGTGAAGGTAAAAAAGTTAAATTAAACAAAATAATGCGTGGAGATGTTAAAAAATATAAAGTTTTTGTTAAAAATGATAAAGGCAATGTTGTAAAAGTTAATTTTGGTGATCCAAACATGGAAATCAAACGTGACGACCCAAACAGACGTAAAAACTTCCGTGCAAGACACAATTGCGACAACCCGGGCCCACGATGGAAGGCAAGATATTGGGCATGCAAAACATGGAGCAGCAAACCAGTTACAGCAATGTTAAAAGAAGAAGACCTCATACTTGAAGCAAAGAAGAATAAGCCCAAAGATCCCGCTAAATGGTCTTCCTGCATCTCACAGGCCAAGAAAAAGTTTGATGTGTATCCATCCGCATATGCAAATGCATGGGCTGCAAAGTGCTATAAAGGCAAAGGAGGAGGCTGGAAGAAGGTCTCCGAAGATGTTGCCCACAAAATGTTAAAAACACTGGAAAATAAAGAATACAATCCGAATTTATTTGGTTTGATGGAACAAAGAACTTTTAACAGAGATAAATAAAATAGAACCATGAAATTTAAACAATTATTACAAATAACAGGACCCATCTATGAAAATTCTGGTGAACAAACCTTTGGTGGTGGTTTGTTCATCGGTGATCCACAAGCACCAAATAAATCAAGTGCATTGACAGATAAAGGAACTTTCAACATAAAACTTCCTCGTTCTTTAGATGCAATTAATGCTTTGTTGTACGGTCTTGGACAAAAAGAATACATTGATCCGGATTCAGTTCTTAATGTTGTAAAACAAAAATTAAATCATTTTGGATTTGATTTTCAATATATGAATTCCCTTCCAGATGGCGAGACTTTGATCAAGCTATTCCAATATGGAAGTCCATATATCGGTGTTTATGGAATGACTCCTCACCAAGACGTAAATGAAACAGGATTCTCTTCTGATGGTATCAAGGAAAAACTTGGTCACGGCTTAAACTTAAGAGTAAATATAGTAAAACAGCCAAACATGTTACGCAAGGTCGAACTTATGATCGTCCCTGCAATGGATAGTGAGAATTCTGATTGTGGCTGCATGCACTGATTTAAAAATGCAAAACAATATTTTGTTGACAGAGGAAAATTTTATGCTCTTCTGCCAACAAAATTATTTTAATCCACATTGCAGTGGAAAAAATGAATTTATTGATGATTTAAAACGCATCAAATATATCAAGCGATTAATACAAAAAATTCATAAACAAAAGACTTTAAAATCAATTCGGGAAAGATTGATAATAAATCACATAGTTATTTTAAAAAATGTATTTGGTGAGGAAAATTGTGCTAGGATATTATTTTTTAGACTAGAACCTAGATTGCATTCTTATTTAAAATCTTTCATGGTATTTTTGGAATTCAATGTCAAGAATATACCAGAAGTTCAGTATAAACTAATAAATACTGATCCTAGAGTAGACAGAAAATTAATAGGTGTAGAATCCTAAATAATTTTAATGGCTGGCAAAACTTATATACCAACATTTTATTTTTATAATTTTGCTGACTTAGTTGCTTCACCATATACTAAGTTTGCCGCATATGCTAGTGGACTTATAGATGAAAAAGGCAACTTGACCGGAAATGAATCATCTATAGATCCATTAGAATATTTTGTAATTAAACTAAAGAAGATATTTGAACAATTGCCACCGGGCGTTACAAAATATAAACTTGGAAATATTATGGGAATAATGCAATTATTCTCAGAAGAAGTTTCATATTTTGGTGTCACAAAAGATCAATTCAATTGTTTGGTGGAAGCTCACATAACAAATATTACGGATGGTAAAGTGAGCTATTTGGAGTTATTGGAAGATATGAGTACTGGAGGAATGGCTGGTGGGCTTGGGAAGCCTGCAGATGCGCCTGAAGCAAATAAGGGAAACGTATCAGGATATGATCCTGTCATGGGTTCTCTCCAGAGCAGATCGGGACCAGTTAACATGATCGGTGCGGTAGAAATGTTTGGAGTTCCTTCTTCCGAATTCCAAATGATGAAGAAAACAAATGCATATCCAAAAAATGCAACAGGAAATTATTTGAGAAGATTTGGATTGAGAAATGCCGATAAAAAGATGGCAATAAGGGATGAAGAAACTGGAGAGATTCACTGGCTCCCGGCTCCAAACAAAAAAACGTTTGTGGAGAAATTTAATTTGAATGATTTAAATATATTAAAAGAGTCTTTTATAGAACCTGAAACAACTCCATCTGGGAATTCAGCTAAATCTGAAGTGTGGGCTTTAAAAGCTGTATCAAATTTTTTAAGTAAAAATTTTGAACATGTTCCATGGGAAGGCGAATTGGGTCCAGGAGAATTTGCTGTATCTACTGGTGGTAGAGGCAAACTCGATATGAAATTAAAAGATCGAGATGGTGTGGAAATACCAATAGAAGTAAAAAGTATAAAAGCCAACCCAAGTTATACTGCTTTTAATATGGATTTATCTACGAAAAATAATCCAAAAGGTGTAGCCACATATGCATCGACTGCTCACGGATTAACTGACATATATGATCCAGAATATGAAGAGCAAATTGATGACTTACTTAGAGGAAGTCCAATAGAAAATATTTCCAAACAATTAGAAGCAAGAGGAGAAAAATTTACAGCACATGGAATCCCGAGCATAGGGTATAGATCTCTTCAACAAAGAGGAGTACCAATACTCGGTAGCCCTCAAAGAGCAAGAGAAAGGGTTTTAGGCTGGAGAAAGGGACTGTTGGACATTGTTGGTAATGAAAAAAGAGGTGTTGTTCTTGCTGTGAATCCTGAGATGCGCCATATGCATGTTTTAAATATGGAAACTGGCCAGAATGGTTCTGCAGTTAACAGATTATTAAGAGATATGGGTGGTCTTGTTCCAACCGGAACAGCATCAACACCAAATGTTGAGAGTGGAATGTATTTGCCATATGTAAAAATGGCAAAAGGATCCAACCCAGAGGAAAGAAAACTAAGAAAAACCTTGAGAGATCAGGGAGCTAGCCCAGAAGAAATTGCAAGAACTTTGGCAAGTGCTAAAAAGGCTGGAGATATACCACAAGCAAGAAGAATGTTACGTGTAGATTATAGATTCTCTCCAGATGGATCTACTGATGATCCATGGGTAAGAAATGGTCAAATCGCATTTGGAGATTTGAATCTGGGAAATAGAGAAAATTTTAGAGATTGGGAAAAAGAATTAGAAAGATTATCCAGAGCAGAATAAAAAAATTCCCCTTTCGGGGAATTTTTAATCTTGTATAAATCCTTTGTTACATTTATTTTCTGCGCACTGATTTCTTTCTCTCGCTTCTTTAATCACTTTATCGTCAGCATCCTTCCATCCAGTGGCATATTCCTGCCAATAAGGATCTGAACTTCCACCAACTGCCTGCACTGGAAGTTGACCTCCCGCCATCCTGGATCTGTAACCTTTATCATAACCTTCACCAGGAGTATATTTTGTCATTTTGATTCCTTCGGAATAATTTGAATTTGATTTAACAGTTTATCCAATGCCTTTACATGGGCATGTTGCTCTGTAATAGCAAGATATCCTCTAATTTCTATTAGTTTTAAATAATCATCTTGATTAAAAATTGTTGTTTTCTGAGACTTGGAAGTTTTCTTGTTTGGTTGTTTTGATTTGGAATTTAATTCCTTACCCCATTGATTCAACATATCATTCATGTTGAGATAGTCTTTCATTCCATCAACCATATCATCAGAATTGTTAATGTTATTCCACAAGTTTTTAAATTTGTCACTCATTGGTCCATAATAAAAGAAACCACCTTTGGGATTCCAGTTATTTGGATTGTTCATCTCATTGTCATCGCCATTTTGCCAGTTATTGAAATCATTATAATCTGAGTTATTCATTTAAATCCTTAGTTTGTATCAAAAATTTGCTCGTATACTACTTTGCTACGGTTATCAGTAACAGAGATATAACGAACATGACGCTCAAGGGCATCTGTAATATTTAGGGGATCATTTGGACCAAAAGTAATATTTTTGATCCATGCTGGGCATCCACCCAATGAAATTCTTACCTCATTTCCGGAGGCATCAGTCCCGTAGAAATCAAAAGTGGACTTCTCACCATCGTAATAGGTAAAGAAGCAATCAATAGAATCATACTTTTTGCGAACATCCGCAAGACTCATTTGCGTATCAGTTTTAGCCATTTGGCAATCTTTCCTGCTTGACAGACTTGGGAAGCTGGCCAATCGCGTCAAGCTTGCGAAGTGTACCAACCTTTGCCTCCATGAGGCTCTTTGCGCGGTTACGGGCAATCCGCTCCTTGCGCTTCTTGTGACGACGAGATGTAATACGTTGCTTAGAATTAGGCATGCTATTATTTTACCTTCTTTTTTGTTTTTGTCAACTTTTTCTTCTTTCTTTTGGGAGTGTTAAAAATTTTATCCCAATTTTTTGAATAAATTTTCATGTTTACTGAACGGTAATTGTCGCCTTTTCCGGCTCCATATGATTCTTCCATATTTTAAATATAACATAGAGCAACCCGAAGGCAAATATAAATAATTTTATGGCAAATAAAATAAACAAATATTCCTGGATTCATGACTTAAATCGAGCTGCTATTGAAGCACAGATGTTATCTGAAGCCACAACATACTCCAATATGGTTGAATTAAATGAGGCAAAAAGAAATATACGCATGGGTCAAATAGAAAGACCTATGATTGACATTAGCCCAGAAGAAAATGCAATTCAAGGATTGGGAAGAATAATGAAAGATATTACTGGCATGTCCCGACCCAGAATGAAAAGATTTTCAGGTGATATAGTTAACATAGGATCAAGAATTCCTGGTAATCCAAATTTTATTGCGCCTCCAAGTGAAAATGAATTATTGGCAAATATGGGTGAGGAAGAAAGATTACTAAGAGCAAGATTAGCAAAGGTCAAAGGATCAGTAGATTCAAAACCAAGAGATTTTGATGGTGATGGTGATGCAGATGCATTTGACGTTGAAATTGATGCAAAAGATGGAATCATGGGAAATTTTGGAAATGAAACAGTACGAAGACTTCCGAGTTTTGAATTTGCTAGAAAAGAAGGAGTTCCAGAACCAAGACAGCACCCCGCACCCCAATTCTCAAGCAAGGAAGAGGCAGAGGCGTTTGTAAGACAATTGAACCAACAATCTCGTGGTGAAAATTCACTAATGGCTGATTTGGACATTGAATTGGATAAGATGAAGGCAAGAGCTGGGCGCAAGGGAACCATGAGTGAAATGGAAGCAATCGCAAGAATTCTTGGAGGTCGCTGATGAAAAAGTTAGAAGATTTTTTGGTAACAGGTCTGTTGAACGAGCAAGACAGCAAACAGGAAAAATTAGATCAAATAAAGAAAAGAAGAGCAGACGCACTCAAAGCATGGGATGAAGGTAAAATATCCCCCGATGATTATCGTAGAATAGCTTGGGAGTTAGGTAAAGAAGAGGATATTATAAACGGAAGATCTAGTGCTCCATCACAGCAACAACCAACATCACAGCCAACATCACAGCGAACATCACAGCCACAGTCAACAGCTCAACCACAACAGTCAATAGATCTTGCTTCAATCCCAGATGATCAATGGGATTGGAGAGAACATACTCCAGAAGAAAATAGACAAAGAGGAAGAGCAAAGGTAATAGCAGCACAAGCTAGAGATAAAAATCTTAGTGACGCACGCGACCCTAGAAGATCACCGAAGTATTACAGTACAAAGACCGGAATCTCTGGAACTCCTACTCAACATGCAGAAGCATCTAGAAGAAGAACAAATGAAAGATTAGCACAAGGTGAAGAATTGGATGCAAATGATTTATTTGCTCTTCAATATATTGATAAACTTACACCAGAAGAAATTGAACAAAGACATGGATCTGTTTCTGGAAAAGCACCAAAATCTCAAAGTTATGAATTGCCAAAGGCTACCAGCATACTCCCAGATTCAGATCTTGCACCATCAACAGATAGAATAAGCTCAGCGTATTGGCCTACTTATGAAGATTTTTATAAGGCGACAGGCCAAAAATATGATGTTTTTAATCCATCACATAAACAAATTTTCTTTGATTTAGTTTCAAGAGGTGAATCGACAGTCGCACCAACCGCTGGAGTTGGTCAAGGGCCCGCATATGATTCTCTTGAATATCATACAATGAGAAGAAGACCAGCACAGATTCCTCAATTTGGACAACCTGAAGCCTGGTATGACACAGAAACAGGGACAACAGCACGCACAACAGAACAATCCAGAAGAAGAGCACAAGAAACTGAAGACATAGCAAATTTAGAATATGGATTGAAAAAACAAGATGCTGCTATAAGAGACATGGCATCGTGGACAGCCAACAGAGAAGCCAAACAAGATGCATTGAATCGTCTTCTGGGCCAAAATGCAAGTTATTGGAAGCAAGTTTCGGATCTTGGAAAGAAAAACGATCAGCAGAGACAGAACTATGCAAATGAAATTCAAAGAGATTTGGAAGGTTCTGCCGGAAGAACAATAGATGACAGTCAGATACCACCATCTAAACCCGGGCAGGGAAGACACATGGGTGATACTGACCAACAAAGAGGTCAGTTCAATATTGCAGACATGGATCTCGGGCCTGAACGACGTGGATCTTGGGACCCAATTGGGTCAGCAGTATCACAGGGAATTGTAAAGGCTGGTGAGACTGGACAAAAAGTTGGACAAAAGATATTGGACATGATGAAAGTCCAATTGATGCAACCAACAATTCCACCAGAGATGGGAATGCATCCAGCCGATTCTGATTTCCAAAGAGGCCAATTTCCGATTTATGGAGAGGGAGAGGACGTAACTACAGAACCGCAAATGGTTCAGTCTATGAAAGTTGGTCCAGAACTACCAACCAAGTATGTAGTTCCTGAATCCGAAGAATGGGAAAAATTATCAGAAACTGAAAAAGTTAATATGGCAGTTGCGGCAATGCAACGAGGAGAAGCTCACAAATTCTTTGGTGGAAGAGAAAAGAAGACTGGCGGGTTCATGGGAATTGGTGGAGAAAAGACAGGAAGATTTTCTGAGGACAATTCCGGTCAAACTCCAGAAGAAATAGCAAGATTGAATCGTGTAGCGAAGATGTTGAATTCTTTGTTGGACAAATACGATGCTGGTGTTAAAGGAGATCAGGCTGAAACTGCTCGTGGTGATGTAGTTGGTGCTGCTGTTTCGGATCTATCTGGCCAAGGCCAAAGCAGACCTCCTCGTAAGGGTTTTAGATATTATTCGCAGGCTCCCGGTGATGCTGCCAAAATAATCTATAGGTTGACAAAAGGAAGAAAATTTTCCACTAAAGACATGGCACCAGAAGAAGAGGTCAACATAATTCCATCTGATAGGGAAGATGCCTTCGAAAAAGCATATGAAGAATGGTTGGCTACACATGGTGAAAGACTACAAGTTCCAATGAGAGTCGTTAATCCCAATGAAGAAGGTGGATATAATTCAGAATTGTTTAGCGGAACATCTGGACCTGCTTCAGAGGAACAATATCAATCTTCTCTGAAGAGAAGTCGAGCATACAACCAGGCAATGGATAGGGCCACAAAGGCTTTCGTTTCCGCAACAGGAAAAAGATCTCCACAATCTAACAGTGACATAATTCTATTCAATCAAATATTGATGAAGGAACTCATGAAAGCAGGATTTGATTATGATGATGCGAGATTCTTAATACCAATGGAAGCAAGATAAAAAGTTAAAGATTGGGATAACCAATTTCTCTGGTCCAATCCCATTCTTCCCATAAAATCTTAGCAAGCTCATCGTCGGGATCAAACCGACGATGTTCTAATTCTGCCAATCCAGAGGCAGAAATGGGAGCTTCAAGCTCCCATGAATACCAACGCCATTCCTTTTCCCCTAGAAGTTTGTTCGTTATCAAGCAACGAACTTCTTTTTGCATCTTAGTTCATCATTAATCCGGTAACACCAGATGTCATCGATAAAATTGAGTAAAATTGATTTGAAAAATAATTTGGACCTGCAGCAAGATTGAAGTTAAATGCTATGGTACCACCTTGATCATTTAAAACATAGGCAGTAAATCCTGTTGTTGTGGCTGTTGCGCCACCCAACATTAAAAATCCCTTGTGTTTAGGTAATTTTGTTGAGCCTGTTACAAAAGTGTTTCCTGTTAGATATTTGTCATACATGTTATTAATATTTATAAATACTTTTGTACCTGTATTAAATAATAAATAAAAATGAAGAACATTCGTGAAGGAAACCTCTACAATATAGAAATGGATATCTCAAAAGTTAAAAATCCATCACAAGTCGGGTTGGAGAGTTGGAAACAAAAAGTTAGAAAACAAATATTGCAGAGTTTAATTAGACAAAAAACACCAAACATTGAAAACATAATAAAATCAATATTTGGAGAAACGCTAGAGTAATTATGGCAAATAAATCAAACTTTCAACTATTGGCAGAAAACCTTTCGGATGAAATCAAAAATTTAAAAAGAGAAATATCTTTTAAAAAGTTTTTGTTAGAAATTTCAGGTAATCCAAATGTAGATGGTATGGTGGATGAATATGCTACTACGCAAGCAGATGCACTAGCTAACACCGGAAAAATAGCAGGTTTGGGTGTAGGAGCCGCAGCAAATGCTTCTGCAATAGTTGCAAATCCAAGAGTTGTAGTTCAAAGTTTGTCTTTAAAGGGAGCCGAGCCATTTGTTATATCTGAACCAAATATGCAAGGCGGAACACGAACTGGAAAACCCATAGTTCAAAATATTGGTTTTGGAATGGGACTTGGTTACGATCAACAGACATTTAACAACGCCTTAAATTTCGTTAGGCAATATTCAACAGTTGATTCTGCAATGAGTGATGCAGAAACCGATGATCCAGAACAATCAACTTACATAAATTGGAAAACAATGAACTCTGCAGTTCACAATTACCAATCGCAAAGAATCAAAGATCAATTGGCCAGAGCAGGCATGTTTAATGGATCTATTACCGACCCTTATTCACAAGGTTTAGCAGATACATATAATCTTAATTTGATGTTACCTGGAAAACTGAGAAAAGTAGTAGATGACACTGCAAACTCAATACTGGGAAAACAAACATCAAAAGGCAAACAAGTAAATGGATACGTAAGAAATCTCTCTAGAGGAGAATTTGATAGATTTGCAAATACATGGAGTCAAAATTCTAGAAAAAATAAATAACAATAGGAATCACAAATAATGAATTACCTCACAAACTATTACAAAAACTTATCGGAAAAATTACAAACTCAAGTCAATTTACTTGAGAACAGAGCTCAACAATTAAACGAAGCCATCGCAACTACAACCGTGTATGGCAATCGCCCCAATGTTGGTGATTCACAATACAGCGGAAGCTATATGTATGGTGATTACAACGGAGATGGCGTTGTTGACGGTGCCGATCTTGGCATCGCCTTAGGTGGATATGGGCAACCAGGATATGATTACCAAAACGTTATTCAAAACTGGACAGGAAACATGCAAGCAGCTGGTCCAGCATTCCGTTCCACAAGAATCAACAGAGGCCAAGGAGTACGAGGCGCTTCCGATATGGGTGTTGGTTCCGCCCCACAATTTGGTGTTGCAGGTTCAGCAGGTGGATATGGTGGTGCAGCCAGAGCATCAGTTGGTGGAAGACCAACAATGTCTGATGTTGGCTATGGTGGACAAGCCATGGGAGCTGCAGGCCCAGCAGGTGGTTACGGTGGACAAGCAAGAGGATCAGGTAGAGGTAGTTCTCCAACCTCAGGTGGAGGAATGGGTGGGGCACAAGGATCTCTTCCCGGAGATTACAATGGTGACGGTCGCGTAGACGGTGCAGACATCAGTTATGTCTTAAACAACTGGGGTCAATTCGGCCAACAAGATCTCAATAACGTAAACAGCAACTTTGGTGGCCGGTTTGGAACACCGACACAATTCCGTTCAACTTCATCTAGAAGAGTAAACAGCAGAGATATGGAATCAGCTGGTGGCTACGGTGGACAAGCAGGTGGAGGCTTATACGACCTAAACGGTGATGGCCGTGTAGATGGTGCTGATCTCGGATTGATGTTAGGAAACTATGATCAATACGGAAACGCTGGAATCAGCAATCTAATTGCTAACTGGTCTGGTGTAGATACAGGCGTTGGAGTTCCTTCTTATAGAGCAGCTGGAGGATCGAGACCTCTACCTCGCCCAGAGCCAGGTAAGGGAACAAACGTCAGCCCATTCAGACGCCCAAGACCGCGCTGATAAAAACTTAACTTTAGAAATAACTCGCCAAGAAATTGGCGAGTTATTATTTAATAAATACTTTGGAGAGAATTATGAATCCACGACTTCTATATCTTAAAAATTTAACTCAAGTTCTTCAAGAAAAAGTTGTTGTTCTTGAAAATCAATTGAACTTATTACATGAAACAAGTATGTTTACAAGCCCATCTGGTGAAGTTGTAGATTTTGATACCACTGCAGGAGGACATGTATACAAACCAAACATCATTGCAGACAAATATGCAATGGGTGTTCCAAATCAAGGAAAACCAAGTTCTCGTGACAGAACATCTACAACATTCAGAGGAACCACTGTAGATTATGATCCAAATGATCCTTCGTGGCCATGGAACCAACCTGGAGCCAACGGACTTGAAGGTGATTTTAATCAGGATGGTATAGTAAATGGTTTCGATCTGGGTATAGTATTCGGTAATTGGGATCAAAATGGATCCGATGGAACCTGGCAAGTTCCAGGAGGCGGAAGACTGTTTGGTGTTGTTTTGGGTCAATGGGGGCAAACTGCCACAAATACCGGTGGTGGTGGAGGGGGCGGTGGAACCGAAACTGGTGGTGGAGCTGGAGGTGGTGGGGGAACCGAAACTGGTGGAGGAGCTGGAGGTGGCGGTGGAGCTGGAGGTGGAGGAACTGAAACTGGTGGTGGGGCTGGTGGAGCTGGTGGTGGTGGGGGAGATTTTGATCCATCAAATCCCTCATGGCCGTGGATTAGTGGAAACGGACTGTTTGGTGATTTCAACCAAGATGGTAAAGTAGATGGTTTCGATCTTGGAATTTTTAGTGGAGACTGGGCACCATTATTTCCATCAAGTGGAAATTGGTCACAGTCTTATTGGTATGGACAAATAGCTGGTGCTGTTGGGAATAGTACGGGTAGTGGTGGAGGAGGCGGAGGTGACGGAGGTGGCGGTGGAGCTGGAGGTGGAGGAACTGAGACTGGTGGAGGAGCTGGAGGTGGTGGAGGTGGAGGAACTGAGACTGGTGGAGGAGCTGGAGGTGGTGGAGGTGGATCTGAACAACCTCACTGGCCATGGGATTCAGCTTATGGTGGAAATGGAATAGAATGGGATTTCGACCAAGATGGTACAGTAAATGGTTTTGATTTAGGTATTTTATTAGGTCAATGGGGAGAAAGAGGACCCGATGGAACCTGGCCAACCAATATTAGTGGTTTACAGTTAGGTACACTTTTAGGAGCATGGCCCGCAGCACAAACTGGTGGTGGGGCTGGTGGCGGTGATGGAGTCGGTGGTGGACCAGACTTTGGAGAAAGAACATATGGATCGCCATCTGTAAATCAAGGAAATGTTTCTTATTATGATAAATTCCTTTTCCCAAGAAAAGAAACAAAATTTTCTAGAACAAGAAGTAGAAAAGGTAAATAAAATTTAATACAAGTTTTTGAAGAACTCAGCAATAGTCTTGCTGAGTTCTTCTTTTGTTTTAATTAATTTATTGTATTCTTTTTCAGTATCCTTGCCATCGGTTTCAAGTCTTCCAATTTTATATTGTACATGCGCAAACTCAAAGACCATTTCTTCAATTTGTTTTGAGGTATATTCTTGACTTGGCATGCGCATAATATATACTGTTGAGTGTAAAAGTCAAGAAACGCGGATGTAACTCAATGGTAGAGTGCTAGCCTTCCAAGCTTGCTGTTGAGGGTTCGAATCCCTTCATCCGCTTTGCCACTTTAGCTCAACGGAAGAGCAGTGCTTTTGTAAAGCACAGGTTGCGGGTTCGAATCCCACAAGTGGCTTTTGCGAGTATACTCAAGCGGTCAACGAGGACGCGCTGTAAACGCGTTGGCATTGCCTACGGGGGTTCGAATCCCTCTGCTCGCATTCGGCAGACTATAACTCTGCCACTATATAAATATTTGTATGCAAAACTTATTTGAAAATTGTTTGACATCTAAAAAACAAGGTTCGCTGGGCGAGGCAAAAGCAGTTTACGAATATACCAAATTGGGTTTTATAGTTTCAAAACCATTACAAGATTGTGATTATGATCTAATAGTGGAAAAAAATGGCTTATTAAAAAGAATTCAAGTTAAAACAACCACACAAATTCCCAAAGGCAAATATTTTGTTTGTAATTTAAGAGTTCTTGGTGGAAACCAATCGTTCAATACAGCAAAAAATAGAAATCCAGAAGCGTATGATGAATTATTTGTTTTAGCAAATAATGGAGATTGTTGGAGCATTCCAGTAAATAATTTTAATGCATTAAGCACTTTAACTTTAGATAAAAGATTTGAACAGTATAGATTGACAACTAAATAATTTTACGCGTAGTCAAGCAGCTGAGGATAAACGGCTAGGCTTATATGGACCTAAGTTTCTAGAACTGAGGGTTGAGAATGGGTGCAAGTCCCTCGCTACGCTTTTGGTGATCGGCGTGGTGAGAACACGCAGTCTTGAGAAGAGTCTTGCCAGCGTAAAACGGTCTACGATTAATTGACCGACAAAGCTGGGCAAATGGGTTTAAATCCCATATCACCTTTTATGCATAACATTAACATTCCACATTTTTATTGTCTTTTAAGAAAAGAACATCTTTACCAAGATGAAAAATTTAAAGGTGAATATGAAAAGGTAACGGTTTTTTCAGCTCAGTCTAATCCAGACCGAGCGATGCTTTTTTCTGTGATGTTGGACAATGGAACCATAAGAAGCAGAGTTCCAATCAATAAACTCTGCAGTAGAGAATCTGCAATTCAACCATTGGATCATTTGCAGCTATGGGATTGCTTCTCTATGAATTGCACGGTAATTTCATATGATTATTTGAAGGGTTCAAGGGCAAAAGTAATATTCAAAGATAAGACTTATTCATGGGGAAATTACATGATGACATTTGATTGGTATGACAATCCATACAGCGATGCCCCCACCCAATATAAATGTCTTCATATGATTGAATTGGATAATGGAAATTATGCATTGCAGCCAAACAACAGAATTTATTGGAAACATATGTCTTTTGTCACAAAACCATTTCCAATGAATCCAGATTACAAAGTTGACAACAAAATTTATAGATGCGAAGACAAGAGCGACAGATGGATTGTCACCGGTGATGATGATCAATATTATTATGATATAGAAGAAGATAAATAAAAATGGTATTGTTGATAACGGATTGAAATGCGACAACACAGGGGTTCGATTCCCCTCGGCTCCATTAGCCTAACCGAAGGATTCTGCAATTCCTTAGAGATGGCGATCCAAGTCCTCGTAGCAGCGGGGCAATCCCCGAAGTCCTAGGCTTCGGGAATCAGGGGCTGAAATGGCTTCGACTGGCGCAGAGTAATGAAGAAGGAGATACCCGTTACTGGCAACGAGGAACGTGAAACAACAGTTGCAAATTTAATTGCCGAAGAATTGGCAATAGCTGCTTAAAGCAGTGGGGTTTCCCGGTTTTCCCGCATCTGAAAAACCGGGATTTTTTATTGGCATAAATATTTTTATGATTATAAAATCTGGAAAACATTGGTTGGTGAAAGATTCCTCTGGTAAGAAAATATTAGGAAGACACCCATCAAAAGAAAAAGCAGTCAAACAACTGGCAGCTATTGAAATTTCAAAGAAAAAACGCGGTGTGAAAGAACAAGCAGAAAGCATAAATAATTTTATGAATCCAACAGACAACTACTTTAAATTAAAATGCGCAGATCTTTATGAACAAAAGAAAATTTTGTTAAATTATTTAAGAAAACTCGATGAGGATATTGCATCTGTAGCACAACAACCAACACAACAACAAAATCAACAACAAACCCAACAATCAGTAAAAGGCATGGGGAAGCGTGGAAAAAAGATGATTGGACAACAGGGTGAAGAGCAACCTCAAGATCCAAGAATTCCAGTTCAAATGCAAGGATTTGCTGGTACACCACAACTTCAAGCAGCTCGTCTCGATGTTATTCAAAAATATTCTGACAACCCAATGACACAGCAAATAGAAGAGCCAGGAGAAGTAAGTTGGCAAAATGTTAATGCCAGCATCGGAAATGAGAGACAAGAAGCTTTACGTAAACTAATGATTCAACAGAGAATGGCATAAAAATGAATAGCAAACAAGAAAAACATTTAATCCAATATTACGAAAATTTAGCAGAAGAGCTATCTTACAAAGTAAATCTTCTGGAAAAGATTATTGCAAAAAAGAAAGCCGCAAAGAAAAAGGCAAAAAAAGACTACGACAAAGACGGAAAGCTTGAATCACCAGAAGAAGAATGGAAGGGTTCAAGAGATGCTGCCATCAAGATGAACATGGCAAAGAAATCAAAGAAAAAATTTGCTTCAAAGAAAAAACAAAAACTTCAAGAGGGAACTGTAATAACTGACGGAGAACTTTGCTACGGTGGGTTCCCAAGAATTTTAAGAGAAAATGAAGAAGAAGGAAACTGGCAAGAATTTATTGGATTGGTAAATCAAGCCCAAAGAGGTTATTTTGACAGCTTGCCAGGAATAAAAGGGAAAAAAACAATGCCTTCCCATATTGATAGAATGGTAACAGCATTCATTAATGACCCGTCAGAAGCTGGAGATAATGTTACTGATGATTTAATCCAAGCAGGATTCCCAGCAGAGACAATTGGAAGGGCCGCAAGAATCAGAAGAGCTTCCATTAAGCAGCAGAAAGCTTCTCAAGGAAGATCTGATCCATCATTGCGTGGCACTTATAGACCAGGCTTTGACAGAAGCGCTTCACCGTTTGATTAAAAAAACACCAAAGAGAGTATCTTTGGTCCGACAACCCCGAGATGTTCGGGGTTGTTTCTTTTTATCTCTCTACGAATTCAACCCAGTCTTGGTGGACTACGTGATTTCCTGCATAGCCATCTTTGAGCTTGCTTACATCCCACCAAACAACATCACCAACCTGAATGTCTTCGGTCAACTTGTTGCCAACGGCAATAACCCTGGCAGGAATAATCTTTGATTTTGATTTTTCCTGGAATATGATTCCGGCTTCGGTTTTCTTTTCACCACCAATTAACGATTTTGCGACGATCCATTTTCCTACTGGTTTCATTTTTCGTTCCAATCTTCTATAATGCAGTAAATGCCGTATACAAATATTCCTATTCCTATGGCAAATATAGTTCCTATAATACTCCAACCAATTATCTTGTCCGTCATAATTCCTTCGCTAGGATTCGAACCTAGAAAGAGAGATCCAAAGTCTCCCGTGTTACCGTTACACCACGAAGGAGGATATCTTGCTGCAATAATTATTCATTATTATTCCAGAGGCAGTTCCGACATTGATGCTGCGAACTGATCCATACTGGGGAATATAAAGAACATCATCACACATACTTAGCACGTCCGAAGGAATGCCGATTTGCTCCTGTCCGAACACCATTATGTAATGTGTACCGGGATCAAAGTCATAAGCATTTACATCCTTGGACTCGGGAACATTGTCTATTCCGATGATTTTGATTCTTTGTCCCCCAGCAACACACTCATTAGTAACATTGACAAAAAAATTGGATAGAGAATCAATATCACGTACATGATGGAAATTAGTGTAGTGATGCGTTCCAACAGTGCCGCGCCTATCGTATTTTTTCTTTCCATAGATTACGACTTCTTTCGCCAAGAACGCATTAGCGTTGCGAATAATGGTTGCAATATTAAAATCATTGCCAATATTGCAACAGACAACTGAATAATTAAAACGCTTGTCGTCCAAGTCTGCACGAATTGCGTCGTCTCTCCAATACTTGTAGTGGTCAATCAGGTTCCTCGTGTCCATTATTCATCTTTGCCTTTGCCCCATCCAATGGGCAAATTAACATTGTTGGGAATGAACTTTGGCTTGTTCAGTTCTCGGTAGATTTCAAGTTCTCTGTTTGCAGCATCCAGTTGAATGCGCATGACACGAAGTTCTTCGGCAGCGTCACGACAGATATCGGCTGCTTCCATCTGGGCGTGTCTCCATTTTTCGGAAAGTTCTCTTATTTTTTGTTCAGTCGTATTCATGGCAACTAGTATAGCATCTGGTGACAAAATAACAAATTAAAAGCAATCCCAAAAGATAAAACGCTGAATACTTTCCATCAATTACACCCAATAAAACCCATATGGTTAATGCATATGAAAAAATCATTGACATAAACCAAAGTAATTTTTCATGTTTTGTACTCATAATGATCCTGACGGGATTCGAACCCGTGTTATGGCCTTGAAAGGGCCGTGTCCTAGACCGACTAGACGACAGGACCGATCAATCAAACTTAGCACGAATTTCGGATGCCAGGAAACCAACAATCATTCCAATGATGCTACCAACAACAGCACCCTCGTAGTTGTAATGGAAAGCATAGCCTACGATGTTGATCGAAATCAAAACCGATATTGGAACTGCAAGTTTGTTTAGTAGAATTTTCATGATTATTATTATACTATGTATTTTGAATAAGTCAAGAATCGGGTATGCTGGATTTGAACCAACGACTTCTTGCTCCCAAAGCAAGCGCTCTACCAAGCTGAGCTAATACCCGTTAAAGCTAAATATTTATATGCTTTCCTTCAAACAATTCCTCGTAGAAAAATCACCCGCATGGCAACGCAAGGAAGGTAAAGATCCTGAAGGTGGCCTCAACAAAAAAGGTGTAGCATCCTATCGCAGGCAGAATCCCGGTTCAAAACTGCAAACAGCAGTTACCGAGAAGCCATCAAAACTAAAGCCAGGATCAAAGAAGGCCAAGAGAAGAAAATCATTCTGCAGCCGCATGAAGGGAATGAAGGCGAAGTTGACATCGAAGAAGACCGCAAACGATCCAAACTCAAGAATCAATAAGTCCTTGAGAAAATGGAATTGTTAGTTTAGTCCCAGTTCTTCATCCAATTCAGCAAGCCGCTGCATCGCTTCCTGCGGTCCCTTCCACTTGGCGATCTTGTCCTGCATTGCCTTGATGCGTTCGGGTGTGCGGAACTTCTCCATGAAGCCACAGGTGCATGAGACAAACTCATCGTCATCGACATGGATGAGCAGACCGTCCCACTCCTCGCACCAATGCCATCCATCGTTCAGTTCCTCTGCGGTGAGCATGACATCCTCATTGCCATCGAAAGGCTGCATGAGGTAGTTCCAACGCTCTTTGGTCATTTTATGCTTGTTACACATTTTCGTCAGTCCTCAAAGAACCGTAACCTTTGCCACGCACAAAGAACTGCTCTTCGTGATGCGTAAATCCAAAGCACTGTTTACTATACTCCAAGATGATTTCCTTGTCAAACTTATTACAGGAATACACATCAAGAGTGATAAAATGAGTGGGTTCAATTGAGTGAATCTGAATTCCACTCTCAATCAAGGGAACCCATCCGCTGACACCAGCCTTGGCCGGATAGAGTTCCTTTCCAGCCTTGGTTGGAGCATGTATGACGAATGGTTGACTCATGCGAGTCATTCCTATCTTGTCCACGACTCTCTCAAGGAATCTGTAGTGGAGTTCAAGATCATCTGCCGCACCTTCACGGCAGTCATACATGTCCAAAAAGTAAGAATAACCAAACGGATTTTCAATTTTTTTACTCATTTGTGTCCTCTCTTAAGGAGTCCCATCTATCTCTGTCCATTTCAACTCTTCGATATTCATCAAGCAGGTTTTCGCACTCACGCAGTTCCTCGCGCAACCGCTCAATCTCATTGGCTGCTTTCTGGCAATGCAGTTCAACGGAACGATCATTGTGAAGAATGCTGCGGAGCCATGTAACGATATCTGTGTCACTCATCGCCTAGATCCTCATACTTGGGAGGTACTGCCTTGCCACCATCAACTATAACACCATTCATCGTCTTGTCAAGTTTGCCTTCGGGAGTATTGAAGCAGTCCCATCCCATGCGCTCGGCATGGTCACGGGCAGAGCCGTTCCTAGGAACTCCTCTTTCGTCGCAGCCCAGCGTTTCCTCTTTCTCGCAAGCCATCCGCCTCGCCTCGTCACGCTCGCGCTTGAGGATGTTGCACTTCACGATCAGGGCTTGCAGTTCCTGCTCCACGGTGCTCTTGCGTTCTGCGATCAGCGTTTCAACCTTGTTCATGTATTCTCCTTTGTCAAGTGTTTGATGATGCTCCACACGGCACGCGCCGTGCATTCGATTCCGATCACGAGTCCGACCAGCATGCCGATTACGAATCCGCCGAGTGCGGCCACGGCAATGGTGCAGTCAGTCATCGATGTTCTCCTTGAAGCAGTCCCATCCCATTTCCTTTGCAATGCTCTCCGTGGTGTTCTTTTCTCCAAGATTCTTCGTGATCTCTTGGAACGCAATGCAGTAGAGCCGCCTCGCCTCGTCGCGCTCGGCGCGGAGCCGTTCCATCTCCTCGGTGACATCCTTCAACTGTGACCGCAGGCACTCAATCAGGTGTGTTCCATCCAAGTTGGTGCTGCTCAAGCCACGGGTGGCTTCAAGAATCTGCACGCTCTTCTGTTCGTAGTTGCAACGGCGGAACTTAAACATCGGTGTTCTCCTTGAACAAGTTGTAAATGGCTTCAAGATGCCCGTTGCTCTCCGCGCCGTGTTCTATGCGGCAGTCGATCTCATTGAGGATGCGTGCCGTTTGCAGTCTCGCCTCGTCGCGCTCCTCCATCATGCGGCGCATCTCATTGCAGATGCATGAGTAGTCACGGCGCAGCCGCTCAATCTCCTTGATGGCACACTCAATGTCGTAAGCGGAAGCCGCAGGGGAGGCAAAGATGTCTGCAATCCCGCCGACCTCCCTAATGGTTGTAGCGATCTGCTGAAGGCGGGGGATGGGGTCGAAGTTGTTGGTAGTGTCAGTCATTCGTGTTCCCCTTGAAGCAGTCCCAGCCGCGCTCACGGGCAATGAGTTCAACGCTCATTACGCCACCACGCGCCCAACGGATTTCTTCGCACAACTCCCGCCTCGCCTCGTCACGCTCTGCAGTCAGACGATCAATCCTCTCCAAGAAAATTTTATCCTGACCTTCTAGGAACAACTTGAAGTCTTTGACAGACGGTGGAAACCCAAGTCCTTTTGGATGATCCTTGAAGCAATCCCAACCACGGGAGTTGGCATAGTCACCAGCAAGGAATCCAGTCAAGTGGTGGAAGCCACAGACTTCTTGCCTCGCTTCATCACGCTCTTCACGCAACTTTTTGTTCATCTCACCAACAGGCTCACAGGCTGTGCAGGAACCCTCAAAGCCATCGCGGAGCATCTGAATGCGTCTCTGCAAGTCATTGATGTATTCATAAGCCTCACCAATGTCCCGCAGAACATCCACAGGGAGATCGGTGCGCTTGGTATGGCAGCGTAGGCGGTAATCTATGGGCTGGTATTCGGTCATATCAGTTCTTCCATTCAATAGCAGAGGTTCCCTGAAGGTGGATGCTACGTCCATCAGAAGTGGTCAGGGCGACACCAGTTCTATCAATGTACCAAATCTCACAGTTCTCATACACAGCGGTAGGAGTAGTTACCGTGGCCTTTCTGTTTACGTGCCAGTCCCACTTTATCATGCAGAACACCAGTGCAATGAACAATGCAGACAAAACAATCACCCAGTACTCAAAAAGGATGCTGATGCAGGCTTTTACCAGTGCTGAGAGTTCTTTCACTATGGTCATAGTATACTACACAAAACGAATCAGTCAACCTTGTCCTTGATGGATTCCAACAGAGCCTTGATGCGATTCTCGCAGAAGGTCGTGTAGATCATCGGGTAGTCTTCGGGATCTTTGTAAGGATTATCCTTTTCCCACTCCTTAGAGAATACGGTAGCCATCGCGTCCAACAGGAGTTCTTTGTTTTTCATAATCAAAGATTCTCGTAGTTCTTTTCGATGAAGTTGGCAATCTTCTTGAACGAGTGGCCGTCATCGTTCATGTGCGACAGGCTTCCATAGTGGCCCTTGTCCATAACATCAAACTCTCCAAGCCTGCCCTCCATGCCAGCCCAACGCTGAACGGCAACGGGAAGTTCCTCGGCAGCACACTCACCACTGCCGTACTTCACGACATTGAAAGAGGCATCGTGATACATCTTGCCAACTTTGGTGGGGAGAGCCTTCTTCTTTTTGGCTTTCTGCTCGGCCTGATACATCTCGGTCAGGACACCCAAGCAGCAGTGCTTCTTGCCCTTGCTGGTGATCTGACAGAGATATGCCTCGCCCTGCTTGTACTTACCGGAGCGAAGAGCCTTGACCCATTTCATTGCGATAGTCTTGTTCATGTTCCTAGTATACTCCACGAAAGGGGGAAGTCAATCAATCATGCCAAGAGACTTGGCAACGCTTGAATACTTTGGCTGCAAATTTTGATCAATTTTTACTTCAACATCCGTCATGGCACTCGGGCGACCACCCACGATCTCCTCGGCCTCGACAGACCGGGACAGGTGCATGGACACTCTCTTGCGCTTGCGCTTCACCACGACAGGCTCAAACTCCACATCGAAGGAAGTCTCGTAGGATCGCATACCGCGCATGATTGGGTCTACGACATACCAAGACTCCAACGAAGTGCAGGGAAGGCTTGGCAGGGCATTGTAGGCTTCCAGAAGGCAATTGCGAAGATACTGCACCTCGCGCTTGAGTCGTTCAACATCATTGCTTTGCATGGTCATAGTATACTCTCTGTGGGTGGGTTAGTCAAACTAAATAGTTACATGAAAAGTTTTAAGGAATATCTCATGGAAGGTTCCGGTGGTCAGATATTCGGAATCGACCCATTTGGAAACAGGGCCAAGGCGGAAATAATGAAGATGGCCGCAAATATCGGCTACACGGTTGCAGAAGGCCCGAAGCACACGAAAATAATAAATCCAAAGACAGGTCAACTGGTCGCAGCGATCAGCCATGGAGCCAACCGAAGTGAGTACAACGAAAGATTGGTTCTCAAGAATCTTGCCAAGGATCTTGAGGCATCGGGAAGCCAACTCCGACCCCAGATGCCGGCCAAGACCGTTGCAGACAGAATACGCAGCGGAACCCAACAGGGAAAAATATTCCCAAGAGCCGCAGGACTCCCCGGAATCGCAGCACAGGTAGCCGGAGAAGCCCTTGCAGCGCCAGTACAGCAAGCAGGAGAGGAATCGGGACTCATTGATTTAATCGCCAGAGGAATAAACGCAGTAATTCCAACGGACATTCTTGCATCAGGCCCATCACCAGCAGAGGAAGAACGCCAAGAGCAGGAAACAGAGGAAAGATTGAAAAAAATGGGAGTCAATCCAAAAATAATGAGAAGTCTACCAATATGAAAAGATTCAAAAAATTCTTAATTGAAATGGAAGCAACATCAACCGACAGCACATTGTCATCAAATACAAGTGCATCAGCGCCCCCGGGTTACCACAGACTTCCATACATAAACCCAACCATGCCGGGTTACCCATATCCCGTTGAACCCGACATGAAACCAGCAAGCGAAAACGAGAACGCACCGCCAAACCCGATAGACTGGCAGGAAGTTGATGATAGAATGAGAGACATTGAAGAAGGATTCAATGAATGGATGAGGCTTATAAATGCTCTGGGTTGGGATGGTTTCCTACTATGGCTGAAAAATAATTTAGGCATAAATTTGGGAAATATAAACACAGATGATTTTTTCCTGTGGTACACTAACAGATATCTCGACAGATTTGATCAATGGTTCAGAGAAAATTATCCAGGCGCAAGTCAACAACAACGAGACACATGGTTCGCTAAAAAAGCTCTCTTGCGTGATAAATTATCTGAAATTTTTAACAGACACATTTATCCATCAACTCCCGGAAATCCAAACCCGTGGTTACCATTTGGTGGAGCCGATGATGACAGATACAGGCCCATGGACATAAATGATCCAAGTACATGGGAGAATTTTGACACTGAAAACAACCCATTTTTGAGACCTTGGTGGCGTGAACCAAATCGCATACGCGATGATCCAATGAAACCATATCCAGGAGTATATCAGGGATGAGAAGATTCAAAGAATTTTTAGAAAATTATGATCCCTACCTCGATGATCCTTCTCAATTCCGCCCGGACGGAACCAGAAAGGGAAAGGGATGGCTTGGAACATTCAAGAATGCCAAGGGGCAGGATGTATCTGAATATTCGGTATCAGTCCCTACTGAGGAATTATATGACATGGATCTTCCAAAGGGAGCAATATTGAACAAGCCAGAGACTCTGATTCCAACATTGGTTCCTGATCTAGATGATTCAGAGGTAGAATCGGTAGTGAAGGCAACAGAGAACGAGGACAGCGAATTACCGGATAGCGTCATGAAAAAGGCATTTTCTCATGCCCAAAGCCAAGTAAGACAAGGAAGAAGTCAGTTCAGACAATGAAAAGTTTTAAGAAATTTTTAGAGGAAGAAAAACAAAAAGCTTCCATTCAAGATGAGGCAGACAGACGCCTTAAATTTGAGAGGGAAGTCATGGGAATGGAAGATAATGGAACATACGCTATTGAAGCAGATCGAAGATTGCAGTTAGTGAATCAAATTACAAAAGAACGAGAAGCAGCTTTCCCCGAAGAGGCCAAAAATAAAAGATTTGACAGAGCAATTCAAAAGCATGGTACTGAATTTGCAGCTATGAATATTCCCTATCTTACACCTTGGCTAAAAGGAAAGGTTTTGGCTGCAACAAACCGGCTAAAAGGAAACCCAACCGAAAGAGTGAATTCTGAAATTTCAGTTTTATTAAATTATCCAAAAGAATTTGATACAGGTGTCTTGCCGCAAAATACAGTAAGAGTTGCACCTAGCGCAACAGCCGAACAAAAGAAAAAAGAAATATTTCTACCATAGCACCACCATTGGATTTGAAAAAGTATAGAAAAGAACTTTTATATAATCTTACATTTGGTTTGATGGATGAGAAGGAATAAGACAAGGGGTAAAGAGGGGTAGGAGAAAGTGTGGTAAGGGTAAAGGGTTTTGAAGAAAATTAACAAAATTTGAGATTAGAGACCCCACCCCTCAAAGCCCCTCCAAAGCCCTTAAAATCCTTTTAGAGCCCTTCCAAACCGTCCAAGGTAGCCCGAGAGGTCTTTTTTAGAAGCTTTTTATAGGGCATCCTAGACAGTCAAGCAATTTTTATAAATTTTTAGACAATTTTTGATAAATTTTGAACAATTTTAAAACCCGTTTATCCTGTCCAGGCCCCGTCCAGGCAATTCTCCATCCTGTCCGTACAAATCCTGTCCAAAGGGGGGTTTTGATCCTGTCCGAGCTCTCCGTAGCATTCCCAGAACCCCCGGATAGTAGTTTTTAATTTTTTCTGAAATTTTTGAATCCTGTCCGGTAAAAGTTTCAAATTTATCTGAAACTTCATAGAGTCCCATAAGTATAGCACAGACCAGTCCGATAACAACCAGTCCGGTAACTCTATTGAATAGCAACGCCCGATAACCCCCAGCCCCTCCCTCACAGTTATCAGACACAGGGGACTGGGGGGTTATCAGCCGCATGAACAGTCTGGTAACTATACACCATATATGGGGGTAGGTCAAGCAATGGAGCACAAGTCCGATAACTCAGCCCAGCCGGCTTCCTGGAGAAGACCACGTTTCTCCAGAGTAAATTAATTATTATTTGTGGGGTTGTGTATATTGCGTCCCTGGATGGAGAGCTCGGAACAATCCGGGGTCCTTGCCGTCCATGCCGTCCACTACTATCAGGAGGCGTCCAGTCCATGCAAAAAATCAGGGATCCTCTGAGGATCCCTGATAGTAGCTGCCGGCCCTGGATGGGCTCTCTCCTTCCCATCCAGGGCAATGCAGAACTTTTTATTTACTTTGCGGGGGAAATGGCCTGCTGATACTCCGGGGGGAGTCCGGGCTTGATGGCCTGCCCCGCCACGATATCCACATACCGGGTGAGGAACACGCGGCTACCCGCCCTCTTGCCCATCGTCTTGACAAAGGTGTTCTTGATCTTGGTGAAGGTTCCGCTCTCCGCAATGGCATCCGCGTCCTTGACGATCTTGGGGGTGCGGATCAGGAAGAACGAGTCGTAGCCGGGAGCCATGTCCGGGTGGCAGATGATGGCACCGTCCTTGTACGCCTCGCGCATGGCGGTGAAGCGGGGCGAGATGCCCGTGTTGCGGAGGTGGTAGGGGAGGTTGAAGTACGCCTCCCGCTCCTTGGTGGACATGCAGAACGCGAGGTACTCCGTTTCGTGCAGCGTGTTGCTGCCCACGAACATCCCGACAAGCCTAGCGTTGATCGTCTTGCGGAGCGAGTCGAGCATGGAGCCGATGAGGACATTGGCGAGGTTCGTGCCACGGTAGTCGTACAGGTTCATGCGGTGAGCCGTCCCGCAGACCTCGTTCATCACGGTCATCGTGCCATTCTCCGCGTGGTGGTAGTACGCCGTCTGCGACACCAAATCGTCACGGGTGTAGATGCCGTTGGGCTGACCATCGGTGACAACCATGAGGGTCGGAATCTGAATCTTCTTGTCGGCCACCCACTTGAGCATGAACTGGCTGACCGCAGCGATAGCCTCCACCGTGGGAGTGCCGTGCAGCGAGAGGCAGGCGGGAGCGTGAACGCGATCATTGTAGTTCGCGGCCTTCTCCTTGGCCTCGTCCACAAACGCACCGTACAGGTAGGCCATCATGCGCTCCCGATCAGCAGCCGAATCGGAGGACGAGAGGAGGTTGAACAGGCGCACCATGCCGTACTCAACGGAGGTGGGCTTGGGGTTGTTGATCTGCGTGAACAGGGGCGCGTAGTGGAAGTCGCCCTGACCACCCTTGCGCCTCCAGTCGTTGAAGGCATCATCGTACTTCTTGCCGTCAATGTAGGCGGGGCCGCAGTCGGTGAAGGCGAACACCTCAAACGGAATCTTGGCCTTCTCGCAGAACCAAACCAACTGGAACAACTGGAGGATGCAGTCGCTCAACCGGACGCTCATGCTGCCTGAGAAGTCGAGCATGAACACCATGCCGTGGTTCTTGCCGTCCTGCTTGACGATCTTGCTGATGAAGATATCGTCATGGGTGCGGTACTGGTGGAGGCGGTCGAGGTTCAGCATCCCGGTCTGCTTGGGACGCTCACGCCGAATCTCGTCCGCAGCCTTGCGGCGGTCGAACTGCGCGGCCAACTGGCGAACGAATGCATCGGAGTGGCGAACGAACTCGCGGTAGCCGTCCATGTTGACGAAACCGTTGTTGCGCTCCTCAAACTGCTTGAGCAGATTGGACGAGGGGATGATGATGGTGGACAAGTCCTTCACCGGGGAGATGGTGACGCAGGAGGCGGTGAACTTCTCACCGTCCTTCTTGTCCCCTTGGCCGGGGGTGAACTCCTTGATGGCCTCGTCCATGAGGTTGCTGCCGTCCCGCCGTCCGCCCGCCTTCTGCTCCTCCTTCATCTGCTCGACCATGCTCTCCATAGAGGGGTGATCGTACAGACGCTTGGCGATATCGTAGACCTCCGCAAAGGTGGTCACGGCATCAACCTCGTCCGCGATCTTCTGCTCCTCATCGGTGAGGTTGATCGGCAGGAAGCCCTGAACGCCCCACTTGAAGTGGAGGTTGATGCGGTTGACGAGGCTAGCCCGGTCAAAGTCCATCTTGGAGAAGCCGAACAGGTCGGTGTCCACGATCTCCTTGTAGCCAAGGAAGAAGTCGCGGCGAGTGCCGGGGAACTTCTCCTTCATCATCTTCTCGATGCGGACATCCTCGACCACATTGGCGATCCGCTGAAGGATGACCGGGTTGTAGCCCTCCGCCTCCGCAGCCTTGAGGATGGCATCACTCTCCTCCGCAGGAGTCCACAGCGCGTGGCTGATCTCGTGCGCGATCAGCATGGTCTGCACGGTTTCCGAAACCTTCCACACCGGGAGGGTGAGGTGACGCTGCTTGACATCGAAGGACGCGGTTTCCGCGTTGGGGTCGAAGGCGAAGGACAGGTTCTCGGTGGCGAGTGCGCGGGCGAAAATGGAGAGAGAGGTGTTCATGCCTACAGTATAAGGGATGGTCGTGGGTGCGTCAAGCGAAACAGAAAGATTTTTTTGCGTCCGATAACTCGGCCAGCTGCAGGTACGGGTCTGGGACTACTATCCGGCACCGTCCTAAGAAATAATAAAGTTCTGCGAGTCCTCGGCCCTGAAGGGGCCTCGGATAGTAGTTCCCCCTCCCGCTGCCCCGGCCCCCACAGGGGGCCGGGGCATGAACAGCATCAGACGGTCACGGGGCTGATGAGCGAGGTCAGGTCGTAGACCCCCCTGCTCACCGCGCTCTTGTAGTCCTTCAGCACCCAAGTCGGGATGCCCTTCATGTTGATGGACTGGGCAATGGTCAGGAGTTCCGTCTTGGTGAACTGGCTGTAGTCAGCCTGCCCCCCTCCGCTAGCCGCCTGTGCGGTATCTGCGAACTGCTTTGCGGCTTGGACGAAACGATTGCGCTTGTTGAGGTATGGCATTTTCTTTTCTTTCTTTCTTGGTTAGGCGTTGATCGCGTACTGCGTGTCCCCGCCCTTCAGGTGGGGATCGGTGATGTCGATGGCATCCTGCACCGGGGTTCCCGCCCAATCCTTCTTGACGGGATGATCCTTCATCCCCTCCGGGGGAGGGAGGATGGTCGGGTCGATCTTGGTGTAGAGGTTGAAGAACGCATCCTGCGTGGCGGGGTCGAAGCGGGTCAGCGTCAACTTGATCGCCTTCTGCTTGTCACCGAAGATGGCGAACGCCTTGCAGACCTCCTCCAAGCGGCGGGTGGTGATGATATCGTCCAAGCCGCCCTCCTTGAAGCCCAAGCGGATCGTTTCCGCCCACTTGACGAGGTACTGCGCGAACTCCTTGTCCTCGCGCCCATAAGCCTTCATCTTGCGGATGATGATGCGGGCCTCAACGGTGCGGTCAGCGTAGTCCTGCTCAAACCAGTAGGAGAAGCGGTCAAGGAACGCCTCGTTCATGCACCGGGTGCCAACGAAGCGGTCAGACTCGCCCTTGCCCTTGGTGTTGGCGGTGGCGACCACATTGAAGCCAACGGCGGGCTTGATGAACGCGCCGATCTTCTTGATGTAGATGCCCTTGCCCTCAAGGACGGGCTGCAAGCACATCATGCGCTCCGTCCCAAGGTCGATCTCGTCCAACAGGAGGATCGCGCCACGCTGCATGGCCTGAACGACCCCGCCGAACACGAACTTGGTTTCGCCGTTGATGAGGCGGAATCCACCGATGAGGTCATCCTCGTCAGTCTCGGCGGTGATGTTGACGCGGATGCACTCACGACCGGAGGCCGCGCAAATCTGCTCGACCATCGTGGTCTTGCCGTTGCCGCTCATGCCCGTGATGTAGACGGGGGCGAACTGCTTGGACTTGAGGATGGTGCTGATGTCATCGTGGTGACCCCAAGGAACGAAGGTGTCGTTCTTGACGGGGACGAGCGAAACATCGGAGGACGGGGCGGCGAGGTTGTAGTTGCTGCTGCTCATGGGTTCCATTGTAACCGAAGTTTCGGAGTCGGTCAACTCATCTGAAGAAAGATTCTCATTTTCCTCACCGATTGCATCGGTGACGACGACCATCTCCGGGATGCTGTACAGGCCACGGCCAACGCGCCGGGACTTGTCTTGGACGAGCCAAGCCGGGAGGGTGCTGTAGTTGTCGTTGGGCGACATCTTGTAGGTGAGGTGGAATGCGTTGATGCACTGCTCACGGGTGTACCGTGCCTCACCGATGGACGAGGGAGTGCCGTACAGGTCGGTGAGAGCCTTGAGGAACTTTGCCTTGCGGTTGTCGATGCTGTTCATACGAACATTGTAAGGCACAATCTTCTTGCCGTCAAGCAATCTTCAAAGTTTTTTTTGAGTCCGATAACCTGCCGGCTCCGCCTGGTCCTGGACTACTATCCGGAAAGAAATAATAATCCTCACAATCCTCAGAAACCGGCATAAGGCCGGTTTCTGATAGTAGCTCAACGAACAACCCGGCCCTTGCGGGCCGGGTTGAGTATGAGAGGGAACCCTAGCGGATTAGGCTCCCGTGTTGTAGAAGTTCTTGTCGCACTTCTCCTGCGGCTTGCAGCAACGCTCAAGGCTGTTGATGCGAGCGTAAATCTTCTCATGCTCGCGCCAGTAGTCAGTCTCCAACTCGTTGATGCGGTGGTTCACGGCTGCGCTGCGCTCACGGAGCAGGGCGCGGGTGTAGCCGATGGCGCAGAAGAGTGCGAGGCCGGTGAGGGACAGGTACATCAGGGTCGTGGGTTCGATGGTCATGGTTCTATTATACCTCTTGGGTTGGGGTTTGTCAAGCAAAAAGTCGGGAAGTGGAAGGGGCGGGAGTTGCACCCACATATTCACGCTTATAAGGCATGCGCTCTAACTACTTTTCAGCCACCCTTCCGTGGGAAGCCTTTTTACAGATGCTCCGTGTCTGTGCAACCGCAGGTTGCCTCTGTGCGGTTTGTCGAACACCGCCAAACTCAAAATATATTATTCGTCATGTTGATGTACATCGTACCTCCTGGTTTGTGTTTGTCAAGCGTTCCCGGCTGGATTCGAACCAGCGACCTGCCGCTTAGAAGGCGGCTGCTCTATCCAACTGGGCTACGGGAACAGGTCGATTCGGCAGCAGGACTCCCATACCTGCATCTCTAGGATCGTACTTTCGGGTCGGATATAGCCAACATCGGGGCTTTACCACACCTAGCCGTGGAAGGTTTGCACACGGCGGGGAATCCTAGCGACTTCTCTATACAGCCCATGCCTCATCTCAACTTGGACGGGCTTAAAGAAGCACCGCCTCTCTTTTAGTGGGATTGGTGGGACTTGAACCCACAAGACTTTAGAGGTCGGCAGATTTTGAGTCTGCTGCGTATGCCGATTCCGCCACAATCCCTTTGGTCGTATTGTATCAGATCGTTGAGTCTTTGTCAAGTGTGTTGTGTAATATTCTATGGCAATTTGCACAGACCAAAACACACTTGCTGATTTCCTCGTTGAGCGTTTCTAGACTGTGTGAGTCTTTAGACAACCAAGAAACGTTTTTATGTTTTGCTTGTGGATCTAGGTGATGAAAGTCCAAACCACATGGATGTTCATTCCAACCACATCGGAAACATTTACCAGATTTTTTAATTTCTTGGATGTACTCCCTGTTGCGCTCTCGTAGTTTTTGGTTGTTCTCTCTAAACCGTTCTTTGTTACTCTGGTAGTATTCTTGAACAGCTTGTTTGTTTTTTTCACGCCAACGACGTGAGGCTTCTTTTCTTGCTTCTGGATCTTTTCTAGGCATGGATTCTAAATCTCCTAAAAGTATTTAGAATCCTAGCAATGTCTAGAACAGGTCGGGGGTGTTGTCAACCTTTTTCTTGAAATTTTCTAGACCAAACTTGGCATGCAGTTCCTCGTAGAAGTCGGAGTTCGGGCGAACCACCGATTCGTGAAGACGGTTGCCGTTGATGAAAAAGGTCGCCTCGTCCACGGCATCGTAGTAGGCATCGATCAGTTCCTTGGGTGGATTGGCATTGCCTTCCAACCAATGCTCCATGATCAGGTCTGCCACGATTACAACGCGGTCGTAGGCTTGGAGGGCGAGAACCTTGGATTCTTCCGGCGTTGGGGGGTTGATCATAAATGCCTCCGGTGGGGTTCGAACCCACGACCAATAGATTAAAAGTCTACTGCGCTACCAACTGCGCTACAGAGGCGAATGCCCATTGTACCCGATGGGCGCGGGTTTGTCAAACCTGATCCATGTCCTCGTCCTCGCTCCACATGCGCTTCTCCTCCGCGCTCCCGTACTTGTCACGGGTCATGGTGAGGAGGTCAACGAGGAGCATGATGAAGCCCATCGTCATCTGGTCGAGGGGACACTCCTCGCCGTTCTCCTTCATCCGCATGAGCGTCATGCCCATGTCGGCAGTCGCGCCGGAAACGATGAGGCGCAACTTGTCGTCCTTGTACCATGTCTTGTTCTCGCAGGTCAGCGCGAGGAGCATGGCTGCGATCATGGACGGGGGCGGCTTGAAACTCTGCGCCACCTTGGACGGGTCGTTGAAGAAGTTGCTGAACTTGTTGGGTGCGCTCACTTGTTGATCTCCTGAATCTTGGCGAAGATGTCCACCACGAACTCACACTCGTCCTCGCTGCACATGGACGGGTCGCTCATGTTGGTGAGGATGCCGTAGGCAATCGCCATCTTTGCAACGCTGTCCACATCCTCGTGCCACAGCGGGTTCTCCTGCACGAAGGCGAACATCTCGTTCAGCAGGTCGCTGAAGTCACAGGTGGTGGGCTTGTCGGGGAAGTGTCGGGGTGGCTTTCGCATGGTGCCTCCATTATAAGGGAAGGTTCAACCTTGTCAAGCAGGACGGTGTAGTTTTTCTTGCTTTTCGACAGGTAGTTCTTGATCGCGTAGAAGTCCTTCATGTCGTCCGAAGGAATCTCCACGCGCAGGATGTAGGTCTCGTAATCCGGCATCTCTGCGAACATGGTGGTCTTGTTCAGCGGGGAGAAGTCATCCTTGCCGATGAAGACCGTGATGTAGCCAAACATGATGTCGTTCATCATCTTGGCGAACCTGCGCTTCACCCAAGCATGGGAGAAGGATCGCTTGTGTTGGAGCGTGACCGTGAAGGTGATCAATCGAAGTCCTCCTCGTCAACGAACTCATCGGCATCGAACTCATCCATGTCGGGAACATCCCGGTCAAGGTCAACCTCGCTGCCCGCGTACTCCTCCGGGTCGTAGTCGCCCACCATGCGGGTGGCCTCGTCACGGCTGTAGCCCTCGTTCATCAGTTCAACGATGGCATCGTTGGTGTCGTAGAGATCGGACTCGTCATACGGAATGTGGTCGGGGTTGGTCATGCCCCCATGATAAGGCATGAAAGGTGTCCCGTCAAGCAAACCGGGGAATATTTTTTATTATCGGTCCAAGGGGTCCGGGCCGGCTACTATCAGGAGGCGTCCAATAAAATCAGCGGCCTTAGGGGCCGCTGATAGTAGCCAAAGGACATGGCCCGCCCTAAAGAGGACGGGCCAGAGGTCTTGAAGGAAGCACCGTACTCCCTGTGCCCAAAGAAACTTGCAAATCTCTCCGGGTTCGCGCTGCGCGAGGCGCCTGGTGTTATTTGTTCAGATCACGGGTGCGCCGAACTTCTCCGTGTGCATCTCCATGAGGCGCATGACCGCATCGTCCAAGTCCACCGCCTTCTCCTCGCCCTTGGCGCGCATCTTGGCGATCATGTGGTTGTAGTAGGAGATGTTGCCCTCGGAGAGTTCGTTGATGAACTTGCGGGGATCGCCGTAGAGTTGCGTGATGAGAGCGACCACGATATCGCGCTCCATGCGGCTGAACCATGCCGGGGGCAGGCTGACGGCGAGTTCGCAGAAGGCGAGGGCCGCGTTGGTCTCCTCCGCGTCCTTCTTCGTGTCGTTGACCATGGCGAGGCAGAGGGCGAGGTTGAGGGCGAGAGCGTCGATTGCGGGGGTTCGGGTGGGCTTGTCCATGGTGCTATTGTACCTGTTGGTGGTGCGAATGTCAAGTCACGCGGTGACGATTTCTGTTTCTTTGCTGAAGTCCATCACACCAACGATGGAATCCTCGTGGAAGCGAATCCAGTCGCCTTTCTTGGTGTCGAACGCGGTGATGTAGTGCGGGTTCTCACCGCGCACAAACTTGGGATGCTTGTCCTTCGGAATCACGATCAGGTTCCGCGTGATCTTGCGGTCGTGGGTCGTGGTTCCATCCACCTTCTTGAAGGTGACGCGGATGATCTCTCCGTTGGAGAGAGCGGTGCGAATGATACGGGCGATTTCTTGAGTCGGGTTCATTTTCTTTTTCTTTCTTGGAGGGGTCGGGTGGGGGGCGGGGCAACAAGCCTCCACCCCCCTAGCACCACCCTTTAGGCGGGGTTGTTGCGGCGGGCATCCTGCCACCGGGTGACGGCCACCTCCACCGCGCGGACATAGCGGATGAGCCGCTCGGCCTCCTCGCGCACACACTTGTCGGAGCGACCGTTGCGGAGCGCGTTTTCGAGGCCCAAGGTGAAGCCGTTGACCAGTCCGTAGGCGAAGGCCATGCCGAAGTCGTTGGTGGGCGGGATTTCGATTTCCGGGAGTTGGGTGGTGCTGTTCGTCATGTCCCTATTGTAACCTCTGTTTCGGATTCTGTCTACCGTCTTGGAAACTTTTTTTTGAAAAAAGGGGAGGGGGAGATTTCTCTCAACCCCTCCCCCATCCGGGGGTCAGGCCGCTTCCTGGTCGCTGAGGTTCTTGAGGATGTTGCGGGCCTCCTGCTCCACCGCATCGAAGAACAACTTCGGGCAGGCGATGGAGAGGGGAACGATGTCGAAGGTGTCCGCGCACTCCCCGGCCATGATCGCGTCACCGTAGATGTGACGGCCCGCGATGCATGAGGCGCGCAGGTTGAGGGGCGCGTCCCGGAGGAGGCCCATCTCATCGACCCACATGGCAGCGTGGTAGTTCTTGTCGAGGGACACGCGCTCCACGATCTCGCAGCCGATGATCGGGTACATGGACGAGAGTTCGCGGGTGATCTCCACGACCGTGATCGGCTGCGTCATGGAGGCGGGGATGTGGACGGCGGGGATGTTGGAGGCGGTGCTCATGCACCTATTGTAACCGATGGCGGGCATTCTGTCTAGCGATTTGGAAAGATTATTTCGGGGGCCGATAACGCGTCCTGCGCCGGCGCGTCCTGGGCTACTATCAGGGGGCGTCCGGTAACGGGGGAGCTCCGGGCCGGCCAAGGGCCGGCCCGGATAGTAGTCCCTAGCCCTCCCGGGCCAGTTCCCGCTTTCCGTCCCTCCTCAAAGCCCGAGGATCGCGGGTCTTCTTGCCCCAGGTCTTGGGGCGAAGCCTTATCCCTTGGCGGAAGGCATCGTGTACAAAGCGTCCGGGTCGGTTGTTCATTACTTGGCCTCCAGTTCGATTTGCTTTCTGGCGAAATCCAGTTTGTTCTGGATTCCCTTGATCGCGTTCGCATCCATCCGACACTCCATCAGCGCATCATCGTCCTGCGTGTCGGTAATGTCGAACGACTTTGAATCCTTGAGGAGTCTAACCAACGCGTCGAACATTGCCGCATCGATTAGGGCCAGTTCACGGGCGGAGAACTCGACCCGCGTGGTACGCTTGCGAATGGGGGCGATTGTGGTCATTAGTCGGCCTTCCCCCGGACGATGATCCACAGCAGAGCCTGCAGCGTGGCCGGGGCCATGCACACGGTCGGCGTGGCCGCGATGCTGCGGATAGCGTCCGCGATGGCCCGGTACTCGGTGGCCGTGGGCGCATCCTTACCAAGGTCAGCAGCGCGGCACATCCACACATCGACCACGACCGCGCCCGAATCCCCGGCGATGGCACGGGCGAATGCGTTCGTCTTCGGCCCCTTCAAGCCCTTGAAGCCTTCCGTGCAGCACCGATCCGCAGCGGCCACATGGGAGCGCAGACCCTTGGGCGTGATGCCCTGCGCGTACTGGAGTGCCTTGGCCTTATTGTGCGCCCAAGTCACGCGGGGCGAGAACGCGGAGACAACGCTGGCCGCGACTTCCATGCTCCACTCCGGGCGCAGGATGGTCAGCGACTCTGCGAACGCGTTGGCCTCGGTGTACCATGCGCGGGCCGCGTGGTAATCGGCAACGGTGGCGCGGGACAGGAGCGCGATGAACGACTCGGTGGCGCGGGTGCGAACGGTTTCGTAGCGGGCGGTGGTGGTGGTGCGCGACATGCCCCTATGATATCATGGGCGCGGGAATCTGTCAACCGATGCGCGAAGAAATATTTGAGATTATATTATCGGGCGCACCATCCAGGCCGGCGACTACTATCCGGCGAGCGAAGCGAGCCGGTGGACGGACTCAGGCCGGCGCTGCGCGCCGGCCTGAT